ACCGACACCAAATATTATATCATTATCTATATCATTTGTCAATACCGCAACACCAGAATCAATATCTATTGATTCTATATGTTCATATAATGCACTACCAATTATATTAGATATTAAACCAACGCCGATAGATATTAACTCTGGAACAATATTATCTTGATTATTATAATTCGTTATGATAATATCATCAAAATTTAACGATATTGCATTACCGATAGTATGACCAATATTACTACTAGTAACAAAACCAACACCATCACTTATCGGTTTTAATTTATCGTTAGTTTGAATATAGCGATTATTGATATCACCCAAATCACCAATATTTTCAACTAATATATGCTCAGTCCAACCAATATTGCTAGTAACAAAACCAACACCATCACTTATCGGTTTTAATCTATCATTAGTTTGAACGTATACATTATTGATATCGCCTAATTCGCCGATATTTTTAACTAATATATGCTCGGTCCAACCAATATTGCTAGTAACAAAACCAACACCATCACTTATTGGTTTTAATCTATCGTTAGTTTGAATATAGTGATTATTGATATCACCCAAATCACCAATATTTTCAACTAATATATGTTCAGTCCAACCAATATTACAGGTAACAAAACCAACACCGTCACTTATAATGCTAGGTATTATATTATCTTGTAATGTATTGGTTATCTCGCCAATTATTATTAAATGTTCGGCTAATGCATTACCGACATAAGTATTAATTAAACCAATACCGGCGGTTATCGAACTAGGTAATACACTATCCTGTAATGTATTAGATAATTCACCTTCAATAACTAATCTTTCGACGAATGCATTACCGACGAAGATTTTATCGACGCTAATACCAACAGTAATAATTTCTGGTATTATATTATCTTGTAAAGTATTAGTTAATTCGCCGACTGATTTGACTGCAGTTAATGTCGCCCCGATATAAACATTAACAATACCAATACCGACGGATATATCCGCAGGTACTATATTATCTTGTATATTATTAGTTAATTCCCCGACCGACTCAGCTGGCGTACTAGCAGAACCAATATATGACTGAGTTAATCCGATACCTGTAGTTATAATATCTGGTATTATATTATCCTGAACTATGGTAGTATCTAATTCACCAGTTACTGCAATTAAATCAGATTCAGTAAAGCCAATCGGTATATTAATAAACCCAGAATAAACACGAATAACTGAAGGTATTGTATTATTTTGGATATTATCAGTATTGATAGTACCAACAACACCATTGACACTATCTAATGTATTACCTATATAGACATTAACACAACCGATACCGGTAGATACCGCATCGGGAACTATATTATCTTGTAAAGTATTAGATATTAATCCGGTAATTAGATCTGAGGTTACCGGAGTGCCGCCAACATAAACATTGACACAACCAATACCAGTAGATACGGCATCCGGAACTATATTATCTTGTAAAGTATTAGTTATTAATCCGGTAATTAGATCTGAAGTTACCGGAGTATTACCGACATAAACATTAACACAACCAATACCAGTAGATATAACTGCCGGAACTATATTATCTTGTAAAGTATTAGATATTAATCCGGTAATTAGATCTGAGGTTACCGGAGTACCACCAACATAAACATTGACACAACCAATACCAGTAGATACGGCATCTGGAACTATATTATCTTGTAAAGTATTAGTTATTAATCCAGTAATTAGATCTGAGGTTACCGGAGTACCACCAACATAAACATTGACGCAACCGATACCGGTAGATACGGCAAACGGTAAAATATTAGTCTGAGTCGCATCAGTAGTTAATCCCGCAATTAACGATGATTTTACCGGAGTACCACCGACATAAACATTAACGCAACCAATACCAGTAGATACAGCAAACGGTAAAATATTCGTCTGAGTCGCATTAGTAGTTAATCCAGTAATTAATGATAATTTTACTGGAGCACCACCAACATAAAAATTAGATAAACCAATACCATTTGATACTGTAGTGATAATATTAGTTTGAACTAAAGTAGTATCATTATAAGATATGTAATTTTTAGTACCGATAGCTGAACATACTATATTAGTAGTACTAATAATACCTTTATATTCGCCAGTAAATGCCGGGATTATATTTTCTTGATATCTAAACTCAGTTGACGCTAAGTTATTTAATTTAATTGCGTTTACTGATTTACCGACTAATACCGTTTTAATTACATTAAATACTGCAGAAATATCAGCGATGATATTTGATTGGTATCGCAATGTAGTATCGATTGCATTATTTAATTTAAATGGGTTTATTGTATTACCGACTATATTATTAATAGTCGACGTAACGCCAGAACATATTAAATTATCGAGTAATATCGTTCGCTGGATATTACGACCAATATTACTAATAAATGAACTATCAACTGGATATGCATCTAATATAGAACCAATAAATTGACTCGGAATTCCACCAATAGAAATAGTAGCAGTTTCATAAACTTGATTTCGTTGGATATTATCGCGAATATTACTATCTAATAAATTACGTAGGTAATAATAATATTCGTGTTTACCCTCCGGAATAATAATATCCGATACGAAAACTGTAGCGATAGGGCTTATTTTACAGCCGGTATAACCATGTAAATCAATACCTTTAGCATTAAGGTAATCATTTGCATAATCATAATATAATTTACCATCAGATGATGGTATATAATCTATCGAATAACCAGTCCCAACGGCTGGAGATATCGTCCCAACCCATGCATTATAAAATACCGAAACATCATTAATAAATGACGGGCGATACGAAAATGCCGTATCGTCGAAATAATAATCAACTATCTTATCTAATGCCGTACCAACTGGTACAAAATTATATCCACAATACGACCAAGCTGATGCTTTTGTCGTCTGATCGAAGAATCCAGTATTTTTATAAATTACTGATAAATCAGTAATAATACTAGGAACGCCTAAGCCAATTGGTGGTAAAATACACCCAGCGAAGCCTTGGATTCCGGCTTCGTTAAGCTGAAGTGGTGGTGGAGTATAAGTATATTTGTTAGTCGTCGAATCTTGTTGTTTACTAATATACGCTGTAGCTACCGCCCCCGGTAATAAACTAGGTAATAAACCATCAAAACCAATAGCTGCCTGATTAAGAATCGGGTTATTCGGTGGCGAATATGAATAATCTTGTTGGGGTGACCCCAAATACATTAATTTCGGTAAATAACCAACTTGCGTTTTATTAAAACCACCGAACGTATAGACGTATGATTTTGTCGGCGTATGAGTTGGAGTATAGCTATAATCAAATCTAAATAATCCTGGGATAATTTCACATGATTCCATGCGACCAGGCGCTGCAACTAACGAACTATAGAACCCGGATTTGCCGGCAACTCTTGCTTGTATATTCGCAATAGATGACGCAATTCCGTCACTATTTAATACGTATGCATTAGTAGTAGATCCGATTCCCTTTTTAACTATACCGACGATTTTAATACGTCCAGCTTTTTCTAATTGTTTAAGATCAACAATTGGTAGGTAATCTGCGAATACCTGCGGTATTCTATCGTATAATGCGGTAGTACCCAATCTAGGTACGAAGCAACCGACAAATCCAGCTTTATCAGCAGCACCAGAACGTTTCTGTACAACTAATTCGCTGGCTAATGGTGGTAATAAAATATGATCATATATTACGTACGAGCCATATTTTGCGACTAATTTACCGGCATAATGCCCCGGCCGAAGCGCAAGTGTGGGGTCGTTGTATGGTCGAGTGTATAATAACGACGGCGGATAATTACATTTAAACGGAGGTGCTTTTTTAGTAACGCCGCGGAATACACTAGTAATATTAGCAATAGCCGCTTGTATTTGTGGCGGTACTTGATTGGAAACTGTAAATGAATCCGTAGTTATACCAATTGATTTTTTATACGGCCCCGCATATCTAGAAGAAAAACCGCCACCCGGCTGATTAACTATAGCTGTAGAAATATATAATTCATAACCAATGATTAAACGTTTAGTAACGCCTACTTTAGGTATATTAATTCCGACATACTCTTTAATTAATTGTGTATTATTTTGAGTATATCTAGAGAATCCTTGACTATAAACGTTAATCGTATTCGCGGTTTTAATTACCGGATATATTAAAGTACCGACTGTCTGATCTAAAACCCCCACATAATCTTTAATAACTGGAGCATTAGATTGAATATAGGTTAATGTATCATTACTATAAACATATTTGACTGTTTTTGTTTTCGCTACCGGATATATTAAGGTACCGACTATTTGTGCAGGAATACCGACATAATTTTTAATAATCGGAACATTAGTTTGGATATAACTAATATTATTGACTGCATTATAAACATTAATTGTATTTTTTGTTTTTGTTATTGGATATGTTAATGTTCCAATTAATGCAGTATTGCAAATATTATAAGTAGAACTTAAATATAAATTAGAAAGTTGATATCCAGATACGTAATTAATATTCGTATTAATTTGTGAGTATTGTGATTGATACCCAGCAAATGAATTAGCGACTCTAAATTCGGCCCCACCAACTAATGGCAGCGTACAACTGTTATAAACTACAGATTGATATAAATTATTTAATTGATATGCAGATACGAAATTAATATTAGTATTAGTTTGGGTATATCGAGAAATATATCCAGTATACGTATCCGATACTCTAAATTCAGCACTACCGACTAATGCCTGAGTGCAACCATTATAAACAGTATTTTGATATAAATTATTTAATTGATAAGTAGATACATAATTAATATTAGTATTAGTTTGGGTATATCGAGAAATATATCCAGTATACGTATCTGATACTCTAAATTCAGCACTACCGATACTAGGATTTATAGTCCCAGCAAAAACTATTTTAGTTTTAAATAATCGATCTATTTGATATTTCGATATGTAATTAATATTAGTATTAGTTTGAGTATATTGCGAGATATACCCAGCAAATGAATCACCTATATTAAAAGTAGCTGAACCTACTTTTGCTGGTTTAGACCCAGTATAAACTATTTTAGTTTTAAATAAACGATCTATTTGATATTTCGATATAAAATTAATATTGGTATTTGATTGTAGGTACGATGATATGTAACCCGCAAAAGAATCCGATATTTTAAATGTCGCAGAACCAACTTTAGTGGGTCTAATACCTGAATGCAGGACTAGTTTTGAACCCTTGGTTTGATATTTGTTATATGCGTATAATGTTGTATTTGCTTGTACTTTTGTATTGAACGCAAAACTTAATGTACTTTGAGTAATAGCTGGATATTTAACAAAACCAACTTTACTACTTTTTAAACCAGTTACTTTTTTAGTTACTGGATTTGGACTACTAAATGTAAAAGTATTTGAATATTGAATTAAATCTTGATTACCGCCCGTAGCGCGGCCAACTTTCGGTAAACGTATACCGACACCTTTTCCGGGTTTAAAAACGCGATTAATATCGGGTGGATTAATATTTAAATAATCAGCCGCAAATAAAACTCGAGTTTTTCCGACTTTAACTGAAACTATACCACCCCATTTAATAATAACTTTTTTAACTATACCATTATTAATGATTAATAAACCAGGACCAACAGCCCCAATTTTAGGTAATTTTACTCCAGTTGTTTTTACTGGAGTAATTAAACCGAGATAGCTAAGTAAGTAAATATTACGGACCATTGACGGCTGGCCCACAATAGGAGTAATTGATTGAGCTATTGGAGCTGGTTTAATACCAACCCCAATTAGCTGAGTTTTTGACGTCGTGGTAATGCTAGCATTACTAGTACTAACTACAGTCGGTGGGGTTTCGGTAATTGTAGAGCATTTACCCGCCTTACCAGCGATCCCACCAACAAATTGTATATTTAATGTAACATTACCAGTTATCATAATATTAAGCCGGTAAAGTAACTTGACCTAATAAAATATTTTTTGAACCATCAGAGAAACATGATTCATTATTTAATTTACTAAAGATATGTAAACTACTATCGGTATTACCGTAGAAACGAACGCCATCCCAAACGAATAAGTTATTGCCGGCCGGGGAGATAGTATCCGTAATATTAACTACGCCGTTTAATCCAGCAACCGCAGATAATACACCTAATGTATTAGAGGTTGATTGTGAACACAATTGTAATGTCGCATATGAACCGATAGTTGTTACGTAATATGGTGCGGCAATAATAACACCTTGGATTTTAGCATGTTGTATGCGTTTGCTACTAATAATACCAGCCCCAGCCAATGCAATACCAGTTGATTGAATAGTATCAATTGATTTCATCATCGTCATTTTAGTGGTATTAATACGAACTGCATATAATGTACATGCCCCACCATCACCAGTCGCCTGCCATAATAATAAGTTATTGCTATCTAATACTTGAAGTGCTGCTTGACGCGTCGCTAAATTACCAGTCCCGACAGTAAACGGATGATACGATACTACACCCGCCGGATCAATTTTAATTAAGCGATATCTTGTTGAATAACCATTACTAGTCGCAGGTATAACAGGCGTAAAATAAACACTACCGTCAGTACCAGTACATGCATCAGTCATAATAACATCATCAGTAAAATCAGTTAATAAGATATCAGTTGATTGTGGTTGCCACGAAAAATCAGCTCTATTTAATGAATAAATTTTTGGTGCTGGGCTTGCGGTTTTTGGCGCTACGTAAATTTTAGATGCTGTTAATGAAATAGCTTGACAGCCAGGACCTACTTTATTTCTATTAACCCATTTACCATCAGTAATTCTATAACGAATAAGACCAACGTCTGTTGTTAAATAAATGTATTGATCGCCATCATATTTAATATCAAAAAATAAAGTCGGAACTGCAGTTTCGTTACCAGTCGCTAAACCTAGATCAGTGATATCGGCCGGTGATAATGTAGGAATCGTTATTTTACTAGCACTAGAAGTTAATAAATCAAATATTACATCAACTTGCTGAGTTACCAAATTGATTTTTAAGAATTTATTTAACTGACCGCCCGCAACCGCAATAGCATAACAAATAGAACCAACATTAACTAAAGCAAATGGTTTATTTGGGCTAGTATTAATATTAGTAATACCTAATTGTGTATTTTGGAACCATGAATTAGAATCACTACCTGATGCAACGGCGCCACCAGACGCTTTATGGTGAGTATTTAATAACCAATGAATTTTAGTTGAAGTTGAAGTTACTACCGGTGTATAGTTACCATCCGCATCGGTATTAACTTTAATTTTAGTCATCATCGGTCCAATTGGAGCCAATACTTTTAAACCAAAGATTGTACCATAGTTAGCGACGAAGTTAGCTGCATAATCATGAATTGGTTTAATCGGTAATACTAAACGTTTGGTTGTATCCCATGAGTTCGCTTGGAATTTATTACCAACATTATCATTACTTAAATAAGTAACGAATGCAGGAGTTGTACTAGTCAACCAGTTTGGATATTGAGCTACCCCGTAATCCGCACCCCAACCTTTAGCTGCACCAAATCCAGTCGCACCAGATTTAGTACGAGGCATACTTAATAATGTATAATCACTTGCGGTTGCTGTACCGGTAGCACCAGCACCACCACCCATCGGTTTTTCTAAATATGATTTAGCACCTAACGACCATAAAGTAGATGAAATCCAACCCCAGCAAGGCAAACCTGGGTTTGTTGAAGTTGCAACGTCAGTAATATCTTCGCGTGCAGTTTCAAATACGCCCGCCCAAACAGATGGTTCATCATAGATAATTGATTGTAAAACTAACCAACGCGGGTTAATCATCAATACTAATTTTGTTTCGTTTAATTTATAAGGAATCGGTGATGAATCAAAGAATGTATGAGTTTCGTTAGTCGACGTTCTAGTAACTTTATCCCAAGCTTCACAAGAAGTAATATTGATTTCACTCAATAATAAATTCCAACGGAAAATTGAATATTTGTATGAAACACCGTCTTTATTTAATGCACGATAAACTTGAGTAACGATACCACTTGGATCATTATCTCCAGTTAACGGAAAAGTATCATATAAAGTCCAACCTGTCCAACCAACATAACCGGCGATTGGGCCGCCCGCTGGATTGGTTATATCTGCTTTAAATGGACCAAATGAATCCGAATCGACGTCAACTAACGCACCGCCATTAGCTGGTTTATAGCTGTGAGTAAAATCACCTCTAGATCCACCATTTGCTAAGGTTACTTTACCGCCCGCATCTACCGGCGGAGTACCGTACGCCCGACCTTCAACCGCCATACGAACCGCCCAAATTAATTCATTTACAGTACAGAATGAACCAGTTGGTACAACAGTAGTTGCATCACCAAAATTATCAATATTTTGGGTTAGTGTTGGTGAATTTGTAGTTACACCCGCACGGATAATCGAAGTATTTGGCAATACATCCGTTTTACCTGGGGGTGCTGTGGTTGCATCCACTGCGCAATTACTAATTGCAATATTTGTAGTCATATATATGCTCCGTAAAATTGTGTTTTGTATAATATATTAGAGTATTACATATTTATTATAGACACCACTATATAATATGTGCTATATCAAGTACTATTTATACTATTAAATAACCTAAGCATACTCTAAAATTAAAATTATCTAATTATATTTATCCACCGAATATACCAAATCATAAAATAAATTGAATTTTAAATTTATTTGTTTTATAATATGTTTTTATTTTGATTTGGATAACTAGTATGATCACACAAAATAGTACCATCCGATTAATCGATGATGAATCTATTACATTAAATAATGATCGTATTCAATACGTAGTTCGCGGAGGTGAGTTTATTGAATTGTATTATGCATCTCGATTGATATGTCTAACTTACCCAGGCAGCAAAATTGCAAGATATAAGTATCCGACCATTTATACAGTTATTGATAAAGATACATTTGATTTAATTTAATGCTTGACTTTTATATTAATAATACATATAATAATTAAATATTAGTAATTAAGAGTATTTTGTGGGCCCGTAGCTCAATTGGTTAGAGCATCCGACTCATAATCGGCAGGTTAGGGGTTCAAGTCCCTTCCGGCCCACAAAATACTTTTTTAATTAATATACCGATTTATCTCTGTGCTCTCCTACTGATTTTAAATTAATTTTAAAATCCATCTAAAGGACTTATAATTTATTATAAGTCCTTCTTTTTTATAAATAATTTAAAATTAAATTTAACAACAAATAGGGACTATGATATGAATAAAACTAATTTGGATAAATTATACGAAAAATTTTCTAATTTAGATATACCAGAAGAAGAATACGAAAATATTTTAAAGTTATTAAAAGACGCATTAGCGGATGCATATTATGATGGTGCTTACACCTTCGTAAAAGAATAAAAGAAAATAGGGCTGATCGCCCTATTTTTTTCCTTTATAATCCGCATTTTTAATAAAGTCTATTAATTCAATATCACCTCTACTAAAAACGAACATTTGAATCGGTTCACTACCGAAAATTAAACCTGATGGTTTAGTTTCAATTACCCCATTATAACCTAATTTTTTAATTACACTAGACCATTTTTGTTCGTAATTTTTTTTATCTAATTGCTTTGCAATAAATTTAGTGATTTCCCAAAATAATTGAAATTGATTATAATGTTTTTGGGATAACCACCCCCATTCACCCCGAATATCGATATCTGGATAAATTTTAATTAATTTTTCAATATCTTCTTTTGATTTGTGGTAATTATTCGCATTTATTAATTTATTTAATTTATTGACTTTGAAAATATGAATAAATTTTCGATGACCTTGAGGATAAGTTTTAAATGATTTGCTTTGATCTACTTTATAATACGACCACGTAGCAGTTAATGGATAACCATATAAACCAACCGGAGTGCGATATTTTGCATCCGGATATAAACTTACCATGGATATATCGGAGAAGTGAATAAATGCATTATCATCTCCTTTATATTTTAATAACTCATCATATGCGGATGATTTTAGATTAGTTGTGCTCGATTCGACTAATTCAATAAGGTTCATAGTAAACAATCATAGTAAAAATAGATATTTATTGACCTTTAAAATGTAATACTATATAATAATGACTTAAATTAATAGGTCATTTAATGAAAATAAATTATACATCTGATATCCATTTAGAATTTTCACCGAATTTTACGATCAATGATACTGGCGATGTTTTAATCTTATGTGGAGATATTATTCCCGCGAATTTATTGAATGAGCGGTTCGCAAAAAAGTTTTTTAATGATATATCATCTAAATTTGATCGCGTTTTGTATATTTTAGGTAATCATGAATTTTATCAATATGATTTAAATCAAGTCGATAAAATTAAAAATTATTTTACTAATAATATTACAGTATTACATAATGAATCTATTGTAATAGATAATGTTAAATTTATTGGTGGAACTTGCTGGTCCGATTTTCATAAAGCTGACGCAATGACTATGAAAAAAGCTCCTCGTATGATTAGTGATTTTAAATCAGTTAGAAGTGATGGTAATATATTAACTGTTTATGATTGGTTGGAAGAACATAGTAAATTTATAAAGATATTAAAACAAGAACTAACTAACGATTATATGAATATAGTATGCTCTCATCACGCCCCCTCATATTTAACAATCAATGAACGATTTAAAGATCGATATGAATCGAATGGTTGTTATTCCAGTGATTTAACTAGATATATGGATAATATTGATTATTGGTTTTATGGACATATGCACGAAGGTTATGATGTTGATTATAATAATTGTAAAATACGAACTAATCCTAGAAGTTATCCGAATGAACCAAAATTCCATTCATATATCGACAAATATATTTTATTAGGAGATTAAAATGAGCAGAGGTGATGTTTATTTTTTTAGTATTATTTTTATATACTTGAGCATTGGGTTAACTGATATTTTAACTCCGGATGAAATATCGATAATTTTGATATTGTCTTTGGGTTTACCGCTAATTATACCGCCAATCGGCCGATGGATTTTTATAAAAAAATAAGTTGATTTATATGGGAAAACGTAGTATAATATGATTTTATTGACTCGTATGTAACGTAGATTAAATTTGCAGCGACGATCGAATTTATCTGCGAAGAACTTTTTAAGTTCGCCTCGCTAAGGTTAGAAATATCTAATAACGAATCTGCCCCCTAATTTGAGATTCAAATCGTCGTCCATTGGGTATTAACTGAATTACCATTAACCGGACTTTAAATTTACAAAATAAAGGAATATCGATGAATAAATTATTAATTAAATCGCCAATTGAAACATCGATTGAAAATGATTTACCGAAAATTTTAATTGACGGTAAAATTAAACATACTTTTAATGAAAATAGTAATATAACAAAATTATATAAAAAATCGAATTTATTTCATATAAATGATTTGCTGAATGGTGGTACGTTTTTAGTTATTGAGAATCAATTAATTGATTTTCGGGATTCTATTTACTCTGATTATTGCAATACAAAGATTAAGCATTTTATCGACGTAATGGGATATATTAAAAATACACCATTATTAGTAAATCGAGGACTAAGATGCAGAACGTTAAGTAAAGATATTACCTTAGGTAAATATGATTGCATATCAACTTTTGAAAATGATGGGGTAACTTACGAAACGGGATTATTTTATAATTGGAGCCCGTTTATGTCGATCATTAATGGAATCCCATACATCAAAAAAGATGCAGCTATTGTTTTCCTATCAACAGATTTTAAACGATTACATCACAAATATGATTGGATTTCATTTCATAATAAACATCGCGATACCTTCACTAAAGAAATTAGCGGGTTATTTAAAACTATCCTATTAATGATGGATGCTGAAGATGCTGAACAAATTGAAATTAGTGATTTAATTGAATTGTATAAAGACAATGATATTGAATATAGTATCCCAGAATATCCAACTAAATTAGAATTATTTAATTTATCTTTAAATTTATTAATAAAAACTTCCGATAAGCCAGGATATGTATTAAAATACATATCTCATTTAATTAAAACTGTTCATAAAGGATAAAAATGAAAATTTCACATGAAGTACCTATTGCATTGCTAGAAAAATCTAGAGAATTTAATGATTATGATTACGCATTAGTTCATTTATTTGAAGAAAATCAGGAATATTATGATTTTTATAAAAAATCAATCGAATTAGATAGAACTGTTATTTTAGATAATAGTGCATTCGAGTTAGGAACCGCATTTAACTCAGATAAGTATGCTGATTGGATTCGCAAATTACAACCGACTGAATATATTATTCCTGACGTTATCGGTAATGGTAAAGCAACCGTAGATAAAGCCGAAGAATGGAATAGTAAATTTGACTTACCCGGCATTAAGATCGGAGTAATTCAAGGAACTACATTAAATGAATTTATTGATTGTTATCATCAAATGTTCGATAAAGTCGATAAGATTGCATTATGTTTTAATTATCGATTCCTAGTAAATGCATTGGGATATAATAATATGCCAATTTCTTATCATGAAGATGGAACCGCAGTTACATCTAAGACTATTTTTAGTAATTATGATCAGTTTTGTTTGGCTGAATATTCTATGAATAGACCATTATTAGTCGAGTTTATTCGCGATAATTTACCGACTAAACCTACTCATCTATTGGGTTGTAGTGTACCGCAAGAATTTATCTATTATCGGGATCAAGAACCTGTTTATCAAAGACCCGCATTTAAATTCTTAGAAAGCTGCGATACGTCGAATCCAATCGTTCATGCAATTAATGGTATTCGATATGAGGAATATGGGTTGGATAATAAAGTAGGAACGAAATTAGTTGATTATTTAGATCATACCGACTTCGATATGGAATTATTAGATTATAATATTAAAACATTTAGATCTTTTGTAAAATAAATTCCAAATAAAAAGGGATCGTAAGATCCCTTTTTTATTGTTTAAATTTTTATTAGAAAAAGAAACTATGTGTATTCTGCAACGACTTACTATATTCAATTAATTCATTTAATTGATTTAATCTTTTAGTATCATTAGTCGCTTCTAAAACTCGAGTTAAAAAATTTAATAATTCTTCATTTCTATAACCATCTTTTAACCAACCTTTAGCACGAACCATTAAATCTTTACCAACAGACGTTAATTCTTTATGACTAAATTCATTTAAATTAACATTACATTTATTTTCCGCAGTAACTTCAATCTTAGCTAATTCATCTTTAAAATCTAAAATATATTTTCTATCTGCATTTTTATATGCCATAGATAAACCTTCCAAATAATTTAAAACTCTTTCTCGATCCGCAATATTTTTATTTTTCATTAGATAATCAGCCGCAACATCACATTTTTCAATATACGTTTTATAACTTTTTAAACTAACGCGTTTAATTTGCCATTCAATATCAAATTTCGTTATATCTTTAGATTTACGCATCATTATCTCCTAATTAAAAACAATATTATATACGATATGTAGACAAAGGTCTATAGTATAATAGTATTATTTTTGATTGATTAAATTATTTAATTACTTTATAATATATTTTTTTAATGGAGGTATTATGAAAATTGTATTTGCTGGAACCCAGTCTACTGGAAAAACTACATTAGTTAATAAAATGCAAGAATCTGGTTTATTTAATGATTACGATTTTGTAACTAGTATTCCTAGATCATTAGGTAATCCGTTTGGTGTAGATGGTAATGATAAGACGCAGCAAGATATTATGCTAACTCATTTAAGTAATTTACAGAAGCATAATTTTATTGCAGATCGTGGTATTTTAGATTGTTTTACTTATACATTATATCAATTTAATAATAAAAAGATTAAAGCCTCTACTTTATTAAATCAATTAGATACATTAAATCAAATTGCAGATTATGATAAAATATTTTTTATTAGACCTGAGTTTGAAATAGTAGATGATGGAGTTCGATCATTAGATAAAGAATTCCAAGATGAGGTAAATGCTATTTACGAACAAGTAATCCAATATATTGGCGAAGATAAAGTTGTTATATTAAGTGGTGATGTTGAAACTCGTTTTAATCAAATTTTAAAATCCTTGGAGATTAATTAATGGTCCGAATTAATATTGTTGAACCTGAAATTTTAACTGACCAGCATTTATTAGCTGAATATGTTGAAACTAGAATGTTATGTAGTAATTTATTGCGAACTTTACGTAGTAAGAATGGTTTTGTTCCGGCTAAAGTACCGCCGGAATATACATTAAATACTGGCCATTGTTATTTCTTTTATAATAAAGGAAAATATTTACATGATAGATATCTATTGATTAAATCTGAATTATCGCGAAGGGGAATTAAAAATGATTATGATTTTCCGACTGAGGTTTGGCCGAAAGATTTATTTAATGATTGGGTTCCGGTAGAAAAAGATTTTAATTTAGTTAAAGCTCGAATCACTGAACGACTACAACGTAAAATTTGGTGGTATCGATATAATCGATTACCTATTACTGAACTATTCTTAAATCAATTCGGATATATTAAATGAAAAAAATAATTGGTATAGCTGGATTTAAGCGATCCGGTAAAGATACGTCGGCGACCTATTTCCATGAAAAACATAATTATGAAATTTTATCATTTGCTTCTCCAATTAAAGATATGGTTTATGCTTTAGCCGGAGATTTTCCGATCGATAAGTACGTCAATGAATTAAAAGAAACCCCTATTCCTTTTATTCAAGTTTCCTATCGTAAATTAGCAGCTACATTAGGAACTGAATGGGGGAGGCATATGATTGATCCGAATATATGGGTTAATATATTAAGTTCTAAAATTGGGCCGAATAATGTAGTTATACCAGACGTTCGATTTGAAAATGAAGTAAATTGGATTAAAAATAATGGCGGTATCATTATTAAAATAATTAGGGATACTGGGTTAGTTTCTGATCACGTATCAGAAGCTGGAATTGATGATTCATTGGTTGATTATATTATTGAAAATAATGGAACCATCGAAGATTTATATTTAAAATTAGATAAGGTTGGTATAAATGACTGAAATATTAGCGAGCGATTTGATTAAAGACATATTAGTTTGTTATCATAAATCCTGTACTGATGGTTTCGGTGCAGCGTGTGTTATATACCGCAAATTTGGGGAAGATGCCGATTATTTTCCAGTTCAATATCAAACTGATTATGATATCGAATTATTCCGAAATAAAGAAGTTTATATCGTCGATTTTAGTTTTCCCCGAGATTACTGTTTATTAATACAATCAGTAGCGAAAAGTGTTTTGATATTAGACCATCATAAATCAGCTCAAACCGCATTAGATGGGTTAGATTTTGCTATTTTTGATATGTCTAAATCGGGTGCATTATTAACTTGGGATTATTTTAATCCTAATATTAACGCTCCGATTGCTATTCAATATATTTCAAATTACGATTTATGGAATCATTATATTCCAGATATTGCTTGGTTCAATAAATCATTAAGTTTAATAGAACATGATTTTATTAAGTGGAATGAACTTATAGATAATTGTCAAAATTCAGCTTACCTAGATCAATTTTTAGAAAAAGGTAAATCGATCGATGCATTTATTAAGCAACAAGTTAAATTCCAAGCTAAACACGGATTTAAATGTATTATAGATGATCAAGAAGGATTAATAGTTAATTGCTCATCTATTTTTATTTCGGAATTAGGAAATACATTAGCATCAGAATCTGGAACTTTCGGAGCATGTTATTCAGTTACTGGATCTGGTGATGTTTTATTATCATTTAGAAGTAATGGTGATTATGACGTCAGTAAATTAGCATTAAAATTTGGAGGGGGTGGTCATAAAAATGCAGCGGGTTGCAAAATCCACTTACGCAATATGATCCATACTAATGATTATATCAAATTAGTTCACTTAAACTAGAACGATTTCGTTTATTAAATAATAGTTTTTGGTTTTATAACCCTATTAGACGCATAAATATACCGATATATGTATCTAATGGGGTTTTCTGTGCGATTAAGAATTAATGGTGTCTTATGACTGATAATTACGTAATTGAATTTTCGAATGTCGATAATAAGGCGATCCGGGTGCCGTATAAATCAATTAATACTGATACTCCAATAACACTGATTGGTAAATCATGCACATCATGGGGTAGTCATGTAAATCAGAACTTATTAAATTTATTAGAAAACTTTGCTGATGATACAGCTCCATTAAATGATGTGGTTGGGCAATTATGGTTCGATAGTAAAAATGATAAATTAATGGTAAAAGAATCGGCGGATGGATATCGAGAAGTTGGATATACTCGACCTCCAGTAATTCCATCGGACGCAGTATTAAATGCTGAAGTAACATCAAAATTATCTAATTACTTACCGATAACCGGCGGTAATATGTTAGGTTCTTTATTATTGTGTGATAATAACGACTCCGATTTAGACGAAACTGCAGCTACTAAAAAATACGTAGATAGTAAAATACCTCAAGATCATTTATATATTCCATTATCTGGTAATGATTTAGCAACCGGTAAATTATATTTAAAGAATGAACTCCCGACCGTAAATAATCAAGTTGTTACGGTAGATTACGTAGATAATACTATCACGCAAATCGAGATTAGAGAAGGGTTATCTTTAACTTCGACTAGCAATGCAGTACAAGGAACGATTAATATCGTTAGGTTTACCCCATCTAAATTAATTCATATTTTCGGAACAGCGTATATTGGTGCCGAATCTAATATAATAACTATCAATATATCAAATTATATCCCATTATATGGTTATAATGCCCAAGTTAACATAATTGATATAGTTGATGAAAATATAACAGTAGATTGCGCTATTATTACTGATAATATTAATTCCGGTGAATTTAAAATTATTAGACATGGTCATTCAGTAGCAGTAAAGGCGTATTATATGATTACGGGGTTTACATCATGATTATAAAATCAACAAATCAATCAAAATCATATACCATCGATGATGTTAATAATGAAACATCATTAGTATTAGTCGGAGCAGATGCTGCGAATTTCGGCGAGCAATTATTAACTAATTTAATTAGATTAGCTAATAATTATTGCGGCCCCAATGAACCACAAAATCCGATATTAGGTCAGACATATTATAATAACGAAACTAAACAATTAAATGTTTATACCTCGACTGAATGGCAGCCTATTATAACCACTCCTAATACTGACCCATTAGGTATTGTTTATGTCGATAAAATACCAGCAATTAATAACGGATCAATGTCATTAAAAGAAGAGCTGGTAAATTATTTACCATTATCCGGAAATATTAAATCAGTTGATATAACAACATCAAAAACAAAATTTACTGACGATAATGAAGCCGTATCAATACAATACGTAAATACAGTTATCCCATCTAAAGTAAAATCGGAATATATGAAACGGGATGTCGGCTCAGTTCATATGACCGGATCGCTATTGCTATTAACGCCATCTCGATTCGATAATAAAAATATAGCAGCTACTGTCGGGTATGTTGATAATTGTGGTCAATTATCAACTCTTAGTTATAATTATACTGATTCGGCAGATCCAGATACAAAAATGATGATAACTACTTATCGTAATACTGGTCGATTATTAGATAATGGAAAAATAGATCAATCGAATGCATTTACTGTAATTAATTTTTCTACTAGTATTAGTAGTACATTACCAGATAAAAAAAATAAAACTATTACATTACCATTCGCATTCATACCAACAAAAACCGACAATACTAAATATGAAATGTCAATTGTATGTAATTCGAAAACATTACATAAACGGGTTTCTGTTTCTGTATTATCCGGATCGCAATTTATTCTTAGACGATCGGAAGAAACTGGTTCTTTATTAGTTCAAGGTACTATATTTGGTTTTAGATCAGCTGAATTAAAAAGCCCATCAGTTATTACGAATGAGTGTAATTTAATATGATATCAGATAATTATTATATAAAATTTTTAGATAGTAAATCGACAATAGAAATTAAGCCGAATACTATTAATAATGAAACTACTTTAGCTTTATTCGGTCGGAGTAGTACCGATTGGGGTAAACTATTAAATCAAAATTTTTTAAAATTATTAGATAATTTTAATAATGATTATGAACCGGGTTATAATAACCAAGTATTGGAAGGTCAATTATGGTTTGATTCTGCAACCAAACAATTAAAATTATGCATTGATCCTATTTTTTTAACTTGGGATGTAATATGTAATGCCGAGTTTAATACTATAGAAAATTATGTAACTAAGGATATTTTAAACAATACATTATCTGATTATATTAATATATCCGGAAATACTAAAAAAATGACCGGACCTTTATTATTAACGGTATCTAGTAACGATAATGCATTAGCTACTAAAAGATACGTAAAAGATCGAGTTTGTGCTTGTTTATATGCCGGCGATAGTAGTATGGATGGGTATTTAAAGAATACGGGAGATACGACGACCAATATAATTCACGTACCAGAAATGTATTATACGTCGCATACTGCAGCATATAAAAGTTACGTTGATAATAAATCAATTTTTAAACATACCACCGATACTAATATTACAATAACCGGCGGTATTACTAACGTTAATGATTTAATAAGTTATACAACCGAATCTTTAAATGAAAAATTAATGACTATATCCGGACATTTTAAATTCCCAATTAACGAAACTGAAGCGACAATTAGTTGGAACACACCATTCGTCGGTGATTATACATGTTTGGTTTCTAGTAGTATATTTCAATATACGCCAAATGATCCGAATTCCGGTAAAACCAATAATATATCATATACTATAGTAGACGATAAATCAATTTCTATATCTAGAATTATTAGTTCAGTGGATGAAATTATCAATATTATGATAAATGGGATGATTAGTTCTGAAACTAATAGTTCGACCTAAACAAACAAAACGCATTTCGGAGTAATCGTGACTAATTACACTATAGAATTTACAGATATTGATAAAACAAATTTATTAATACCTGAACGATCGTATAATGCTCAGACGCCATTAATACTACACGGAAAAAATTCAATTAATTATAGTAAAGATCTAAATTCTAATTTATTGCATTTATTAGAACATTTTAGTAATGATGATGAACCTATAAATTCAATTATTGGGCAATTATGGTACGATACATCAGATAATAATTTAAAAGTTAAATCAAAAACCGAATGGATTGATTTGGGTTATTCCAAAAAACCTAAACAACCGACTGATGCCATAACCGAACATGATTTAGGTATTAAATTAAATAAGTATTTGCCGTTATCTAATGGGATGATGAGCGGTCCATTATTATTAAAGCCATTATCAGATAATGCTAGTGGTTATAGTGCAGTAACTAAAGAATTTGTCGATAAATTAAAACCTAGTGGACCGACTGGATTTATTCCATTAACTGGAAATCCTGAACCTACTTCGGGTCCAATTATATCTAATGTAAAAATTAATGAGTTTTCTAGTGAATATACTGCTATTACTAAAAAATATGTAGATGATAATTTGCCGGTAATGACTATAACCAATGAAGTTATTTTAACTAATGGTTGTTATAGTATTGTTACTTTTTTACCGTCGAAATTAACTTATATTTACGGTGTTGCTTATTTAGGTGCTAGCGATACTAATACCACAATTAAATTAGATGACGTTAGTAATTTAATTAATTATAGTGTTAATAGTAATACTTTCGATGCTGACGCGGTTAGTAACACCGCCGTTAAATTAGATTTTGCTAATAAAAAAGGGACAATTACTATAACTAAAAGCGGCGTGGTTGCATCGACAGTAATGTTTACAATTATAGGGTATTCAGCATGAGTAATTTATCAATTTATTCATATAATGATAAAAATACAACTCCATTTATTATTAATTATAAATCTAGAAATAAAGAAACTTCACTTACATTAATTGGTAATGATTCTTATAATTATGGGCAAGATTTATTAACTAATTTATTACATTTAACTGAGAATTTTTGCAATACAACTCCGCCTTTAAAACCAATACAAGGCCAAGTTTATTATAATAGCCAAACTAAAAAATTAAATGTTTTTAATACATCATGGAATGAAATTAATATAAAACCAAATACTGATAAGATCGATATTATATACATCGATTCTATTCCTACTATTAGTAATAGTTCTTTAGTTCTAGATACTATATTAAAATCATATATTACGTACGATGGACCTGATACATTATGTTCTATTTTAAGTTCATCCACTATTGAATTAAATAATGAAGCAGTTACTAAATTATACGTCGATACCGTTTTAACCGAAGGAAATTATAATTTCGTAGCAATTGACGGTCAAGTATCAATGACCGGCCCGTTATTATTGGGCGATTTGAATTCTAGTTCGCCAGATGGTGCGTTAGCTAATATTAGATATGTTCAAACTATCGGATCTATCGATCCGGTTGAAGATACTTCAGATACTTCTAAAAAAATAACAACATATACGATAAAAAACACAACGACCAATAATTTACCGGGATTATTTACCTCGATTCAATTTAATGCAGTTATAGCAGACGCAGCAAATTCAATTACTATAGATTTACCGGTTAATTTTATGGATTCGGCAGTAGCTAAAATTAAACCAGCATTTAATATGGTTGTTAATTGTAAATCAATTGGTAAATATACTAAATTGCATGTTACTATAGTTAATAATCATTCTTTTACTATCACTAGACCGGATACAACCGGCGAATTAAATATAAGTGGTAGTGTAATGGGTTTACAAGCATTACCATCTAATAATTCAGTATCATAAAGGAAATATATGTCTGACTATATTATTGATTTTACGAATAATACAAAAAAACCGATTACTGTATTAGCGAATACCTTAAATAATGATACATCGTTAACATTATTCGGACGTGATAGAATTGATTGGGGTAGTTATTTAAATACTAATTTATTGCACCTGTGCGAAAATTTTTGCGGCGAATATCCGCCCGGATACGGCGATCAACTAATTGAAGGCCAATTATGGTTTGATTCATTTTATGATCAATTAAAATTATATACTGGAACTGATTGGGTTGCTATTAGTAATGTAGAATCGCCGAATGTTACAAATTATGTTACCGAAGCAATATTAAAAACTAAATTACAAAATTATATTTTGCTTAATAAATCGGATGATAGAGTCATCGATCATCTTTTATTGAATAATATAACGAGTACCAGCAATAACCTATCATTAGCAAATAAACAATATGTTCTTAATAAATTATGCGATTGTGGAAATGAGGCTCCCCCAGAATTAAGTAATTTTCTTAAATTGGTCGGCGGTGCGAAAAATGGGGCAATAATATTACCAGATAATACAATTGACTCATCTTACGCCTCTACGAAAAAATATGTAGACGATAATATAAAACTAACTATTACTCATAATATGACTGAAGTTATAATTGACTCGGCTGGTGCTATTAATAATGGAATTACTTATACTGAATCACGTAGCAGTTCAGTAACTACAGTTTTAGTTACTGGTTCAATTAATTTACCAATTGGTATTGCATCTTGTCAAATTACAGTACCTAATGCATTATCGGGAAATTATTACGTAACTTGCTCTAGTATCGGAACTACTTTTAGTGATACTTATTGCACAGTAGAACCGGATACTAAATTTACTATTACTAGAACTACGACAACAGCAATTGAAAAAATATCATTTACCTTGACCGGCATTAAAGCATAACTTGATTTTTATTGTTTTGAATTATATAATATATTTCGCAGCAGGAGATAATATATGCAAGATATTTTATTACGATTACAAGACGAATATAATAAAACTTTAAATCATAAAACAACTTATGCTTTTGGGTATGGTGCCGGTTTATTATTGGCTATAGAGTTAATAATAGAATATCTAAATAGCCAAAACGATTAATATTCCCGTTTATAAAATTTATCTATTCTATGCATTAATGGCTTAATATAAGGCTTCGGACTTTTAATAAAAATCTGAGGCGCTAATTGTTTTTCTACTGATATAATAGTAACAATCTGCTCAGCTTCAATTCCAGTTTGTTCCAATAACGCCATCATATAAAACGTCTCTTGTAAAAAATAATCGAAAACCTGTTCTTCGGTTTTAACTCCATTCGAGGTTTTAAAATCAATAATTGATAGTTTATTATTATAATGAGCTACGACATCGCATCTACCGGCTACTTCTAAAAAATCACTATGTAACGCGCATTCCTGAGCTAATATATTATCAATTTTAGCTAATCCAACTTTTAATTTATTAAACATTACAATATCGGATTTTTCATATTTCGATTTATCTATTTCCATATTATTTAAATATAGTTCGGCTAAGGCATGTACATTAGTACCTCTAGTCGCACAACGCTGCATTTCTTTATCTGCGGCTGAATTACCGATTCGATTTCTCCATTCAATTAGATATGGTTTTGGCTCCGATCCTAATACCGAAGTAATGGATGGGTATTTGTTATCACCACAATGATAATAACGCAAGCCGTTTTTATAAGAAGTTTCGAGATCTGGGATATCTATTGGATTATGAGTATATTGCATAAAAATTAATAATTATAATATAAAAAGAAGTATTTAACTCATATTATTGACTTAGTATTACTTTTATGATATAATACTATTTTTCAATCAGATCGAGAGATAAATATGGACCAATATATTATAACTGAAGCTTGCGTTTTTAATAAAGTAAAAGAAAAATGGGGTGAGTTATCTAATATGTCGAATGATTATGGCGTAACTATCGGCGGCGTTAAAATTAAAAATACCGAAGCGTTATATCAAGCATGTAGATTCCCAGATTTCCCTGATTACCAAGCCGAGATATTAAAAGGGCATTCTGGTATGGCTAGTAAAATGACCAGTAAAAAATATAGAAAATTATATACTCGAGATGATTGGCATGATGTTCGAGTCGAAGTAATGGATTTTTGTTTGCGATTAAAATTTTATCAAAATAGCGTTTTTATTAAACGTATTTTAAATGAGGTTGGTAATCGCGATATAGTCGAAAAATCACATAAAGATCAATTATGGGGTACGGTTGAACGTAATGGTTTATTAATTGGTGATAATATTTTAGGTAAATTGTGGATGAATATTCGCGATGAGATGGATATATTAAATGGTCCGCCTGAAGTTAATATCACAAATTTTAAATTATTAAATAAGATTATTACGACCGATGCGTGTTTGCTAGCGAAAGATAGAAAACTAGGGCAAATTGATATATTCGGAGGTTAAATGTTAGATTCGATGCAATTTATATACCTATGCGGCGCTATAATATTAACTACTATTATAATCTGCGATAATAACGGTTTATAATATAAATAACTATTTTGTTTTATACGGAGTATTTAAAAATGGGCGTTTTATATATGCTAATGTCATTGATAGTAGTTATTGTTGCATTATTAGTTGCAAGCTTCTTCTTGATACCATTAGTATGGCTAGTATTAACAATATTATTGGTACGAGGCATCAACCGCGTATTGGATAATTATCATCCTGTACTTTATTCATCATAGTAAGGTTTAAAATAATATGAAAGTAACATACTGTTCTGATTTGCATTTAGAATTTTCGGATTATGAAATTCATAACGTAGATAATGCGGATGTTTTAATTTTAGCCGGCGATATAATGCCTATATCGCGTTTAAAAACCGATATCGAATCAGTAAAATTCGGAAATATATCTCGATTTCTAAAATTTATCGATCAAGTAACTAATTTATATAAACATGTTATTTGGGTAATGGGTAATCATGAATATTACGGAGCTGATATTACTGATCTACCCGAATTAAAACAAGCATTTAAGTGTTATTCGAATTTGCATATTTTAGAAAATGAAATTGTAAAATTAGACAGAGTTACTTTTATTGGTGGTACTATGTGGACTGATTTAAATAAAAACGACCCATCGACTAAATATCGAGCAGCCGGTTTATTAAACGATTTTCATTATATTACTGAAAATCACGAGCCATTCAATGTAGATTATTGGTATTCATTACATCAACAATTTATTCAATTTATTACTGATTTTTTTACGTCTTATCAATCCGAAGATCCAGTAGTAGTAGTAACTCATCATAGTCCAACATTCGAAACGATAGATGCCCGATACAAAGGTTCATTTATTATGAATGGTTTATATTGCTCTAGTTTAGAAGAATTTATTCTAGATAATCGAAGTATTCAATATTGGATACATGGGCATTTACATGGATGTGATCAATTTGATTTAGATAATTGCAAAATTAGATCTAATACTAGAGGATATCCATCAGAATCATGTTATAAGCGATTTGATTTGCAGACGTTTGATATTTAATTAATAAAGTAATTTGTGGTTTTTATGTTTATAAATATGTTATTTATTCCCACGGAAAATCTAACATGGCCGATACAAATTACATTATCAATTATGGTGGAGATACACCAACGACGATTAATATAGCCCCAGACTCTTTAGATGAAACAACCTCATTGCAATTATTCGGGAAGCAATATAGAGGTTACGGTACTGGTTTTTGGACTAATTTAGTCAGATTATTAGAAAATTTTAATTCAATATATGAACCGAGAAATCCAGTCGCCGGCCAATTATGGTTTGATGGAAATCGTTTATTGGTATGTAAAACTAAACATACAACTGCTGCAATTTCGTCCGCGAATTATGATATCGCGATAGCAGATCCAACACGCCGCACTGATTACCAATTAAATCAAAGCTTAATATCGATTGCTTCAGGTTCCCAATGGGCTTTAGTTAATACCTCGACTGTAACTAACGATACATTAACCGCATACGCAACAAAATCATATGTCGATGGTAAATTAACTGCTAGTAACGTTAAACCATCTACTGCAGATCATACAGTCGGTGATATTTGGTACGATACCGATACAAATACAAGTTATATGTTAATATTATCTGATGTATCATTAGTTAAATATTGGCAGCCAGTTAATGCTATTCAGAATGGTTCAGCTAAACCAGCTAATCCCACATTAGGTCAATTATTTTATAGTTCCAATCCAGTAAGTGGTATTGGTTTATATATTTGTTCTGGTTTTAATGTTGATGCTGGCGGTTCGCCTATTTGGTCGTATATTGGTGGTAGTATGGCGACTAATGCCTCGGCTACCAATCCAGTAATCGGCTCTAGACCTAATACTACATTTACTAACCAATTATTTACAGAAAATAATGTTTTAAAATTTACGGCTAATGATATTGCAAACCCAGTAAAAGTTGCAGTTTATACTCCGGGTAATAAATTACAAGTAGACCAAATACCGACTAATAATTATGATATTATTAATAAACAATATACTGATTCATTAATTCAATATACGACTGCCGGATCGACTTATATCGCAACAAAATTACGGTATAATAAATCAACTAATGTTTTAAATTTATTATACGATGATAATTCTTGGAATGCGTTATATATAAATCCAGTAAAAAGTAGTATTACATTAGCGTCAGAAAGCAACGGAACGTTATACTACGGTAATAATAATATAGTAACTGATTCTAATAGTTTATTTGTAATTAGTAACGGAGCTGCAGTTAATTTAAATGCTCAAATATATACCACAAATAATAAATTACCGCTAGCTGGTCAAGATGGGGCTGTTTATTTTGGTAAATTAAATAATGCTTCGATTGATCGTACAGTAAACGTTTATGATAATGTTAATGGCGGTTGGCATTCGATGGTAGCCTACGAAGAATTATCGTTAACTTCTAGTGCAGTTCCTCCAGTTAATATAACGCCAAAATATATCAACGAAATTTTATATTATGGTGCAAAACCAGCGACATTTAATGATCATAATGTTAATTTAGAAATCGCAACTAAAAAAGATATAAAAGATTTATTATCGCATAATCAATACGTCTTTGATTTTAAAGTAGATGGTGTTGGTGATTTATATACTGTAGAAAATACCGCATCTGCAACTAAAAAATACAATGTAGATGGAACTTCATCTAATGTAACTATATCTGCAGCTAATTTTAAAAAATTATTTAAAGTATCATTAGTAATCGAATATAATGATAAGGTTAGCCGCCATACTTTCCATGTTACACCAGCCTTATATAATAATGGTGGTGTTACTGTACCAATTAAACATACGGTATTAAACGGCATTTTAGTTAATTCTTCATTACCGTTCGCGGTTAACGATTTGCTAGATGGTTTTACATATTCATTCAAAGCCTTCGGTGCAAATATCATTAATTCTGATACAACCTGCTTCCCATCTCCTACATTTTCAAGTGTAGTTTTAAAAGATGCGGTATTGTACATTAATACTAAATTGCAATATTTTGCAGCAGATACATATACACCATCAACTGATTTTGCTATAAGTAATCCGATATTGGCTGATGTTGCTGCATTTACACCAGATGACGTTAAACCGACATATTATTCTTTTGCTGTTACTTTAGAAGTATTGGCGTAAAAATAAAGGCAAAATAAAAGCCCATTATATAATGGGCTTTTTTATTATACTATTCTATAGTTAATCTTAACTGAAATTTGATCAGGAAATCCTAAAGTCGGATTATTTAATAAGCTCCAATTACCATTTAATCTCGGCCGATAAATTATACGATAATTATACATAATCAGCCCTCGATTCAACTAAACCATTTAATGTACGATATTGTTGGATTAAAACGTTAGCGTAGTTACTATTTACACCTAATTCACACATTAATCTAGCGACAATAACTCGACGTTTATTATTAAACTGCATCATATCACCGATAATACCATACGCTAATTTTTTACGATTATATCGATTACACTTTACAGTAGATTCAACGCGTTGTAAAACTAATTGGGTTGATTTTTTAATATCCGGCAAAATAGTTGGATTTAAAACTAAAGTATCACCAACTTGAGTCGGTACTGTATCTGATAAATTTAAGTTATTTTCAATAGTAGTCATAATATTTTTCCTAAGTTTAATTTATTATATTATAATATAATAGTACAACGATATCAAGTATTATTTTGATATAAACATAACATCTTTTTCGGTTGTTCGCCAATAACGCTGGCCTTCATAATTTAATCCTTCAGTCCAGCGCAAACGTTCAACCAAAATACGATCACCAACCTTAACGAATTGACAATCATCGCCTATATATAATACTTTAGCGTACCTATCGGATGACGCATCGTGGTCGTACGATTTAAAAATAATACCCCCAGCTGAAATATTATTAAACCCCAACCCTTCAGTTTCATCTTCAAATTGAAAAATAATCGAATCGTATAATGGTTTTAACATAATTAACCTTTTTTAGATTTAGTTACTGGTGGGGCCGAATTTAACGGTTCTGCTACTTGTAATGGCTGTGCTACCGGAGTATCAATTCTATCAGCTAATGGCGAGACATCATTAATAAAATTTGGTTGGTAGTACGTAGATGCCGGAATTTCTTCTATAACTTGAATATCGTCGATAGGAGCCGCTGCAGGCGGCGTATACGGCTTTTTATTTGATTTAGGCGTACTTAAATCATTCATTAATTGCATTAAATCAAAATCTACAACTTGACCTAAAGCGCTTCTTACTTTTCCCATTTTAAAACTCCGTTATTATATAAATTTAATCACCACAACTTCCACCGTCGCTGCTACAACTTCCGCTATCATAGCTTCCGCCATCATAACTATTACCGAAACCAAATGAACTACTTGATTCAGTTAGACTAGAAGTTGAAGTATCGGTATTACGTCTATTTTGCTCTTTTTTTTTCTCGTCTTCGCGTTTGCGAGCAGATAAAAAATCTTGAATAGAAAAGCTCATATTAACCCCCTAAAAATTCTGAAAAATCTAAATCGTAAGTTATACTATCTATATCATGAACTTCCATTAGATATAAAATATAACTACTTACGCTACTGCCTCTACCGACACCCCAAACTATATTATTTTGTTTAAATTTATCAATAATATAAATCAATGTCCGCAGTAAATCATTTAATCCTAATTTATTAAAGATTGAATATTCAGTTTTAATTCGTTTAAATCTAAAAATCACTTCACTATCTGAATATCGCTCATCATCACAAATCATTAAAAATTTATTCGTAATATAATCAAAAACATCAATATTAAAATATAAATCAGGAATATTCCATTTCGTATCGAAATCATTTAACCCTTGCTTAATAACTATACGATCGGAATCAACCACATTTTTATTATATTGTTTAATATCGTCTGTTAATTGAGTAACAAATAAATTTTTTACTCGAATATATTTCTGTATATCTTTCGGATCTATACTAATAGAACCATCATACCATAAAATTCGATCTTTTAATTCGATCATAAAAATGCAGGTTTTGAACCATCAGAATATGTTATATCGTCATCCAAACTGGGTGGATTACCGTAACTGCCAGGAGCTTGAGGTAACCAAGGCTGTTGCTGAAATTGTGGCGGTTGGGGCCATGGCATTTGAGGTGCAGGCTGATAATATTTTTGAGGTTCGTTAATTTCTGACGGCTCTGCATCGACTGATTCGGATAATAGATTAATTTTAGATTTAATTTTATCCCATTGAACTTTATTCGGAACCCAACCATCTTCTTGCATATCTTCAATACCAGAAATCCAAGATTTAAATTCACTTACACTAATTTCATTAGTTTTTTTCTTTTTAACTGCCATTACTTACCCCTAAGTAAATAAACAAATATATCTAATATTTTAATTTTAATATATTCCCACATTATTTTAATATCCCACATTAGTAATTCACCAAATTATTAGCAGTAGTATCTTTAAGAAATCTATTATACGTATCGGAGAAAGAAATCGATACCCATTTCCCATCGCCGACATCATGACATAACATTAGATTTCTAGTAGTCGATGGATAAACATTTACTTCTTCGGCTTCCCAATTTAAAACATGAATAGGTAGGAAACTTGGCTGATTAGTCGATGCACCATAAACCAAAGCGTAAAATATATTATTCGATAATGTTGAAGCTTGAACCGCATCTAATTGCGTCGTTTCGGGATCGCATACTAAAATATACCAATACGCAGGCATTTTAAATGTAGTTCCATTGACCATTAAAGTTATCGTACTACAAGTATTTTCTTCCAATATTTTAATATTGGATAAAATATAATCTTGTTCTTTTAAATCTAAACACCAAACATAGTTATAAGCTGGCGTAGTTTTAATATCGTCAATAACGAATGGCTTACCTTCTTCATTTTGCAAAATCATCGGTAATCCCTAGTAGTTAAATATTACCGATTATATATTAAAAATAATACTTTGTCAATCTAAATATTTCATACTATTAATAGCACTATCATATTGATCGATAACTTGTTCTAATGAATCGGCAATTAATTTATCGGATCTTAACTCGACGAATCGAGGTAGGAATAATGAGTATTTAGTATTATTATCGGTGGGTGGTAAGATATTATTAAATTTAACGACTACGATAGTCCCAATTAATTCATCGGCATGTTCATGAATATATTTACGCATAGCATCTTTAATACCGGGAATATTTACTTCTAATAAATCATCCGACGTTTTAGTCATAATAGAACCAAACATTTCTTTATTTTTACCAGTACCAGTAGTATAACCAACAATTTCTAAATCAACTTCAACAATTAATTTTAATTTAATTTGATCGGTACTAGTACCATCGCGCCAAAAACCATCCGGATTTTTAATAACACTACCTTCGTAACCTAAAGATAACCAATATTGAAAATCAGCTAATGCTTCTTCTAGACTATAAACTAATTTAGATTTAATTAATTGAATATCTGCTTTACTCGTTTTAATTTGAGAAATTAATTCACTATACCGAAAATCATAGGTTTTTTCATAACGACCTTTCGGTACTGCATTATCTAATGGAATCTGATCCCAAACCATATAAATTGGTTTTTCATTTTCTTCAAATTTTCCACCTTTAGAAACTTTATTTAATATACCATTACCAATTTCTCTAGGTAAAATTTTACCATCTTTTTCGACTAAAAACTCACCGTGCGTTTGAGTATTTTTATAAAAATTATTTTTTACGTAATCAATAATATTAGCAAATTGATCATGAGATTCAAATTCGCGCCCGGCACGAGTTAAAATACGAATTTCACCCACATTTGAATAATTTAAATTAGCATATAATCCATCAGCTTTTAATTGAGAGTAAACTCCTTTATCCCAAGGGTATTTTGCGGCTTTAGCTGATTTGAGTTGAGAGCATCGCTGATACGGATATTCTGGAATTAAATCTTTAAATACTTTATTAATGGTGCTTTCATTAACCCCACATTTTAAATTACCTTGAATAATTCTTGAAATAATATCAGCATCAGATTCGGATAATGCATTTAAGATATTAGTTAAATGTTGAATAGCTGCATTACCGGTATATTTTCTTGATGAAAAATCGACTAATTTACTTAAAGCATCATCTAAAGTTAATGTTGGATTTTCTGATGGAGTATAGTCTGGAATTTTTTTAATATAATAAATATTGATCGGTGATAATGCAGCTACGAATACTCGTTTTAATAATTCATTATCGATATGTTCTTTTAAAATATTAATTTTAATTGTTGATTTTGTAGTTTCCGATAATTCTTGCAAAATATTATATATAGACATATAAAAAGATCCCATTCATTAAATGTAAAGTTAAATTATAGTATAATAGTATGAAAAAATCAATCAATATTGAAGATATCGTCAACTTCAGTATTTTTATGATATTGCGCTTGAGTTAATTTAAATGGATACCCGGCTTCTTTATAATAAGCAATTCGTTTTTTCATTCGGGCATCAGCTGACGTCATATTACTACAGATATCGGAAATATTAACCGAATCTTTATCTCTACCTTTTCGTAGACCCCTACCTATTTGCTGAATAGTCGCTATAAATGATTTGCCAGCATCAATAAACACCAAATTAAAAATACGATCGACGCTCAATCCAACGCCGGCTATACCTTTAGTACAGATCGCAATAACATCATCATTAGTTTCGAATAAATCATAAACTGCTTTTCTAGCTGAATCTTTATTCGAACCATTTAAAACATGTGAATTTGGAATCAATGCACCCAATTCTTTACCGAATTTAATATTATTGATTAAAACTAAAGTATTACCTACTTTTGATTTTTTAGAATCGGCTACTATACGATCAGCTAACCATTGTAATCGTTGAGTATTTGATTTGATAAAATGTTCTTCTTCTTCGTACATTAAATCGTGCGGTTTTTTAACGCCCCCATCTCGAAGGCATTGAATATCATCTAATTGAACGACGGTAATATTAGGCTGAGCTAGCCAACCAGATTCAATTAAATCTTTTGCTGAATACGAACAATTTACATGACCTAACGCAATATGAACTTGTAATTTATTAACTGGATCTTTCGGTAACGTCCCGGTTAATCCATATCTATGGACTATATGTTGACCATAATCCGTTAATAATTCATATAGTGTTTTTGCTTTTGATCCGTGACAATTTGAAACTACAACGCCATTTGCGACGTAATTATGATTTTTTTCTACTTCTAAATTATAAACATATTCTGGTTTTTCTATTAATGTTCTTTTAATTAATTTCATTTTAATTATATCTATGATGGACTATTTTTGAATTATCTCTATCTATATTATATTTGCCGGCGGTATATATAATATTACCATTCCAATCCGTTATATTTAAAACGTAAGCATTTTCTGGTAAATTTTCAGCTAATATTGGCAGATAAGTATTTTTATAATGTTTCAGTTTATATATTACATTAAAATCCTCAAAAATATAAGCCGAATGATAACCGCAGTTAATAATGCTATAGCAATCAAACTCATCAGCCCACTTATCGGCTATAGGTTCGATGATATGGAAATCCGGACCACGTATAAAAAGCTCTACGTTAATAAAATCGTTATTTTCCATATCATCTCCTCATCATTTAAAATGGAAATCTATAATCGTATAAACCTAAGTCTATAACTAATTGTCTAAAAGTATCTTGTTCAATAAATGAACTTTCGATTTTAACATTTTTTGTATTTCTATGATTAGTATAAAATTTATAAATTTTAGTACTATCTATCTCTAATCTTAAGCTAACAGTTTGAGCAAATGTTTTGCTATTGTGGATAACTATAGAACTTATTCTAGATAAATCAAACGAATAATAAACTTCATCGTAATCATATAATGATATTCGTTTGATTGGATTATCACCGTCGTGATCTTCTACGTCGATATTATCCGAATCACCAATATCATCTAACTCATGGATATCGCTATCAACATCAGGATTAATATAATTATCGTTGTTATTGTTATCATGCGAATTGTCGCCATTCCCGGAATTGTCGTTATTGCCAGAATGGCCATTATCGTGATTACCGTTATTGTTAGAATTTCCGTTATTTCCATTATTAGAATTCCCATTATTTCCGTTATTAGAATTCCCATTATTTCCGTTATTGTTACCATTATTTCCATTATTAATGGTTACTTCATTTTCGTTACTCATTTTAGTGCCTCTATATGTATTTTTTAAATTTCCTGACAATACTAGATTTAATTATCTTAACTCCATCTATTATTGCAATTCTATCACCGTCACTTATAAACTGTTTTTCTCCTCGGTCATTATAGATAAACGGAATTAATAATGGATCGCAACATCGGGGCGAATTTACTCGCTGTGATATTTTTGACTTTTCTACGTATCCGTCTTCTAATCCTTTGTAATACTTTTCAATACTAAAATGATGTTGCATATCTATGACCTAAAAAAATTTGTAAATAAATGCGGTTCTATCACCCACTGTTAATTATTTCATCTTCCTCCGTTAATTGATCTGCTCGTTTATAACCCCCTTCTGTTAAAATTAAATGATTTCCAGTTACTTGTAAAATGTTCCCATTATCGAATTCCAATTCGTACATCAATTCATCAGATGATTTTAATAAATTTTTATGTACTTTACTAACTCGATCACTTACGAAATATCCGGCTTCCTCGTCAAATGACATAATAATGTCATTAACTGCAATATCTTGAATTAATTTAGTATAACCATTAGCCAATAAAATACTAGAAGATCCAGCAATACATTCATCAACTACCACCATCTGAAATAATTTGATCAAATGCGGATAATTCTTTAATGTTTGCCATGTCATAATTATATGATCTGGTTCTAAATCTTGATTTTCGGAATTATAATGACCAACAGATAATCCTAAATCTTTAAATTGAGCAATAGTTTGATTAATTAATGTTGTAGCCGGTACTATAGTTAAAGTTTTGCATCCTTTCTTTGCATAAACATCACACATAGTAGCATTTAAAATGGTATTGTGTGTAATAATACAATCATCCGTAATATATAGATGATCTGCGTCATCTATGTATATGCATCTAGTCGGTTCCTGTCCGATATGTTCAATACTAACAATTTTTCTATTCTTAGATAATTTCGATCTATTATCCGTTTTATGTAAAATATAATGTTTTTTCTTACTTAACTCAGTAAAAAACGCATCTGGATAATGATGAGTAAAATAAATTGTCGAGTTTAATCGTTTGTTGTAACTAGATCTATTATTTAACGGATCAAGGCACCCACCTTGAAGTAAAATCATTTCTCTAATTTGATTTTTAATTCTAGTATTTGGGATTGATAAACTTATTTGTCCATTTTTCGATAATGTTCCGCCTACATCACAAGCACCTTGCAAAAAACGCAATCTATCATTACTATCACAAAATACGTAAGTGGTCGGTATTTCCATTTGATTTATAATGGTAGATTTAGCAGCCTCAATAATAAACTGACCGGAATTATTTTCCGCTTCTAATCTACCGATTTTATCATAATATTTGATAATAATTCCGTATTGTTTAAATGTATCTATAAGATTAGATATTTTTATTTCGCTGTGGGTATGGGTACTAGCTTTGCGCTCTTTAATGATTAATTGATCATTTTCGATTTCAACGAACGGTAATATACAACCGGTGATATACGGATCGATATGATAATCATATTTTTTAAAATTAATTGGTATTGGAATAACCGGCAAATAAACATCTTTTGATGTATTATTCAATATATCCATAATCTCGTTAGTAGAAATTACACTAAAAGGTTCTTCTCCACTATATAACCATCTTTGATTATAAATTTTCCATAAATGATCTATATGCGAGTAAGTTACACCACCATCATCTAAATTAATTTTATAAACGTCAGTAATACCTTGATCGTACGTATTAACCACCCTAGCAACCGTATTTTTAGGCGTAAATACCAAATCTCCTGATTTGATATCACCCATAGTAGTCCAACCAGTAGGCGTTAATATTTTACAATATAGAGGTTGTGCTTTACCGAAGCCGGTTCCAGCTAAAGCTATACCGCTACCAATCGGTAACATCTTATTAATAGCTTCATGCTGGTGATCCGTTAACATGTAAGGTTTTTTTGTTTTTTTATTGATGATATGACTAAAGTAATCTTTTTCTATCGGATCACTGACGTCGTAAAAAGGTAGACTTCTATTATCAATTATTTCAATATTATAATTTCTAGATTTTAAAATTGAAATAATTTCAGGCATAAGGTAAACAAAGGTTTGTCCTTGTTTAGTAAAAAATTGCTTTTTACCATCCCAAACACCTAATTGAAATCTAGGGTTAAATTTATAATTTTCTACAAATAAGCTAAATTTATTATATAAGTAATCAATTGTGGTTTTATCAATACCGATAAATTGGCATTTTACTTCGTCATGTATAGTTACGTTAATAGTAGGTTTATCACTCACGGTATGATCCAATCATTAGTATCTGATGTAATTAATCTAGTTAAATTATTTAATACATAGCCTCTGGTAGTAAAACTTTCATTTAATCTAACAAATTGCTCATGTAATTCTTGTATTTTTAAAAATTCTGATAATATGTTTAAATAAATTGGTTCTCTTCTAATATATTGTTCTTTATCTTTTTGAGTTAATACTCGATCCATCTTTTCAGTATATTTTACCCATAATTCACCATGGACTTCATCTAATTTGGATCGAACGTATTCTTTTAAATATTTGACTTCTACTTCTTTTGCATGATAATAATTTTTCCAACCCGAATGCTCGGCATTAGCCATATCGATTTTTTTATTAGTTAATTTTAATAAAATATCGGCTTCGTTTAAATCTTCAGTGTATATTTCTATAATTTTATCTAAATGTTTTAAGTCTTTTTTTATTAAATCTAAGCTAGTAGTCATTATAATAATTCAGTAGTGGAAATAATTAACCGTCTATCGTATGCATTTAAATCTAATGGAGCCCATATTTGATATTTCTTATCTAATTTATAAACATCCATATATCGCATAACTGGTTCTATATGATTTTTCGATAAATCAATATAATAAACATGTAAATGTTTTTGAAACGCTTCTAATAATCGTCTTAACCAAAAATCACGACCATCCCAAGTTTGAATTGAATCAGTAATGACTATATTATGTTCTTTTAACAAATAATCAAAGAACATTTTTTTCGGTAATCCTTTAGTGTGTGGGTAATCTTTATCTAACCAAACAAATGATTGGTTTACTGCCATGCCCAATATAGGAACGCTAGTAAAATTATATGACATATAATAAACGATTTTCATATCATGACTATCTATAGCTATATAATATTCATCATTATTATTATAAATTTTAAATACGTGTGTATATTTTCCCAAGTCAAATAAATGCTGTTTATGCATCGTCGAAAATTTTTCTAACTGACTTTGATTTTTAACCGGGTTATCTAAATAGTTAGATATTTTATCGGTTAAAACGGGCGATTCTAAAATAAGTTCTTGTAATTTCATAATAGTAAAAAAAGGTTAGTTAAATATTATATTTAACTAACCCCGAATAGTAAAGAATTTAATCTACATCTACACTTTCATCATCTTTTGGTGCATGCTTTTCCATTAGTTTTTTTTGTCTAGATGCGGCTGCTGAAACATCATCCTCTTCATCTACTTGTAAAAAAACATCCTTGGTTGCAGCTAGCTCTAAAATTTTAGAGTAATGTGCTTCTGTTGTATTTTTTTCACCAGACCAACTAATATCAGTTCCTTCGATATAATTCCAAGCACCTCTTTTAGTAACAATTCCCATATTAACAGCTACATCCAATAAACCACTATATGGATTCATGCCAGTATCATACGGAACTTCAATCGTTACTTGCTGAAATGGTTTAGCAAATCTAGTTTTAAAACCTTCAACCTTCATTCTAATACCGGTAATACCAGAATCACTTTTCAATTTTAATTTAGTAATTAACATGATTTGTGATAATGAATATCGAATTGCATCATTAACCACCCAAGCACCTTCGCCTTTTAATAACTGATCATGATTAGCTGGATAAACTTGTTTCGTAACGATCATACTAACATATAATGATTTAATATCATTTACGAAAGTTTTTAACATCTGTTTGATTTGCTTTGGATGTTGACCTTGATCTGCATTCGGATTACCTTTATCGTATTTTTCCGATTCGCTGTCAGTCATTAACATATCGCAACTATCAACTGCTATTAAAACTTTCGGGCCTTTACCATCTGGATAATCTTCTCGATACCCTTTAGTAAATGAACTAACAATTTTAACTACTTGAGGAATAGTACAAACCTGAATACAGTTATAATTTTCACTAGTTACATCGATGCCAATAGCAGTTGCCCAATCATCATCGAATGCCCCTTCACTATCAAGTAAAAGAATATAAGCACCTTCTTTTTGAGCTTGTTTAATGATATTAGCTAATAAAAAGCTTTTACCTGCACCTGATGGTCCAGCTAATCCTGTAACTCTACCCTGACCTATACATCGATCGAAATTACCGGCGATAATTTTATTTAAAACATAGTTACCAGAGCCGAACCACCAATCCGGAGGTGAAGTATCCGTATTTACACCTTCACCCATTTTACTAACTGTTTTGTTAAAATCTTTTAAAAATTTCATATTATATCCGTAAGTATTAGCTAAAAAAATAGTGGTTATTAAAACCACTATTTAAAAATTATATTTTTATTAATTTACAGAATCGGGATCTTTAATTACTTTAATATCGATTTCTTCAAATGGTAATGCTCTACATACTTCATTATAAACATCGATACCTTTACTTAATAAATCCTGTTTTACTTCCTCAGTAAATTCAACAGTAATTACGTTCATACTTGTTGGACCACAATTGGGTTATTAAATTTAACACCATTAATCAATTTATTCCACATATCAGGATCTTTCCATTCTTCTTTAATATCTTCACTAATAAAGATATCAGATAATTCATACGGGAATAATTTTAAATCATCGCGGAATGATTCTGCATATCCAGTAGTCGTTTCATGGACTCGAACTGAATTAATTCTAACACCTACTTCGCCGTTATTAAATTCAGTATTTTCTACGATTTTATCTAATACAAAAAGGAACATTAAAGATAAAGCTTCAGCTGATGGACTAACTGGCATTTCAATATATCTAGCTGAATGGTCTTTAATAAAATTTTTAAATTCCGGTGATTCTTTCGACCAAGCCGTATATGCATGATCAAACGAATCAATAAATTGCCCTACGGTATTTTTCATTAAACCAAAATCCATAATCATTTGGCCGTTATCTAAATCATCTGCAGTAAAGAATACTTCTACTACATACGAATGACCATGAATACTAAATTTACATCTATTTGAAGAGCAATTTCTAACAATATGGGCGCCTTCGAATTTAAATTGTTTTCTAATAATCATTTTATTTTCTCGCTAATTTATTCATATTCATAAATCCACCTGATGATTTAGATGGTGTTGGTTTTGATGCAGCTGATGGAGTTGAATAATATGATTTACGATCAGATGAATGTTCTGATAATTTATTCATATCCATATAATTTTTAGTCGGAGCTGGAGTCAAAGTCTTCGGAGTTAAATTAGCCGAAGATGTATTACTCGGAGATCTTATAACATCGGTATTAAAATGTGGAGAATGTTGAGTATTAGCTGAATGATTGATTTGATCAGGTTCATTCATTTTATTATAAACATGTGATGCTAATGCGCCCGCAGCTGCTCCGGCAACGAAACTACCAACTCCCGAACCAGAATCGTGTTGAACATATTGTGGTTGTTGAGCCATTGGTTGTTGAACTATAACTGGTTGTGGTATATATTGCGGTGGTTGCTGGTATTGTTCTTGTTGAACGTAAGCATTTTGTGGTATTTGCTGTACGTAAGGAACTTGTTGTTGTTGATGATCGTTATTGCATGCAGTTAATAATGGTAATAATAAAAATATTTTTTTCATAATACTAATCTCTATTTAATAATATCCGATTCTTCGATTGGCTTACTATGATCTTCCATAATTTCATGATATATGAAACTAGTAAAGCTACATAAAAAGATAAACCAAAAAATAAACGTTAAAATTTTCATACATTATATTTAAATAGACGTCCCTGTCCAAAAATACAATTTATTTAATTGTATTTTTTCTTGCTCTTAATTGAGCTAAAACAGCAGCCGATTCATCATCTTCATCTAATGATACTGGTGCTGCAGCTTTTGGTGTTGCTACTGGAGTTGGTTCGTATGTGGTTGCTGCTGGAGCTGGAGCTTCATACGATTGAGTAGGAGTTGATGTGTGTACTGGAGCATCACCGCCATTTAAATGCGCATTTAATTGTTCGACTAGAAAATCATAGTCCGGCTTAGCTGGTAATAAAGTAGTTAAATCGACCAATTTGTCTTCTAATTCATCAGCTAAAGCTGCAGGTAATGGAGTAGGTCGTTTATCAAATCTACTTCTTGAATAATCTGCATATACGCCATTCATTGTTTTTCTAATAATAAAGTTTGTACCTTCATCATAAGAATGTGGTGCATTATCTAGTTCACCAGTCTCAACTGCATCTTTAATAGATTCGTAAATTTTTTGACCTAAGGAAACTAATTTAACTTCACCATCTAAATTTTTACCAGTTTCTTTATCGATCGGGAGTGGATCATCTACAACATAAACTTGACCCAAATATTGACGTTTCTTATATAATTGTTTACCCATTACTGTATCTTTGCCTTCGTTTTTATAAAACTGTTGGCTCATTTTGCAGATTGGGCAATCTTCATTATTATAATTTTTTAAACAAGGTACTTTCTTTTTTTCGCCACCAATAATCAATTCATGATGCGCTTTTTCTAATAAAAACCAAGGATTATCCATATTTTTATCAGGTAAGAAACGAACGACCGCAGAATCACCAGCATCCATATTCCAGAATGGATAATAATTATTGCTATTTTGTTGATTATTTTGTGGTGCAGATGCTGCGAAATGTTGTTTTAATGCGTCTAAGCTAAAATTACGAGCCATTTTAATAATTCCTATAATAATATTTTAATAATTTAATTTAAAGTAACAATAATCGTGAAATTCCTTTCTTATACTATCGATCGATTATGAACCGATTTTACTGCATATTCTTTTATATTTTATAATCTATTTCTAATAAAGTCAAATATTTGTTGAGCGCATTCTTTCGCTGATTTATTACCACTATCAACAATAAGATGCGGTTCTAATGGTTGTTCATATGATATATCAGTTCCGCCTAATAATGCTCCATGATATAAATCTTTTGTATCTCGCTCTACACATTTAATTAGTGGGCAATTAACAAAAACTTCAACATAATCATCACCTAATATATTTTTAGCTATTAATCTACTAGAGTGGAATGGATTGATGGCAGTGGTTAAAACTATACAGCCGGAATATGATGCGATTTTAGCAACTTCGGCTACTATTCTAACTTTATCTAGACAATCCGCCGCGTTAGTAATTAAGTCAAGACAAAAACTAGTTTGAATGTGGTCATTATCAATGATAAATGAGCCGATATATTGTTCTTCGAGTATTTTATCGAATTCTGCTAGGATGGTTGATTTTCCGGATTGTGGTAATCCTGTAAGCCATATAATAGGTGGGTTTGATGATATATTCATATTATTATTTAATTCTAAATTTAATTCTTTTATTGTTAATTCATGATGATTATCTGGTAAATTTGTATTATATATTTTATTATATTCTGATATTGTTAATTCACACATATATTTATACTCGCTCGAAGATTTGTTGTAAATATAATTATTTTTTAGGATTACTCCATGTTATTAAATACTCCGCAACAATACGCTATTAAACTTAATGGTCAAATTATATCAAAATATCAATCTCAGCTAGAAGCTCAATCGGCTTTGATGTCTTTAAAAACTACAAATCCATTATATGAAGGTGCTTCTATTTCAATAATTTCCGAAGATAATAAAGAATTATTATTGGGATAATTTAATGTACATACCCGAAGTTAAAACTATATACAATCGTTTAAAAGCATCAGCTAAAAAACGAAATATTGATTTTAACTTATCATTAACTGATTTATATGAATTAGATTATCCTATATCTTGTCCGATTTTAGGAATTCCATTAACCTTTAATAGAGGAAAAGTCGAAGATAATTCTTATTCTATAGATCGGATTGATTCATCACTCGGATATAATGCAAATAATATCCGAGTGATATCATATCGGGCGAATAAACTTAAGAACAATGCAACACCCGATGAATTGGTAAAATTAAGTTTATCTATTTAACGGTTTCGTAAACAACCGATAATGCAGTTAATGTATGAGTATATAAATTTTCATCTAAAACAATATTATCTAAAATTTTAGTTAATTGTTCATTATCTTCTTCGCCATGCCAGATTTTGATATAAGAACCATCTTTATAACCATTTAATTGTCTAAATTCATTTAATGCATTTTTACCAATATATTTTTTATAAAGATCGTCTAAATTAAGACCTAGTAAATACCACATTTGAAAGAAAATATCATCCGCAAAAATAGCATTTTCTTGAGTTACGAAATGGGTTAATAGTGCTATACCGTCTTTAAAAACATCTAAATCGAAGTCAGTATGTACCGGATCATCACAAGCATTTGCTATCGAATTGATATAACAACTAACAATTAAATCCGATTCTAAATTTAATTTTTCACCTTCTGGTAAATTAGCTAAATCCATACTCATACCGAAATGCCAAATATCAACCATTTCCATAATCATTTGGTTCATATCAGGATCTTGTTTTTTCCACCATTTATAGCCGGCATGTTCCATTAATTCTGCCGCTTCGCACATAATAGCAAAATCCCATCTAAATCCTTGTTCGATCCAATTCGGATGAACTTTTTTATTAAAAGAATCTTGTAATTGTAACATTGCTTCTAATTTAGCTTGCATTCGAAATACCTATCTATATTTAGTAAAATAATATTATAAATCAATAATTTAAATAAATCAATCTATTTTATTACTTGGTAATAAACTGAAACCCAATTGTGGGTGAATATATATTGAGCATCTTTTAATGAAATTTTACCGTCGCATACTGCTCTATGCATATAGCCTTCTAATACATCTTTTTTGCGCGCCCCCTCTGCTCCGGCATAAGCTTCTGGCCATAAATTTTTCGGACTTGATGGATGACCACCTACCGATAACGGTATTAGATGATCCTCTTCATAATGTGACATATTTTTATCAGCATATCCATATTGATTTATTTGTTCCGCTTTTAATTTATTAGTATACGAAACTGGTGGTCTTATCGTACCAGTAAACCCGGAGATGCATATTGTTTTATGAATATTTGATTGTGTTATTTTTGGATTTATTTCACCGGGAGTTAAAATCGGATTAGGTAATGCATCAGCTAAACTTAAAAGTGGGGTTAATAATAAAATTGCAGCTATTTTTTTCATATGGTACCTTTATTGTAAAATAATTCGATTAAATGGGATATATCTTGTCTACTGTATATAGAATATGATTTCATTTGTTTAATTGGTATATAATCGCCGTATTTTTCATGATTATAATGTAAAAACGATCTACCTATAATAAAATGCGAATGATTATGTATATCAACTATATGAAATCTAGTAGATTTCTTCTTTTCGTGGAACCAATCTTTATGAACATGAATACTTTTTTCATTAGTCCAATCAGTAGTCGATAATTTTACATCGGCTGTGATATTATTATCATTATGTAAATATCGAATATCATGCCCAGCTAACTGACTATTGAAATCTTGTAAAATTTCTCCATTTTTATATAAATCATTTACGACCCATAATGAAATATATTCGGCCATTAAACCTAATATCGAAGAATAAATGCCGCTTCTAATATTATACGGCATAAATGGTAAAACATCTTTATAATTAATTATTTGATCGTATTGTTCGTACATCGAATAAATAAAATCTTTAAATTTTGGTCCGACTATTGGTTCTTTAATTCCAATATTAGGATATTGTGTTAAAAGATTATCGAATAATAAAATTTCATTTATTCCGTGATCTATGTTTATATTTTGAGTTTCTAAATATAATAATAGTTTGGTACAATCAGTTAATAATTGTTTTGAATTTGTCGGTATATACATTATCTAGCCAGATATAATAATTTAATCTCTAATGCTTTTTCGTAATCTTCTTTTAATACATCAAATGGTATATTATAAGTTTCAGCACATACAACTGCTATATGATTTAACGCATCCCAATTATCACTATAATCTTGTAAAATTTGTATCGCGTGATAAACTAAATTATCAATTACTTGTAAATATCCCATAGGCTTTTCCATGTCATATATTCCCTAAAAAAATAATTATTTAAACTAATTATTTTAATAGGTATTATTTTTTTATCCAATTGTGTGGATTATAACTGAATTTTCATATAAAATCAATATTCGTTTATCAGATTATTTACTGGAGTTAAAATGTCAACAAACCCGTATGAAATATTAGGCGTATCTAAGAATGCGTCGAGTGACGAAATTAAAAAGAAATATAAATCGCTGGCGATGAAACATCATCCTGATCGTAACCCAGATAATAAAGAAGAAGCTGAGGCGAAATTTAAAGAAATAACTGGCGCTTATGATATATTATCAGATCCGAATAAAAAAGCTCAATATGATAATGGTGGTGGGCCTCAATTTGGCGGGTTCGGTGGTTTTAATTCCGGATTTGGTGATATATTTAATCAAGGTTTTGGGTTTAATGGTAGTCAACAAACTCAGCATTTAGATTTAGCTTATCGTATATCGATTTCATTAAATGATGTTTATACTGGGTTACAAAAAACAATCAATTATCGTAAAAATATTGTTTGCCCGACTTGTAATGGCAAAGGATCTGAAAAACCGTCTGATGTTATTGATTGTAATAATTGTAATGGTTCTGGTGTTTTGATAATCCAGAATGGACCATTTAGAATGCAGCAAGTATGTACCGCATGCGACGGTAAAGGTAAAACAGTAAAAACACCTTGCCCAAAATGTCATCGTTCTGGTGTTATTTTATCGACGACATCAGCCACCATCGATATACCAAAGGGTATACTTAATGGTAGTTCAATATCCGTTAAAAATGGCGGGCATTCCGATAATTGGGGTAATTGTGGTGATTTAAGAATTGATATTATTATCGATAATAAAACTCAATTTGAAGTTCAAGGTCATAATTTAAAATGTCAAGTAGCTTGTGATTATGATTTACTATGTCTAGGCGGCGAAATAAAAGTTCAAACTATGGATGGTGAAGGTAATTTAAAGATTGCAGCCGGTACTCAAATCGGCGCTACTATGCGTATTAGGGGTAAAGGTATGCCTATTATGCAATCAACCGGATATGGTGATTTATTATGCACATTAACTTGCAAAATTCCTACTAATTTAACTGAAAATCAAGTTAATTTATTAGAACAATTCCGCAATACCTTCCAAACTGAAGCATAAATAACTGTTATTGCTATATAGGAGTTTTATAAATGTCCAATGAGTTATTATTAGATTTTAGATTACCGGGCGACTTAGTTCGATTACCGTCTCGCGGATTTTTTTACGATGAAGGTGTTTTAGCTCCGGATGTAGTGGATGGAGAAGTTAATGTATTTCCTATGTCTGCGTATGATGAAATTTATATGAAAAACATATCGGATATTATTAACGGAACCTCGTTATCTAAAGTATTCGCTAAATGTATTCCTCAGATATTAAAACCGGATGAATTATTTAGTAAGGATGTTGATTTTTTATTATTGGTTCTGCGTAAAGTAACGTACGGTAATAATTATACTTTAGAATATACTCATACTTGCGAAGATGCAGCAAGACACGAATATACTATCCAATTAACTAAATTAATTAGTGCGACTAGATTTATCGATCCAACTTCGGTCGGCGAATTAAGTACTATACCGATGGATAACGGTCAGATTGTAATTTTGCATCCAATTAAATTTAAAGATTATTTGGATATGATGAAAAATGCTGGCGATTATGAGTCGATGTCTAATTCTGAGCTACAAATTAAAATATTAGAATCTACTTTAAATATTATTCATTCTGTCGATGGAATTACTGATAAAAATAAAATTTTAGAATGGACTAAACTCATACCAGTTACTTGGTATGAAAAAATAGCAAATGCATTATCAGCGAGTGGTGAATGGGGTGTCGTAACTTCCTGTGAAGTAACTTGTTTAGATTGTAAAGAAAAAATATTATTAGAATTACCGTTAAATCCAATGACTTTTTTTTTAGACTCCTAAAGAGTAATGATAGTGCAAAAATAAATGCGTACGTAGCTAGATTATCGAAAGAAACTAGTCGAATACTAGAAGAAATTGTGGAATTGACATATTTTATGAGAGGATCAGTTCAGTATCATGCTTTACTACATATGTCAATTCCCGAGCGAACTGCGGTCAATGATTTTCTTAATAAAAGATTGGAAGCAGAATTTAAGAAAACCTCTAACATCATATATTAAAAATTAACAATATGGCAAAAATTACCGATTTTTATAAAATTGTTTCGCCCCAACAATCAAATGTGTTTGTTAGCGATAATCAATTCATCGACCAAGGATTTGCAACGTCTAGTAACGTAACTTGGTATCTTCGTTTAATTCAAGGTAGTGCTACCCGATTATCTAGATATAATGAATATAATGCAATGGATAATGATGTTGAAGTTGCTCGTGCATTAGATATTATTGCTGAAGAAATAACTGGTAGAAATATAACAACTGATTTACCGATTGATTTAGATATCCGATCCGATAATGGTCAAGAGTTAGATGATACTTTAGTTCTTACTTTGCGGACCGCATTAAGACATTGGACTGATATACATGGGTTTAATGATAATCGATTATTTAAATTATCTAGAAATATGGTCAAATACGGCGATTGTTTTTTTAGAAAAAGATCGGATTATAAAAAATGGGAGTGGTTGCCGGCCGGTGATATTATAGGCGCAGTAGTTAATGCAGACGACGTAACTAAAATAGTTGCATATCAAGTAAGATCGCATTCTAAATCACCAACTGCTTCTACTGGAGTTCCGGGCGGTTCAAGTTTTAAACCAGTTGATATGCAAGAAACTGAAGTAATTCCGGCAGACGAATTAGTCGTTTTTTCTATTAATGACGATATGTCAGATAGCGCACCATTTGGTGAATCGGTTTTGAGAACGGTTTATAAATCGCATAAACAAAAAGAATTATTAGAAGATGCTATAGTTATTTACCGAGTTCAACGAGCGCCAGAACGACGTGTTTTTTATGTTGATGTTGGTACTATGCCGAATAATCGTATAAAAACTTATTTGGAAACATTTAAAAACGAAATTCGCCAGAAAAAAATACCTAGCCAAAATATGTTAGGGCAAAGTACGGTCGATTCAATATATAACCCCCATTGTTTAGCATTAGATACTCTTATTCCATTATTAGATGGTAGAACTATACCACTATATGAAATTATTGATGAATTTGAATCTGGTAAACAATTATGGGCTTTTTCAATTAATCCTAATACTGGTGAAACAGCTCCCGGTATAATTTCTTGGGCTGGTATTACTAGAAAATGCACTGATGTTATAGAATTAACTTTTGAAAATGGTAATACATTAATATGTACACCTGATCATAAAATTCCAGTAAGAGGTAAAGGTTTTGTTCAAGCCGTTGATTTGCAATTAGCTGATTTATTATATCAATACATTGAAGATGATAGATCGTCGATAATTGATCCGATCGGTGCAATTACTAAAATTACAAAATTAGATGATTTAATAGACGTCGGTACTTTAACGATAGATCAAGAAGAAAAAATACATAATTTTCATACCTTTGCGGTCGGCGCTGGGATTTATGTTAAAAACTCATCATTAGAAGATATTTTTATTGCTCAAAAATCTGATGGTATTGGTAGCAAAGTTGAAGTTTTACCTGGTGGGTGTTTATCGTTAGATACAAAAATTGATTTAATGGATGGTATAACTAAAACATTAAGTGAATTGATTGATGATTTTAATAATGGTATAGTTAATTATACTTATAGTTGTGATCCGATTACTGGTAAAGTTAGACCTGGTGTTATTTCTTGGGCTGGTGTTACTCAGAAAGATGTAGGGGTTGTTTCTTTAACATTAACTAATAATCAAACCGTTATTTGTACGCCGGATCATAAATTTCCAGTTTGGGGTAAAGGTTTCGTTGAAGCGTCGAATTTAACATTTGATGATATTATTATAGGCAATAATAATCATAAGTATGGCGAGTCTGCAATTTATGATCATAATGCAAAAATATTTATATCTAGTAAATTTATAGCAATTGAAGAATTTGATTCGTATAATGATGTAGTTTATGAAGCGCGCGAAATTTTAAGATTATTACCAAATGATTTATCAGAAATTGTTCGGTATATTAAACTTATAGTTGAAGTAACTAATAATAGAGATCAATTATTAACTAGATTATGTAACGATATTCGATTATTAGATATGCTACGGTTAGAATATATTACGAAAAAAGAATTAAATAGAGTTATTGAAACTTTAAATATAGAAGTTAATGAAACTACGATGTCCGCTGAAAAATTAGTAATGGAACAATTACTAATGTTAAATATACCTATGGCGTACGGCGATCATAGAATATCTATGTTATTAGAATCATTAAATCTTCAATATCATTATAATTTCGTTGTTTTATATCAAGCTATCTGCAATGAAGCAATTGATGGCAATATCAGTATTACTCATCTAGATAAAATATCAAATGAATTAGGTTACACAAATATTGAACATTTAATTAGTGTGAGTCATATTCACGGATTGCAAATACTAGATTATACAGTTTTGGATCAATCTATGGATGTTGGAACATTAACTATCGATCAAGAAGAAAAATACCATAATTATCATACATTTAGTTTATCGTGTGGTATATTTACAAAAAATTCACAATTAGGTGAACAATCTGATTTAGAATATTTTTCAGATAAAGTTTTACGTGGATTGCGGGTTCCGATTTCTTGGATGAAACCCGGACAAAATAATGCAATATTTAATGATGGTAAAGTTGGCGCAGCTTACGTAGAAGAACAGCAATTCGCTAAATTTATTGAGCGATTACAAGTTTATATAGAAAATACATTAGATGAAGAATTTAAAAAATTCTTATTTTCATGTAATATTAATATTGATGATACATTATATCAATTAAAATTACCTAAACCATCTAATTATAAAAAATATCAACAAGCAGATATCGATAGTACCTTATTATCAATGGCTTCACAAGCCGACGCGATTCCGTATTTAGCTAAACGTTTTATTATGACTAGATATCTACAATTAAGCGAAGATGATATCTTGACAAATGAACAACTCATCAAACAAGAGAAAGGGTTTATTCTTAATAAAGATAAAACACTTCAACAAGTTTATGGCGCCCCAACTGATGGTATGGGTGGTATGGGTGGTGGATTTGGTGATATGGGTGGTGGTGGATTTGGTATGGATGGTGCATCTATCGGCGGAGAAGGTGATGATACTATCAATATGGGTGGTTCTGCAGTTGGAACTTCGACTGGCGCCCAAATACCTCCGGCAGAAACATCAACCACAGGTGGAACTTAAATCTTTAATATTAGTGGGTTCTAATATTAGAACCCACTAATAAATAATATTTTTATTTTACCGGAATCTTGTTTATGACGTTAAATATATATCTATATCATGATAGGCCTACTGAATTATTAAAATTCGACGAAAAATCAATGATAGACAAGGCTATTAAAAATAACGACGCTCTATTATTAGATCGATTATCTCAGACTGGTATTGATTATATAATTAAAGAGTATATAGATAAAAGTAGACTAGAAGGTAATTTTTATAATATTAGGATTATTCCGGATTATAAATACGAAGGTGATTTAGTTATTGAAGTCGATGTTACTAGAATACTATATTTTGCAGCTGATTTATTATCTAAACCCGCATTTAATAAGTTAATTGCTATTATGGATAATCAAGTAGCTAAAGCTTTCGTTAAAAATAAAGCAACATTTATAAATTTAGAAAAAGCAAAATATATTAATCAACCCAATAAATTACATATGCCTAAAACTAAGGAGTTATTAGTTAAACAATATCATAAATTAAATTCTAGAGATTATATTAATAAACATATAAATTCATTACCATCGGATGAGATGCAAAAAGCAATAAATGTTTATGCTGAAACGATTAAACGAATAACCACCACATTAACTATATTTGATTAATATGTTACTAAATGAAATAACTGTTCGACAAATAACTCAAAATAATTATACTGGTTTTCCTACGACTAAGAAAAGACAGCATATAGTTAATACGGTTAATGCTCGGGATATTAAATTTACACCATACTCCGAAACTAATAACCTAAAAGTTGAATCCGATACTCAGAGTAGTGGCAGCGATCATTATGATACTTTTATTCAATTTGATGATGTTCAATTTTTAGAAGAAGGTGGTATTGCATTTAGAGGAACCGATAATCAAAATCATCATATTACTCCATTAAACGCCAGACATAATGATATAGAAGTAAATTGCGAATGTTTAGATTTTAGATTTAGATTTGCAAATTATCATTATAATAACGATAGTTTATTGGGTAACCCCCCACCCCCATATATTAAAAAAACAGATAGACCCCCAGTAAATCCAAAAAAAGCATTGGGTTCGTGTAAGCACGTTTTAGCGTTAGTTAATAAATTAACCCAATTGCGAATTTTAAGATGGGATTAGCTCAGGTTGGGGATCCCCAACCTATTTCGATTATTAATTTGGTAATACCAAATAATATCTATATTAATCTATTAAAAATGTATATGCCCAATAAAAGGTTTGATATATAATAAGGATTAATATATAATTATCTAAAATTAATTTCATATTAATATATAATTATCTAAAATTAATTTCATATTAATATGAAATTAATATGAAATTAATATGAAATTAATATGAAATTAATATGAAATTAATATGAATTAATTAGTCGAATAATACGTTGCAAGACGTATCATAGTACATCGAAGAAATCCGTAATTACTATCAGATTATTTGATGTTGCTTTGGTTTGTTGTATCTCCAACCAAAGCACCTCTCCAAGGTATTTAAGGCAACTTAGATATAACTTATCCATTACTCGATCTGGGATAATAATAGTAATACATCGAGTATTTTTTATATCATATATACATATTTAAATTTTAAATATCGAGTTAAATATGAATATATCTATGATTTTACATAAAAGTAAAATAATCGTTTTTCAAGATCGTAATTTTATATGCGAAGCTTATATTCCAAATCGAGATCGATACCTATCAGTAGACGAACTTCCTAATTTCGTTAATTTTTTTACCGAGCATGCTATATTCGAACCAGCAACCAGTGAAACAATAATCGATATATTTGAAAAATGGAAATCTAGATTAATTTTGGATTAATAAAAAAGGGTATATAAAATACCCTTATTATATTCTTTTATACAGCTACTGGGGCTTTAATAGCCGGCTGCGGATTGTAATTATCGATTATAATATTTTCAAATTTGATATCTAATATCGAATCGAATTTACCGTCAATAAGAATACATGGTAATGATTGATCTGGATCAATAGTTCGCATTAATTGTGTATTAACTTGATCTTGATGATTCGCGTATATATGTGCATCGCCAATAGAATGATATAACGTTCCTGCAGTATATCCATGCACATGAGCTAGCATATGAGTAAATATTGCATAAAATGCGATATTAAAAGGAACACCTAAAAAATAATCCGCAGAACGTTGATATAATTTACAATCTAGTATTTTCTCACCGTTAAATTCTCTAGTGCTAAATTGCGATAATGTATGACATGGCGGCAAAGCCATTTCATTTATTTCTGCTGTATTCCAAGCCGTTAAAATAATACGTCTACTACTCGCATTATTTTTTAATTGATCTTCGATCGTCTTAATTTGATCTATTTTGCGCTGATAAACTTCATGTAAATCATCGAACATAACTCGTCTAAAGTTATTAGTTTTGCAAAATTGCTGTTCGTCAGATCCTCGCTCAACAAATCTAGTATCATCCCAATTACGCCATTGATGACCATATACTTTATTTAAGTTGCCGTTTTTATCCGCCCATTCATCCCAAATGGTTACTTTATTATCATTTAAATATTTGATATTAGTATCACCAGATAACATCCATATCAATTCATGAATAATAGAAGTTGTATGGACCCGCTTAGTTGTTAATAATGGAATAACATGGCGTGATAAATTATATTCAATATCTAATCCAAATTTTGATATAGTATCAATTCCAGTTCTATTTTTAGTTAAAATACCTTTATCTAAAATAGTATTTAAACCATCTAAGTATTGTTTCATATTTTAGTCCTCTATGTCTGGATTTTCCCAAGGGAAGTAAATAAATGGGGCATCTACCGGTAATGTTTCAGCACAAACGCATTTAATAAAATTCGATGGTGCATTATTAACTAAATAACTTTCAGCCCCGTCTTTTAAGTATAATGAGGCGACTGTAATTTTAGCAGTTGTTTCTAATTGTTGAGTTAGTGCTAAAATAGTATTTCCGCTATCTACTATATCATCAACAACCAAAATAGACTGTATATTTTCGGCTATTTTCGGTAATAACCCACTATGAGTATTCTTATTATCACCAACCGATAGTTCGTGGGAAATATCAGCAGTTACCATTGGAATATTGAATCTATGCGATAGATAAACGGCGGGAATTAATCCGCCTCTAGATAAGCCAATAATCAAATCAAACTTATCATTTGATGTGACTGCAATTAATTGAAGCATTTTAACTCTAAAATCATTTATATTCATAATAACGTATTCCACATATGATTAATTTGTTTAAAACATTTTGCAATATTTCTAGTTACTACTAACGCATTACGAACGCCTTTTTTAAAGCCCATTACTTCAAATAATTCATCACGAGTATTTACTTCTAATAATACCGTACTCAATGTATTCAAATCAATTAATCTATTTTTAAAGTTTAATTGGATATCATATCGTTTAAACATTTCATTTAAAAAGTTTAATGCGAATAATGTATTATAGCCCGCTATTTGTATAGTTTGAGTTTCAAATGCTTCGAAAATAAAACCGCCAATTTCTTCCGCCGCTTCTAATTCCGAAATACCATTTTGTTGTAGGTATTCTATTGTTAATCCATGAACGCGTTCGGCGTCGGATTCCCATATGGATTTACCATCCCATTTAATTTCGACATATAATTCATCTAAAATATTATATTTTTCATCTACTATTACTAACCCCCAAGATAATGGTTGATAATATTTTCCATTACCCTGCAGACTAGGATTAAATAAATTCTGAGAATTTAAACCAGATGTTTCACAATTAATTATTAATCTTTTCATTTCTTACCTACAAGTTAAATTTACTTTTATTTTTGCATTATATCCCGACACTGCATTTTCTAATAATGATTTATAAACATACAAATAACCATATCGCATAATCGCTTCATTAATATCTTTGCAATTACCAATATCTGGTATACTTACTGACCAGCCAGCATCCAATGCATTAAATGCTGCTTGCTTACCATTTCCGTATCGATCTGGAATATAAATCTTTTTTCTACGACTTTGATTTATAATCTCTATTTTTCTTTTTGTTAATTCATTACCTAAAATCGACATACCCTTTATATGATACGAATCAAAAAAACCTTCGGTAATAAATAATGGCTCATCCGTAAATTCTCGGATTAGTTCATAACCATATAAATTTACAGAATCACCCGAGGTAATTGAATTAATGTATCGATCTTTTTTACTACTACCAAAAGATCTACCTTGATAAAAAATAAGTTTACCTTCTCGATAGTATGGGATAATTAATCTATTATTCCATTTTATTTCTTCTTTAGTTTTATTACTTTTTGATAAGAAAAAATTATTATCGTTTTCAATTCCTCTAGTTTTTAAATAATCTAATGCTATATTTGATTCTATGTCTGAACCATCCATAATAATTTTATAAAAATGATTCGGTAATGGTATTTCAATTATAGGATTATTTGTATCTACGGTTATAGTAGGACGCTTTGCTTTTTGTTTGCCTAATGAATTTAGAATAAGTCGCTGTATTTCTTCATACGGGATATTAAATGCTTGTAAAACAGTTTTCATATCATCAGTGATAGTACCATTATTAAAATAGCTAGCTTTTGTGCTGCAATTAAAACAATGGTACACTACACCTTCATCTTTTATATTAAATCCACCTCTAACTTTATAATCATGGCAGACCGCGCATTTAACCGAATACCAGCCTTTACTATTAACATTTGATGGTAATTGAACATATTTTTTAATTAGATTTTGCATTAATATAAAAGTAAATTATGATTTAAGTTAATTTTTCTAAATTTTTAATATAATTGGTAATTGAATGATTAACAAAAAAGTTAATTTTACCTTTTTTAATACCGATAATAAAGCCTTTTATTCGGTCTTTAATCAATTGCCAAGTATTTACGACGGCTATATTTCCGTGATGATCAAAATAATTTAATTTACCGTGATGTCTATACGGATATAATGGATTTCTAGTTACTATATCGGCATTATTAACCCATCTATAATGTTTGATATTTAAAGTATTCATATGATCGACGTAATCATGATTGCCGACTCGAGGACTACCGAATGTGAATAAAATAGGATCGGCTAATGTTTTATCTTCGTAGCATCTAGTGGTTATGATAGTAGCCATAGCTGCGCCTAAACTATGGCCAGTAATCCAAACTTTACGATTGCTATATTTAGTTAAGATTGCATATATGGTTACCCAAATGCGATCGACACTATGTTTAAACCCACAGTGGACTAGTCCATTACCATTCATACTGGGAACCAAATTAAATTCAATATCTGCGGCAATATCAGCTAACTGATTTGGTTCAGTTCCTCGACAAACGATTATAATATCATTTTTATCCCATAATGCGTAAGTTTGGGTTCCATGATAATTAACAAACATACTATCATAGCCAAGATCATCAAATTTACGATTATCTTCGTATGATAAATTACTAAGTTTTGCCATAAGCAGAGATTGCTCATTAAAAGTTAATTGCGAAATCATAATTATTCCTTAAAGATTTATGTTAAATTATGATCTATATTTAGTATATTATAAAACCCATACTAAATCAAGCAATTAAAATTATATAGTATTATTTTTAGTATAAGTTGCGAATAATAGTTTATTTGGAATAGCTTCTTCGTAATTAATATCCCACGAATCATCAATTAATTCGCCCGGGAAAAATTGATCGCAATTATAATCGTGATTAATAAAGCTAATATGCATTTTATTGCATATTTTTATAGCTTCTACGAATAATTGATATCCGCCGATAATAAAAACATCAGTTTTCGATTTTTCAATAGCTTGGTGAAGCGATGCAAATGTTTTTGCACCTTTGCATTTATGTTTTGGATTTGATGTTATAACGAATGATGTTCGATTCGGTAATAAATCAAGTTTAATTGGTTTAAGTTCAGCTATTTCATTATAGGTATTACGCCCCATAATAATTGTATTACCAGTAGTTAATAATCTAAAATTTTTTAGATCAGTTTTTGAAAATTCTTCATTAATCCAAGGAATTTGTTTATTTTTTGCAAAACCGCCACGTTCATCACAGCAAACAATTATGCTTATATTTTTCATAGTTTATTTGTAGTTATTTCATTTATTGATTTAATTAATAGTAATTCTTGCTTATCGATAAATTTAGTCCAATGCAAGTCATTATCGACTGGCGTAATTTCTATTAATATTTGAGTTGTATTTGACATAGTTAATTTTTTTTCTACGAATCGACCGGTAGCTCTAACTTCAATTTCACCATTCGGACTACTATATAGATAATGATCAGTCATCAAAATAACCTTTACCTGCACCAATCCATTCAATATCTTCTTCCGAATCATCTAAATAAAATTCAATCCATGAATCAATATTCTTAAATTTTTTATCTTCAACAACATCAAAAACTTGACCATCCGATTGAATAATAATACCATATTCTTGAATAATTTCATCAGATGATAATGAATTAATATTATTTTTAACTTCTTTTTCTAAAGCATTTAAAGTGCGGTTAATACTCATTTGATAATAAATTGGTAATACTTTATATAAAATATAAGCTGATTTTAATATTAAAATCAGCTTAATGTCGACTAATTTATGGTTAGTCTTAAGATATATTTATGTCCTTAAAATTCGATCTGACTATATCTAGGTGAATTAACGACGATCATCATCATTTCTTCCGGTGTTGGAAAAGTTTCCATTCCTAAATATTGTAAGATACTAGGACTAAATCCAGAAATCATACAAGTATTTTCCGTACTCTTTGTTACTGGTAAATTACCGGGTCTAGCATTAACATTCCAAAATACTAATTGTGGAATTTTATATCCGTTAACTTCGAATCGTTGTTTCATGGTATCATAAAATGATTCAATTCGTCCAGAACTAGTATCTTTAACACAACTATCAAATTCCATATCTGAGATAATATATAACGTTTTTACCATATCTTGGGGCGCTATATTATAATTAATTGCGGTATTTAAAACTAAATCAAATACTCGTTCTAAATTAGTATTCATATCCCACTGTGCATTATTAATACTTGTAACGCGTTTATGGATTGTATCACCAACTACTGATTGTAATGTTGGGTTTTCACTAAATGTAATAAACTTATTATGATAAATTCCTTTAGCTCGCTCACTAAAATATAGCGCTAATGAAATACATACATTTATAGGTAAACCACTCATAGATCCACTAACGTCAGCAACAACTAATGCATTAGGATCTACATCAAAATCTGCTAAATTTTTCCATAGAATTTCTGCTTCATCTGGAGTTAATTCGGCTCTATAATCTAAAATCTTTTCAATAATTTGATATGGATATAATGATTTTGCATTAACCTTTACTTTACCGGCTTGTGCAGCTGCAATAAATTCGGCATAACGAACTTCGTCATTTCTATTAAATGCTTTTCTATGTTTAATTAAACATTGGCCTGGTAATTTATTATATTCAATTTGATCCCAATTATTAGACGCCATTTTATTTTCAGCTACATTTAAATATTCATTTAAACGTCTGCATAATTTACGATACGATTTTTCATCTAAACTCATATATTTACGAATTTTATGTCCGATACGCACTGATTCTTTAGATGATGTATTGATTCGTTTTAGCCATTTGCCTAGTAATGAAATAGATTCATTATTATCCATAGCAACAACATCTTTTTGAATTTGAATGTTGATTAAATCTAACATATATTGTTCTAATGATGTATCGACGACTGAGTAAATATCATCCCATCTACCGTATTCAGCCACTAAATCTAATAATTTTTCAGTTGGTGTTGGATAATTAATAGCGAGCCATTTTAATTGAATTCTAAATGGTCTGCGTTGACCTTGCCCGCCTCTAACATCACGGAACATAAATGCCAAACGAACTGTAGCTAATTGATTTTCTGAAAATGCATTAGTAAATAAATTTAAAATAGCAGAATCATCCCACGAACGGATTGAACCACCAGTTGCAAAAAAATCAACACATTTACTTAAAGAAGTTTTATGTGTAACTGCTCCATTTTCAGTGTAATCAAAATTCGCTTGTTGCTCCAAGGCATCAATAAAAGTCATAATATTATCTCCAATTAATAAAACAATAAAAAAGCTATTATACCGAATATCGTCGACAATATCAATATAATAGCTTCTATAATAAATGCGATAAGATTCATTTTTTTAGTCTGGGTTTAAAATGCCGGATATAAAATGATTGCTGTTAGAATCTTAACATCGCTTAGTTTCGAAATATTGTATTGCTGCGATAATCTTATACAAGATTATTCGATTTGGTACATACTTAACTTTAAGTTATTATGTATCGTTTCCAAATCTATGAAGTCGAGATTCACTACTAGTTTTCAATTTGAAGTGAAATTTGTATAGGTTGCTGATGGAATCTCTTTACTTCAGAATAATTATATTATAATCGCAGCTCATTAGTCAAGCTTTTTATTACTAAAATGTTTCAAATCCTAAATCTAACAAGATTTGTTCGGTTTTTGATACATTTAGTGGTTTATCTACAAATGATTTAATATCTTCAATCCGTGCTTTGATATATCTCGGTAAATCATCTGATAATATTAGTTCCCGATTATAATAATTAGAAAAGCCCATATCATTAACCGTTACTTCATGCCAAACATCACCATCCAGTTTTTTTTCGACTTTAGATTCCAAAACAACTTGAATATTAAATTTGCGACCTTTATATTCGAATACTTTATTATATTGTTTGGACATATTAATCCCAGGCCTCAGCCCAATTACCGGATAAACCACCTTTTACGTAAGATGTTACCTTAGCTTCAAAGAAATTAGCATGTTCTGGAGTACCCATTAATTCATCCCACCATGGCAATGGATTATCTTTAACTCCAAATTCACCTTTAAATCCCATACTAATTAATCGGCGATCAATTAAATATTTAAAATAGGTTTTAACTTCATCTTTAGTTAAACCTTCTAAATCACCCATTTCAAAAGCAAGATCAATAAATTTTTCTTCTAATTGCCAAGCCATTCGAGCCATATCATAAACATTCTTTTTAAAATCGTTTGTAACTACTCGAGGATGCTCTTCTACATACTGTTTAAATAATAAAATCAAACCATCACAATGATCATTTTCATCTAATGCACTCCATCGATTAACTTCGCCCATTCCTTTCATTTTACCAAATCGTTGGAAATTAATTAACATAACAAATGAACTGAATAAACAGACCCCTTCAGTAAAAATATTTTTAATAAGTGATAATGCTTTACCGGTTTGAGACGACGTGTTATTATCGCCCATAAAATCAATTTTATCGGCCATTTCCTTGTATTCTAGGAAAGCCTCGAAATCAGTATCAGGTAAATTTAAAGTCGAATTTAAGGCCGAATATGCCCGCTGGTGTATCCCTTCTCTAGCTGCAAATGAAATTAACATTTGTTGAATTTCATTATTTTTAAAAATAGGAATTAGGTTCATTGTATACATTGAAGCAACGGTTTTATCACTTTCGGTAAATAACCGTAGAATTTGATGAATTAAATTCCGTTCAGATGGAATTAAATGATTTTGCCAATCCGCAACGTCACCACTAAAATCAATTTCCTGATGAGTCCAGTGCAATTGTTCTGATTTTTCAGCTAATTCAACAGCCCATGGATATTTAAATGGTTTATATGTTTTTGATGGTTCTAATACGGACATAATTATTCCTATGAATTTAAAATAAATTTAAAATGGGGTTAATTTACATTAACCCCGATGAATATTAGGCTTGACAAGCAATGCATTCGTTATCAGTTGCTTGACTTTCATAATCTTTTAATGCATCGCGAATTATTTTACCGGATACATTTTCTAATTTAGCTTTTTTCTCAGCTCTTAAATAATATAAAGTTTTTAATGGATGTCCGGGTAAACTTTCATCTCTTGAAAATGCTCTGCGGTGATGTTGATTTAATGTGCGTTTTGAAACGCCTTCTTTATAAAATAAATTAATTGATGAGGCTTGATCGATAAATTCTTGTCTAATACGAGCTTGGTCGATTACATATCGCATATCAATTTCATCGCCAACTTTAAATACATTTTTTTCATGATCGGTAAATATACCGTCTATATTTTGGATTGAACCGCCATTAGCTGTAATTTCACGCCAAGTCTTATCATAATCACAATCTTTAGATTTAATAAGTTGATCTAGATATTTGTTTTTAATTACATATGATCCAATTCTAGTTCTGTGTGTGTAAATATTTGCTTTGATTGGTTCAACTGATGCTGAAGTTAATGCGATAATCGAACTATTTGCATTAGGTGCTATAGCAATAACCGTTGCATTTCTACGACTAGATCCTTTTAAAAATAAAGGCTCTCCCCGCTCAGCTGCCATTTTTTCAGATTCACTTACGGCCTTAGTATAATTATTTTTTGCTATTTGATATGCGTGTTGCATTGATGATCCTACACCGCCCGATTCAAACGCGATATTATGTTTCATCAAATAATTATGCCATCCCATTAAACCCAATCCGATATCTCTACCGCCTTTAGCAGAACGAACGGCTTTTGATATCGATTCTGGTGCGTAATCAATAAACCACTGTAAAACGTTATCTAAGAATCTAGTAAAATCTTCAACTATAGTAGTATCTTTCCATTCATCATAATATTCCGCATTTAATGATGATAAACAACAAACCGCAGTTAATCCATCTTGATTACTTTGGCCTGATATGTTATAGGTTTCAGCTCTAGTTGGTATAATAATTTCGGTACATAAATTTGATGCATTAATTTTAAGACCATTTTTTGCTAATGATGGATGCATTCTACGATTTGATTCATCGACATAATGAATATAAGGTTCGCCAGTTTTAAATCTAGTTTCGATGATTTGTTGCCAAACTTCTCTAGCATTAACTGTTGCTGTTACATTTTTCGAATAAGGATCTATTAAATCCCACGGAAGATTATTATCGCACGCATCAAGGAATGCATCGGTTATATTTACCGCAATATGCGAATTAAATGATTTTCTATTAATATCACCACCCGATGGTGTTCGAGCCCCAATAAACTCAATTAAATCCGGATGTGTAATGTCGAGGTACCCTGCTACTGACCCTCTTCGGGTCCCTGCTTGATGATAATATAATATATTCGAATCCATAGTCTTTAGATATGGAATCGCGCCCGGACTTTTATCCGTAATACCTCTTAATCCCAAATACATACCAACACCGCCACCCAAAGTCGATAGAGTAGCTAATTCTTCGGCCGCTAATATTTGTCCTCTAAGAGTATCTGGAACCACGGGTAAAAAACAAGAAATTGGCATCGCTTTAACTTGTTTATCAGTAACAAACATACTTTTTCTTATATGGACATGATCCGGTGTATCATTCCAAGCACCTACTTTACCTTGCCATTCTCCCTCAATAGCATTTGATATAATAGGACTAGCAAAACAAGCCCATTGTTTAGATACGTACCCATAAATCCGTTGTGCTAAATCATAATCTCCATAACAAAAATTAGTTGAGGCTCTAGCGAAAGCTTGTTGTGGGCTAGTCTCATAATCGTTTAGATAATGTTTTCGCAATAACTCAGATGCAAATTCGCCATAATTTTCGTCCCTTTGTAAATCGACAGTGATGCCTAGATATTTTTCATTCATGAATTGGTCTCAGTTTTTGTTAAAATCTTGGAAAGTGAAATATTTATGATATTAAAATAGAATTATAAACCAGCCTTAAAAAATCATCAAGAAATAAGTAGCAAAACTAATACTTTAATTTTATCCATATAAAACAATAGGTTATCTAATTATAAAATCAAAATATCACTAAAATATAATATATTGCTTTAATTGATTTGGTTTTCTCGTATAGATCTCTATTTTTTATTGCTATATAATACAAATAAGTTAATTTACAAATTTAAAATATGAACTTAAAAGAGCATCAATTATTAGTTGATTTAAAAATTACTACTAAGTTTGGACAATTTATATTAGTAAACAAAAAGCATGGTAGTGTTTATAACCCGCATAAGCAAATATGGATATCGGATAATTATTTTACTAAATTTGATATAGCCGATATTCAGAAATTAAATTTAAAAACGCCGAACGACGTTAAACGGTTTTATATTGATTCTGTTATTAGTGGTTTATGTAAAACTGAAATTATTGAGTCGGATAAAAGTAAATCTAAAGCGCAGCGATGTTTTGAGCGATTGCAAGTAATTCATAATTTTAAGAATAGTCGAGCAATGATTCCAGTTAATTTAACTGATGATATGATTATGGCTGTTATGCTTAGATTTAAAAGGCATTATGATAAAAATCATATAAAACCATTTAATATTAATATAGATATCGCTTATTCTATTATTAATACGATATCAACTAAATATTCATATAAAAAATTTAATTATCGTCGCAAAAATAAAGATGATTTTCAAGAAAATGATATTAATAAGGGTTGGATACAAGTTAAATATTCTGAATTAGTTGAGTTATCGCATATTGATTGTAAATATTATTTAAAAGCATTAATTAATAGTGGTTATATTGAAACTGATAATTTATGGTGGCATATACCGGGAGCGCCTCCGGGAACAAATAAAGCGCGATGCTATAAATTAGCAGATCATTTATATCAACCGAATGAAAAAACGCATAGATTTGTAGATTATCAAACATATGAAATTAAATTAAAAATTGCAAAATATAAATCTAGATTGAGAAAAGAATCTCAAATCGATAATATAAAATATCAGTTATTAATGGACGATGTTGAAACTTTATTTTATCAGATAGATGAAAAACAAATATACGATTATTATAAAAATCGACCGCATGAATTTTACGAAACTGATGGTTCGATATCGCAGCTAATGGAAAAATTAAATGATCCGCATATTATAAAATTAAATGAACTAATTGAATTTATAGAACAGACTAAGGCGAATAAAAATTTTTATTATAATAATAAAGATATATTTGGCGGTCGATTCCATTCGATATTAACGAACACGCCAGCAAAATTACGTAAATTTATTCGTCATAATAATATACCGTATATTAATGTTGATATTAAAAATTCACAAATGGCGATCATCGCGATTATTGTTTCTCATCCAGATGTTGCGGAAGAGTTATTGAAAAAATGCGATGAGATTGAAGTTAATGGATTAAAAATACCATTATTTGAACATTATAAAAATGTAGTTAAAGAAGCTAATGTTGATTTAAAGTTACTGCAATCGTTTTGTAATGATGCTATGACTGGCGTAGTTTATGAAAAAATGGCCGATAGTAATAATGCGGATCGATCTATTGCTAAATTAGATGCAATGAAGATATTTTTCAGTAATAATAAGCAATTTACTGCATTAAAGCAAGAATATGGTAATGTTTACCCCGAATTAATAAAATTATGCAATGCATTAAATGTAGCTGGCGGAATTCATATAATACCAAAATTAACACAACAAGCAGAAAGTGAAATTTTTATTAACCGAGTAGTTAATGAATTTTTTAAACATAAAAAATATCCGGCGGCAACGGTCCATGATTCTATTATGGTACATCCATCAGATTTAGAGTTATTTGATAAATGTTATAATGACGTATTTAATGAATTAGGATTAAATCCATTATTATTACGATATGAAAGTTCTATGACTGTAGCCGAAGCGGAAAATTATGGATTTTCTTATTACATTCATAAAATTAAATTACAAGAATTAATTAAAGATTATCCGAAAATAGATAGGATTATACCGGAACCATCATTTATCGATATATCAAATATGAATATTAATGAATTGATAGTTATATCTAATTATAATTTAAAGCCAAAAATCGAAGCGCATAGATTTAATTCATTACATATATAAACCTTGAAATTGTGGATATTGTATGATATAATTTAATTTTAAACGATTATTTTAAAGAGAATTAAATCATGTCCAGTTTTAGATATAATAATGCCAGATCAGTTTATTTAGTAAACGAAAAAAAAATACAATTTAGAATTGAAACGACAGTAGACGGTGAATTTAGCGGTTTAATCTACGCTACTTTTAAAAATAAAAATCAAATAAAATCAATATTCGGTAAGGAATTAGATGATATAACAAATGATGATTTGATATACTTCGTAGATCCATACCGCGGATCCGAATACCATGAATACTTAGAAGAAGCTGCGATGCAACATATTTTGCTATTCGGTGATAAAGAAGATGATTATCGCGACTTTTCGTTTTATAATATGTCTAAACGAGATCAATTAATTTTTTTAAGACATTTCGCACAAACTGCGTTAGATTTTTCCGATTTTGAAGTTTCTGATAATTTCGATGTAATTAATCATATTGAAACGCGATTTGTAGAAGATAAAAAGATTTGGGATGAAATAGCTAAAGCTGCAGGCAAATCTTTAACTATTTCATACCGACAAACAGAACTTTAATCTAACGATAATTCATCATCAAACGCATTCGTTTTCGCAATTGATAATTTATCTAGATAGCCGGAGTTTCTTAGTTCCTTGAAAACTAAATTTTCAACACTAAATTCACCGGCTTGTTTTAATCCCGCCTTGCGCATATTTTTAATTTTGTCTTGAACCGCTTTAATTGACTCAACTTCTTCATCTTTAGATGAAACAATGCGATCAATTATTTTCTTAATAGCTTTAGCTTTAATCTTAATTGCATATTCATCGACTTTAAGATCATGCAAATATGATGGTTTAAGATTCCACTTATTATTTTTAATACTATAAACGCCGGTTGCAGTTAAAATTTCATTTTTTAACTGTGCGTATAATTCAACTGGGTAATTGTATATAGTAATTTCATGAGTTTCACCCCATAATTTCTTTTTAGTGTCTAATAAATCCTCTAAATCAATACCATCCGATTTACCGCGATGTTTCGGCACATCTAATATAATATGCAAATCCATATCTGAATATCGAGTATAATTATAATTTGCTAAACTACCAGTAAGAATAATATCGGATATAGGGAAATCGGGTAATTCTAAATATTCATAATATTCATCTGCGATTTTTAATAATTTTTTTCGTATTTCTGGTTTTAATGTATCATCTTCCCATACAATTGAGTTTAAATGCCGATGATATTTAAAAGCACTTTCGATAAGAAATTCAGTAAATGTAGCCATAGTAGTAATTTAAAAATATAAAACTATTATTTATTATACATGTTATCGGATAATACTAATTAATATATGTTTGATTTAATTACTAAAATATATTATAATTATACATTATAACTTGATAATAATTGAGGGCTGTATGAATATAAATGAGCATTGGGCAATGGAAGGCCATCAACCTAGAGATTCCCAAATTACTGCGTTTGATTTTATGGTATCAAATTCAGATAAAAAATACTTATTTTTAGAATTACCGATCGGTACCGGTAAATCTGCATTGGGTGTTACTTACGCGAATTGGATTAAGACATTAAATGCATCCCAATTGGCATCATATATTTTAACACCTCAGAAAATATTACAAGAGCAATACGAAAAATCATTTAAGTCAAATAATTTTACATCATTATACGGTAGAAACTATTATCGTTGTAATACGGTAAATGGTAATTGCGAAATGGGTAATATAGTTAAAGCATCATGCCCCGGATGTCCGAGTAAAGCCGCCCATACTAGAGCTATTAATGCAGACCATACTGTATTAAATTACACATTAGGTTTAATATTATTTGGCGGTAATTCAAAATACGAACGCCGCAGTTTAATGGTTTTCGATGAATGTCATCAATTGGAAAAAATATTAACTGATTTTAATAATATGATGATAACGAAATATAATTGTACAAAATATAAGATTCCGTGGATTACGAGTCGGACTATAGAAGATATACAAAAATGGGTTAAAGAATTGTATTGGCCATCAATGGATGAGCAATATACCGCATTATCGGATGAATGTGAATTAATAGATAATACAAGAAAATTATCATCGGAAGATATTAATAAATTAACTACATTATCTACATTATCAGAACACTTAAATACTGTTAATTCGTTTATGATGAGAACGACCGATGAATTATACGATAATTTTATTGTTACTGGCGATGACGATAGTATTAAATTAAAATACATATTCGGTCGTGAAAATTTTCACGACGTTTTAGAACCGAAAGCTGATAAGTTTTTGTTTATGTCGTCGACTATATTCGATTATACTGAATTGTGTAAAAATTTAAATATTCCATTAGAAGAGACTGCGTTTATTTCATTAGAATCCGAATTTAATAAAGATAATAGACCGGTTATATATAAACCGACTATGAAAATGAGTTACGGCTGGGATCATGCAAATAAAATAAACGAACGTAAGGTTTTAATTAAAAATATTAAGTTTTTATTAAAACAACATACTGATGAAAGCGGAATTATACATACTGGAAATTTTCAGATTGCTAAATGGCTTGTTTCTGAATTAAGTAATGGAACCCATGAAATATTTCATCATAATCCGGGTTCAGGAGATAATAGAAATAAAATCATTAGTGCATATATTAATAGTAGAAAACCAAGTTTGTTAATATCACCTAGTATTACTGAAGGTTTAGATTTAGTCGATGATAGGGCTAGATTCGTTATTTTCGCTAAAATTGCATTTGGTAGTTTAGGCGATGCTTGGATTAAAAAAAGAATGGATATGTCGAATAATTGGTATTTAATAAATGCATTAACTGACGTAATTCAAGGATGTGGTAGAGTAGTTCGATCTCACGATGATTTTGGCGTTTGTTATATTTTAGATTCATCGTGGGAATACTTATTTAATAAAACAAAACATCATATTCCTAGATGGTGGTTAGACGCATACCATAAAATGTAAAAAAAAGCTGGACTTTTATAAAAACCAACATATAATTAGATATTCGAGGCTAAAATACCTCTTATTTTTATTTCAATTTATATCGGAGATCACGATGGCAACAACCACATTAACAATTGGCGAGCAAAATTTAGAAGTAGCATCTTTACCAGAAAATATTCAGCGTATTGTGGCGGCTTATGATGAAGCGGTAGTTCGTGCGCAAGCTGCAGAACAAGACTTAATTCATTCTAGTTCAGCTAGTAAATGGTTATTCCATGAAATTAATCGTTTAGTTAGTGCGTTATTAACAGAACAAGAAGAAGGTTCTGAAGATGGTGAAGCAGTTACTGAAGAATCAGAAGAAGTTTAATTTTTTATAAATTTAAACTTCTAACCGGAAAATAATAAAATATTTTCCGGTTTTTTTATACTTATTAAAAATGGACATTCAAAATGGATGAAATCATTAAAGCATTATATAATATAACTATTACTCCGAAATTAACAAAACAAATATTAGATTTAATCGAAGATAATAATAAAATTAATGACGATGAATCGTTTATTAATAATGCGATATCAAAATATGACCCATCCAATAGTAAATATACTATTGCTAAACAATTATTATCGAATCAAATAAAATATTATGAATTAGCTAGCTCCGAAAATAATACTATTTCGCCAGATATACAAAATCTAGGGTATAATGCAATATTGCAATTTATAGATACTTCGATTATTTTAGATATATTCGGAACTCAACCAATGTCCGGCCCAGTGGGTTTAATATATCATTTACAAATGAAAGAATCGGATGATAGTAGTAATTCCGGCGCTACTCGATTATCGATGGAATTTATATCAATGGCAGTCGAAGCGATATCTAAAAAAATGCAAGCTAGTTTTTCCGTGGAATTATTACAAGATTTAAATGCAATGCATCAACCGTCATTAATAAATGAAGTTTATAATGCGGCAAATGTACAATTAATATCAGAATTAGAAAATTACTTAATCGGCGAATTACTAACAGTTGTAGAAACGGATTATAAATTTATTGATGCGTCAGTAGATCAAATCTTAACTGCAATTATGATTACTGCGAATAATATCGCTAAAAAATCAAAAAGAGGTGTCGGAAATTTCGCAGTAATTTCTCACGAATTATTCGCTCGATTTATAGGCCACCCATCATTTACTATATCTGAAGATGGTGAATATATCCGAGATGAATATTTAAAGAAAGAATCGAATATAGTTAATGGTTTTTGTGGTAGTGTAGGCGGCGTTACTAATATTATCGCATATACTAACGACTCAATTTTAACTAATCAAATTTTAGTTGGATATAAAGGATCAACTACTTCTGATTGCGGAGCTTATTTCGCCCCATACCAATATTTAATGAATGGCGGCGCGAAATTAAATGAAACTAATATGCAGCCATCAATGTCTTTCCTTTCTAGATTCGGTTTAAAAATATTTGAAGATACTCCTAAATATTACGGATTAATTTCATTATAAAAAAAAGGGCCTATAAGGCCCTTTTTTATTTACTCATTACCGAACATATCAAGCAATCGATTTCGCTGAGCTTCTTTTGCGTTCTTTAATTCATTATTAGTCACAACAAATTTCGATACCGGAGCCCCGGTCGGTCCGATCTTCGGATCAGTTACTCTTAATGCATTTGCATTCCATGATAAATGAACCGTCTTACCAACACCATCAGAACTTCTAGTTTTTAATAATAAGAAAGCCATCTCCCCCTGTTGTTTCATTATATCAGTAAAAATAATTGATATGTAAACATCACAAGTTTGAATTTTTGAAATACCACCAGCAATATGACTATGATTTACTTCTTTAGCTTCAACCCCGCCTCTATTTTGCTGAGATGCGCTAATACCTATCATATTATAATCAACTAATATTTGTCTAAATTCTTCAGATGCTGCTTTATCTTTTTGATTAACATTATCCGCCGATATGCGATCATTAGTTCCTAATAAATCTATATAATCTAAAACAATACAATCCGGAATACATTTTCGTTTTAATTCAAATTCTCGCAATAAAGCTCGTAATTGATTAGATGTTGTTCCTACCGGCATCTGCTCAATAAACAACATACCTGAATTCGACGACGCTGCATTTTTAATTTTAATAGCAGCTTCTTGTTTATTTTTTTCAATATCTCGTTGATTAATTCCAGTTACCATACTGACGTAACGTTTATAAATCATCGAAACCGATAATTCTAAACTAACATATAAAACATTATACCCCTGCTCAACTAAATTTAATCCAATATTAGCCATAACCATACTTTTACCACCGCCACTATTCGCAGCTAATAATAAAAATTCGGTTCTTCTCAAACCATCACCTAAATAATCATTTAATAACGAATAACCAGATGATATAGCCGGCTGAGATGATATTTGATCTAACATGATATCCGGATCATCAAAAAAACTAACACCAACTGTTTTATGAATGGCTACTTCGGATGCTTTATCAATAATACTTTTAATTTGATGGATATCTTTACCACCAGCGATAATCTCAGATGCTTCGAAAACTGCTTTCTCTGCCGCTTTAATCTGACAAAAGAATTCAACTTCATTGATACAGTATTCAATTTTATCTTTTGTTAATTCTTGATGTTTAAATTGTATATCTGACTCGGCATATACTTGATCTAAATCAGGTAATGCACTAAATTGATCAAAATATTTTTTAATAAACTTAACCGCATATCGATATTCAGGATCGAAATACTTATATTCGATTATATTGTTAGTAATAGTAAATACGTCTGCAGATGATAACAGATATTCAATAATTAATTTCTGTTTTTCCGGATTCATATAGTCCTCTATTTAATTTTTGATTTGTAATACTTAATTTGGTTTTCTAAATCTCGATTTTTTCGTTTTTCATTTTTCAACTGCTTATTTAAAGTATCGATTAGCTGCTTTAAATACACAATATATTTCTTTTGATCTTTTTCATCCATAATTACATGCCTTAATTGGGGTTTAAACGGGATTTCTTAAGAATTAATCATATTGCATAACAAATAATATATCGACCGCAATAACAGCAGATACGCCCAATATAATACATATTATACTATATTGAGCGCATTTAATCAAGATGATTATGGATTATTAACTAAGACATTCGGATAACAATCGCGAATTATACTAGGAGAACAATATAATTCACCATTCCTGATTTCATTGTTGGTTGAATTTAAATCACTCAATAAAACAACTCTATCATATATTTTATCAATAGGATCGGTACTATTGGATAATAAAATATAGATTGGTTTTTCTTCGAAAACAAATTCTTTATTAAAATACAATTTTTCATTCGAAAAGGCAATTTGAAATGTATTTACCTTAAAAATATTACCAAATATAGTAACGTCAAAAATTGGGACATTATCATGAGTTCTACCCCAAGCCAAATACGGATTATTAGTCGTTAATGGATAATCAGTAATTAATCTAGAACCTAACATAATAGGCGGTAAATAATTTAGTGACTCTATATGGGTATGGGTAGCGACTGTAAGATACCTATTTTTTGTACATTTAAAATACTGATCTGAAGTCTCTATATCATAAGTATCGATAGATTTATCATACGATAATAATTGAGCCGCTCCAGATCTAGGCTGTCTAAATTTTATATTGATATATTCATTATCGATATACGTTAACTCATAATCATAAACCCGTTCTAAAACATTATCAATATAATTAAAAACTAAAACTTCGGGATGATTATTTAACTGATGTTTTATTCGCCAATTTTTAACTGGTTTCACTTGATTAAAGGTAAAAATATGATCCTGTTTAATCCAATCAATATAATCAGTCGCCGGCGGCTCCTGCCCTCTACTAATATTTTTATTATACTTAATAAAGAACATTTCACCATTGCAATCAGCAGAAATAACACATCGATACATAGCCGGAACTGTAGTTATTAAATCGATTTGTCTATTGCATTTATTGCATTGATATAAAATAGTCATTAGTCTTTTGATTTCGGAATAATAATTGAATCGTAATCATCCATAGTTAAACATTCGGATTGACGTTTAGTAATACGCTCAGCTACTTCATGCAAATCCATATCAGTTTCCGAATCTTCTTTAGCCCATTCCAATAATCGAATGAATAATGGAATATCCATTGTTACTTTATCTTCTTGTTCAGTCGGATGATTGGTATTTTGAGTTTGATGATTTGGTTCTGCAGTCTGTGATTGTGGATAAGCTGGATGCATATTTCTAGGTTTATCATTATACATTGCAGTTGTATGATTAATAGTACCGCCGTTTAATAATTCATGTAAATTCATAGGTATACCTGTTAGTTTTATTTTGAAATCGATTGATTATACTTCGCCAGATAATAAGCATCAGTTACATCATATAATCCAGTAGATGTTTTATATTTCGTTTTAAATAATGCTTTTATTTCTTCTGGTAACGAATGCACCATCATCGTTTTAGTTACTTTTACTTTTGAACTCCCACCAGAACCAGTAGCAAATTTCTTGATCGATTTCGGAGATATTATATTTATGTCTAATACTTTTAACTGAAACCGTATATGATTGATAATAATAAATTGCAAACCAGCTAAATCTCTAGTCGCACTACCGCGTTGACCGAAGGATAAACCCTCCATTGAAAATTTAAAATCATTATAATTATTACATAATGACGTAATACTATTTACTACATTATTTGCACGATCGTGAATATCACCATCATGGATCGACGTTTTAAAAACACCAAAATCTAAAACATCATTATCTTTTATTACGCAATACCCAGTACTAGTATATGATTGATCTATCCCTATAAAAACGGTCATACTTATATCCTAAATGTTAATATTTAGAATATAATATATGACCGGTGGATATTAGCCAATTAAATTGCTTTTATACTCGATTTTACTAAAATCATTATCCATAGTAATATGCATTACTTGATCAAATAAATTACTAGTTTCCGCTCTATGAGTAATAATATAGATTGTAATTTTATCTTCGTATGCTTTTTTCTTTAAAATCGAAATAGCTGCAGAAATACCACTTTCATCTAAACCGACATCTAAACATTCATCGCACATAAACACATTAACTGGAGCACTCATCTTTTGTCGTACATCTCTAAATGCTAAAGTTAATGCTATATTAACTCGAGATTTTTGACCGTTGGATAATTTACCAAATGGTCTTTTTCTACCTAATTTTTTAATTTCTGCAGCCATAGCAGAATTAAATTCAACTAAGAATGGTAATCCCATATCTTGTAGATATTTTTGAACTCTACTATTTAAATATTTTAAATTCGAATTTAATAGAGTCTTTCTTACGAAACTATCTTTTTTAGTTAATAATTTTAAAAGAAAATCTTGATGCGCTGATAGATTCTTTAATTTATCTAAACCTTCAGTATCTATCGGATCTAATTCGATTTGCTCTAATTCAGTTAACTGTTCTAAATAAACATTTTTACTATCTTTTAAATCAGATATCTTAGTTTTAATAGTATCAATTTCGTGCTTAATATTTAAAATTGCTTCTAATTCTTTCACCGACATTTTAGATAATATATCATCATGTTCCAACATTTTCTCTTCGATTGATTTATCTAATTCATCTAAAAAATCAACCATTTCTAAAATATTCTGATTGCATTCATCTATCTTAATAGTACATTCATTAATTTTTTCTTCGTTATGATAATGTTGTTCGCAATACGGGCATTTACTATTTTTTAAGCTCACTAATTCTGATTCTTTTTGATCTTTAATCGCATTTTGTTTAGTATAACTATTAGATAATGTAATTTGCTGTTGTTTAAATTCATTAATTTCAAGCTTCGCAGTTTTTACTTGATCATAATATGCCCGTTCCTGATCTATATTAATGCAGCTAATTTTTTCTAAACGTTCATTATAATGAAATATATTTTGTTTAACTGTAGAATCATGATTTTCTGCTTTATTTCTTGCATTTTCGATTTGCTGATTTAATCTACTTTGTTCTTGTCTAATTTGATCAATTTTCGATATATGTTGTTTAACTGCAACTTCATTTAATTTAATTTGATCTTTTAACACTTGAGCTTTTTCTGCTAATATATGTAAATCAAATAACCGTTCCATAAATCCAGTTTGTGATGATTTACCGGTCGCAGTTACGGGCAAATCAAGGAATGGTGAATTAGTAGCAGATACTACAATCATACGTGAAAACATTTCGTACGTCATACCTAATACAGTAATTATTAATTGATCAGTCGTTCTAGTACCATCTAATGAAATTTCATGATCATCTTCAAATACTAATTCGGTTTTATTATGATATAGTTTAACGAAATTTCCATTTGCTGATTTACCAACTTTTCTTGCTCGTGTTACTTTATAATAACCTTGAGTTGGTTTATGAAAAGTAACCGAGACTTCCATATCTCGGCCATTAATATCATTTACTAAATCATCAACATTACCTTCAGCCATAGTTGTATTATATAATGCAAATATTAACGCTTCGATAATGGAGCTTTTACCTACTCCGTTTGTTCCCGATATTAAAACAACACCACCTTGATTTAAATTAACTGAAGTGGGAACATTTCCATAGGATAAAAAATTTCTAATATTTAATTCGAAAAAGGTAATCATAATTGTATATAAATTTGGATTAATTGATTATTATCGATGCCGTTCGATTCGATGTTTTTACTTAACATATCAACAATAGCATCATTTATTGAAATAACTTTTGTATCTTCAATTTCTTCAATTCCGTCCGCAAAAAATTGAGTTGGTGGTTCTTCTATAGCAATATCAGCTAAATTATAAACTTCCATGATAGTTCGTTTAAATTCTATCATTTTACTATAATCCATAGTAATATCAGCTATACATTTAATATTTGCACCATCCGGTATTTCTATTTGATTATCAATAATAGTAGATAGATTGGTACTAATATATTTCGGACAATCAGGCCAATTAATAAAACTAACATCATCATTAATATGATCGTGAATTGCAAATCCTCGATCAAAATCATTAGCGTCACTAAAATCCATCGGAAATGTATTTCCGATATAAATGACATTATCAGTTATTTGTCTTTTATGAAAGTGACCTGAAAATACGCGTTTAAATTTACTATAATCCGTATGATCAGGTCCGCCTTGGAATTTAGTACTCGCCCCAGTTACAACAAAGCCGGAAAATTCAAAATGCCCATAGACATTTTTAACATTATAATCATTTAATGTTGGATATTCATAATGAAATAAGAACGGACTTAATAAAGCCCCATTACCTATATTTTCAACTACAGTAGGATGATCGATTACTATAAAATTAGTTAATTCATCAAACCAATGGCATGAATGAACTTCTCTACTATGTTTAGTATAAAGGTCATGATTTCCAATAATAAAATAAATTGGAATATTTAAATCGTTTAATAAACTAGCGCCGTTATAACTATAATATAAAGTAGATACATTAATAGCCGATCTATTTTCATGCCAATCTCCTAAAAATATAACATGATCAATATCTTGATTTTGTTTAATATGATTACAAACAAATTCAATAAATTGAATACAATGTAAATTATGTTGATCTGAGTTATTTTTTTTACCAAAATGAATATCGGTAAACATTAATGATTTGTTTAATGTTTTCATGTCGTTTTTGACTTACTCGTCATCGTCGGTTTCTGGAGTGGGTTCTTGGAACATAATTTCGGCTGGATTAAATAATAATGCTGGGTTTGATGCTACGTTTTCGTTTTCAGCATATTCAGCAGAAAATGAATGTGATGGATCTAATCCATTATTCACTAAAAGTTTATCTCGTATATTTCTATGTTTCTTCTCCATATTAAGGTATTGAACAAATGAGTAGTGTATATTTTGAGTATAATACGCAAATGGGTTATCAAATCTAGCTTCATCAAATGATCTCCAATTTTTTACAATATTTAATATAGCATAACTTTGCATATCAGCAATAAATGTGTACCGTGCGAAGTTGCTTTTTTTAGAATACCGCTCACATAATAACATAATCATTTTTGAAAATTCGTGGGTCATTTCACCCTTTTGTCTACTTAAAGCCAACTGCTCCAATAAATTGGCGTTACTTAAGTAGTTTCTTGGTATTCTTTTTTTCGACATCTTTCACTCCGTGAATTAACGTAAATTTTAATGATTATACCGGATTTAACATAAATAATCAATACTTTATATGTATTAATTTAGGCAAATCAATGACCCCGGATGAATTAGATAATAAATTTAAAATAAGATTAGAAGGAACTATTAGTAAAGACTTGGTCGTTTTTAATACCATGCCTACAATATCAGAGCAAAATTCAGCAATTTACGGAACATTAAATCCAACTCATTTAATTGGTAATTATCATCCGTACGAAAATTCACCTAGTCGGAAATTCGATCTTGGTGATATTAAATTAGTATCTAGAAATGCATTAGAAGCTAGACGTAATTTAAAAAAAGTATTAACACTAAGAGCTTGGACTAAAGCTTATTTTGGTGATACTAGCGGCCCAATGGGCGACCAGTTAAAAAATTGGTTAGGTGCACCACCAGAAGTTTTATTATTTTCCGCATATGCTTCAGAAACAAATAGAGGCCATATGGTAAAAATACCGGTAGTCTTAGAAAACTTTAGTATGTCATATCCTAATGACGTCGATTATATCCCAACATTAGCCGAATCGAATGATGATCAATTAGGTGGCGTTCCATTTCCTATAATAACAACAGTTACAGTTTCATTATTAGAACAACATTCCGCAGTTGAATTTGAAAAGTTTAACTTATATTCTTTTAAACAAGGCATTTTACCATCATTTTAATTATGAATCAATATAGTAGATATAAAATAGGTGGGTCGGTAGACGATCTAAAAAAACCCGGTTGGTGGAATAGACAAATCTTTACTAAGTCATATGATGACATAACTATTACTATTGATAAAAAATACAGTAAAAAACCCCATATGATCGCTTTCGATTATTTCGGTAGAAGTGACGTCGCTTGGTTCGTTATGCAATATAATAATATATTAGAGGTTAATGAATTAGTAGAAGGATTGCAAATTCAATTACCAACAATCAAACGATTTCATATGGGATTAATTTAATGTCAGCTACACCAAATCCACTCCACAAATATAGAAGCTACTCATATCATTTTATTTTATTAGCCGGCCCATCAGTTGAAACCACATTCGCTGATATCGATAATACAGAAGATAAATCTGATTTAAGTAGATATTCACACCCAGATAATGCAGCAGATAGATATACTGCAAAAACAACATCAGCCGGGAACAAATATTCGGTTATTTACAATTCAATGCAAGATGCCGATTTTAGTATTGTGGATTTGGAGATTTCTCACGTATTTCAAAATACACCCGAGAAAAGCTTAGGTTTTAGTTTAGAAGTTATGACGCTTCTAAATATGTCCATTTTAGAACCGTTTACTATGGATTTCCCAGCTATATTATTAATAGCTGCACAATCATCTGCCGGACTTAGTGACGGCGCTGATATATCAATGGCAATTGAAAGTTTAACTTTCGGATTAAAAATTATTTTTGTCGGTTATTTAGATGATTATAATAATAATCAACCCCACGTAATTGATAGTATAAATGTAATCCCATTTGAAATAACTACTATGTCGATGACCTTATCAAATAAGGGAACTAGTTATTCATTAAAATGCGCTAGTTTATTTAACGACGCAGCTAATAGTTCCGCATCGATGAATACTGGTGGGGTTTCATATAAATCAACCGCATTATTATCCGACGCATTACAAAAATTACAAGAGTCGGTTAATAAACGATCAGAAGAAAATAAATCAGCTTCATTGGTCCAACCAAATCAATTATGCGAAATTAAATTAGACGAAGCTTATAAATCAAATGAATATGTTTTAGAAGTTAGTGATGATCAGCGAGTAGCTCCTCCAAAAACATCACCAAAAACTAATAATACAACACCGCCGGATAAAGTTCCTAATGCCGCGAATTCCACTGCAAAAAGCCCATCATTAACTGATATGGCCGGATATAATATCCCATCGAATAATAATATCGGTAATATAAGAAATACTAACGGTAAAGGATTTCAATCTTATGCAACCCCAGAAGAAGGAAGAAAGGCATTAAGTAGACAAATTGGTTTATATTCATCTAAACATGGTATTCATAGTTTAAGGGCGTTTACTAATAGATATGCACCAAAAGGTGACGGTAAAAATAATCCAGAAGCTTATGCTCAATTTCTATCGAAACAAACTGGCGTTTCATTAGATGATAAGAATGTAGACTTTACAGATCCAAAAATTAACGAGGCTATGACTAACGCCGTCGCCAGAATGGAACAAGGTGGTGGTAAACATAGCGGTAAAGTAACGCCAGCTAATAATAAAAATAATAAAACCGACGTTGCAAATGAAGAAGTCGATTATATAATATTAAATACTTCGATCGGAGAACATATATTAGATTCAATACAAAAAATTATTAGTTTATGTCCAAAAATCCGAGAAGAATATAATATATCGGGCGATAAAGTTTTTTATAAACCAGTTATTAAATCATATACGTATTTTAATAAAGATAAACAAGCTAGAACGTTAATTTATTCTATTGAAAAAACGGTTATGGAAACCGAAGCATCAATCGACGATAAAGTAGCAGCTCAAAGTAAAGAAGACCCAGCTGTAAGCAATACTCAAAATAATAATCAAGTATCAACTGATGATACTAAATTACCATCAGTTTTAGAATATGATTATATCTATACTGGTAAAAATTTAGATATATTGCAATTTGATATGAGTTATAATGGTTCTTGGAGTTCAGGTCACGCTTTTAAATATTATCATCCACAATCTGTTATAACTAATAAGCAATTAAATGATAATGTAAAAGATATAACTGATCCGGCAGAAACGGACGGTGATAAAAAACAAACCGGAGCAATAAATCCGACGATAGGTACGGTTCCATCTAATAGATTAGCTAATACGCCGATATCACCTCCAGTAATGGATCCAACTAGAGCTGGATCTGGATCAATGGATCCACAAACATTGTTTCAATCTAGAAAAGTAATTTCTGATATTATTGGTCAAACCGCAGAAAAACATTCATTAAAAATAATCGGTAATCCATTATTATTAGCTGGTTATACGCCACCTAATGATACGTACGTTAATGCCGACGGAACTAGTAAATCAGCAGAAGAATCAAAAAAAGTAACCGAAGATCATAATAACAAATACGGAACTTCGGAATCCATGCCGACTTGTAAAGTGAACGTTCGAGTTCCAAAACCGTCATATATGCAAGGCGGTTCTGATGCATCTGCCGAAAATTATTATAGTACGCCGGGATGGTATCAAGATTCATATTATGTTTATCAAGTTGATAGTAAATTTAGTAAAGGTGAATTTACTCAAATATTAACATTATGTCCAGTTCCAGCTTCAGACGGTATGCAAGATAGTAATCAACCGGCTAAAAAAGGAGGAGCTGGTGGGGGTGGCGGTGGTGGTAATGGCGGCTTGGGTAATGGTAGTAACGGAGATCCAAATAGTACACCAGAAAGTAATGATAATTTAACCGCATTTATGAAAACTATAGGTAAATTAGAAACTGATTTAGCTGGCGATGATGGATATAATCAATTAGTTATGATAAGTGGACGTAGAACATTCGATGATTATAGCCATCATCCGTTTGATCCAAGTTATCCATTAAAATATCAACCATTCGTTTATAAAGATGGTAGAAAATCAACAGCTTCAGGTAGATATCAAATAGTATGGACTACATTTAATGATCATAAGCAATCTGATTTTAGTAAAGCTAGTCAAGATAAGGTATGTAAATTAATATTAAAAAGTATCGGTATTCTTGATTTGGTTATTGCCGGTAAGATAAACACTGCAGTTGCACATAAATCAAATGCATTAGGTAATCAATGGTCATCGATGCCGAGTTCAAAAATATCAACTATAATTAAATTGTATCATCAATATGGTGGTACCGTAACCGACGGACCTAATCCAGACGTAGTACAACCGACATCTGGGGGCGGTAATAGTAAATTAGTTCAAATCGCTTTAGGTGAAGTTGGATTTAAAGAAGGTCCAAATAATGATACGAAATACGGAGCTGAAGCAGGTACCAATCATAAAGCATGGTGCGCTGCGTTTGTTATGTGGTGTGCTAAACGAGCCGGTGCTGCAGTTCCAATGACTCCTCTAACTTCGGCTATGGCCTCACAATTTAAATCTCAAGGTAAATGGATTAATAATAGTACCCAATTACAACCAGGCGATATTGTTTTCTATACCCACAATGATGGTAATATCGGACATTGTGGTATAGTAGTTAAAGATAATGGAGACGGTACCTTTAATTCAGTAGAGGGGAATACAACGGGTGGTGGAGTAGCTACTAGAACTCATAGTAAGCGAGATGCTACTGGTTTTGGTAGACCGTAAGATTGATCTTTAATTATAAATGTATTATAATATTTTTAGTACTATAGTACTTTAACTTTTATATAGGAATATTTAAAAATGACTAATACATCTGAATTAATTTTACCAACTAGCCCAGCCGATATTAAAAAATTAAAAGGTATGATCGAGGAAGCGGCTTTATGTATGCAACGAATCGACGATCAAAAAGATCAAATGAAATCAATTTTTGATGCAATTAAAGATCAATTACAAATTGCTCCGAAACATGCTAGAAAGATGACAAAAACATATCATAAAAATAATTTTAGTGAAACCCAAGCTGAATATAGTGAATTCGAAGCATTATATGAAAGTGTTATGGGAATTGATGATTAAGTAGGTATTGCGATGGAATATTTAAAAGCTGGCGTTAATGTTATAGTTACTGGTATATCCGGCAGGTTTAAAGTTATTTCATCTACTTATCGAAATAATGGTATAATACAAGCAATATTGGATAATGGGGATTATCGATTATGTATTAGTCGCCCATTATCCAGTATTAAAAAAATACCAAAAGTAGATAACGAAATAGAGGATTAAGTATGGGCTATATATCAGCAACGATGAAACGAAATGATAAAGGTTTCGTTGAAGGTGATGAAGTTTATGTTTGGGAATGTATCGATCATAAACACGTACTAAAAAAATATCCGGGTATATTCGAATTTTTTATGAAGAATGATGAAGAAGGTGAACATACCAGTATTTTTAATGATAAATTAAAGAAATACGAATTCGATAATCTTCGAGATTTTCGAGCAGCTAAAAAAATGCTTATCGAAGAACGAGGTGAAAAATTATACGAATCGGATATAGGCGTAGATACTAAAGTATTATCAAAGTATTATTATAATCAACCAGCGCCCGATCTTAATATTATGTTATATGATATTGAGGTTGATTATAAATCGCAGACGTTCCCCGATGAAACTGTTGTTAAAATAAGAATGAAACCAAAATAATAGGAAAATAAAATGATTTTAGATCCGAAAGAATATGATACATTTCCAGGCCGTCAAAATAAATTAAAACATTATAATAGAAATGGATACCCAACGAAATCATTACAAGATTCTGATCCAGTAGTTCGATTGAATGCATATCGCAAATTAGGTTTTACTAAAGATGCACTAGCAGATGAACACCACGCTATTAGATTCGAAGCATACGCCGCATTGGGGTGGACTAATGATGCATATCATGACCCTATGGATTATATTAAAGCTTACGCATTATCCCAACCAGTGAAACGATAAATAATTTTTATTTAAATCAATCGGCGGAGTAGTATGGCGACTTATTTGAGGGCTAATATATCACAAAATCTAGTGTATACTCCGCCCGGTTATACGTATACTAATACTTTATCATCAATGGTAATTGATTATACTGGTAATAATTATAATATGACGTATGAAGGCACTATAGTTCGAAATTCAGTTTTATATGTAGTATGGGCGGAATATTCTGATAGTAGTGTTAATAGTTATATTAATAATCAAATATGGCGATACGCCGTTTTTGAAAATCAACAATCTGCGAATGAAGTTGCAAACTTCATTAATAATATTAAAATATACAAAGATCTAAAATTAAATGTTACTTATGATGTTCCGATAAGTGGTATTGGTTTATCTCCAATGTTAGTTACTCCGGATAGTGAAGGATATAAATCTAATGTTTCGGTTCCTAATCCAGCATCTTTTACTAGAACTAATACTACAATGTTCTCTCCAGATACGCCAACTAATGCACCGAATAGACCGTATCTTACTATCAGAACAACAGCGACACAAGAAGTATTTAATTTTTATTCATTCCCCTGGTTAACTACGACCTGTAAATTCGGCAATGCATACGCAACTAGAATATTAGCATCAGTTTAAAAATAATTGATTTTAATCAATATTTCAAGTATAATATAATAAATTAAATTTACCTAATTAAAAATATATTATGGATAACTTAGAAGTCACTTTGGGTGAAATTCGACAATTACCTAAAAAACAACAAGAACAAATTGAAATATACGACGAACAAACTAAAAAATGGATTTCGTATACTAATTCAAAATATGAATATAGTGGTCCGACGGGTTTTTCAAGTCCATTAAATCCATACGCCCCAATTAATGCAATATCGATGCATAAAGAATGGCTTACTAAATCAAAAGTATTTGCCGTCCCACCCCCAGGTTTTGATTTAAATAATTTTGATAATTCGTTATCTGAATTAACTGAGATTATTTTTTTTAAAAATGAATCCGATATGTTATTGTCATTTTTAGATGAAATAGAAGACGTTAGTTTATTATCCGGATGGAATAGTTCGGGCTTCGATGATCCGTATATTTGCCGCCGAATTGAAATGGTTTTAGGTGAACATCATTTAAAAAGAATGAGTTTTCCTCAAGCGAATATTCCAATATATAGATCGGTTTTCGTTAAAGGTAAAGAAAATTTACAAGTAGAATTAAGCGGTAGGGTATCATTAGATTATCTCGAATTATTTAAAAAATTCGAAGTTGTTGAAAGGCAAAGTTATAAATTAGAAGTTATATCTGAAGATGTTTTACCGCATTTAGCGAAATTATCATATCCTGGAACATTAGAACAATTATACGTAAATGATTTTAATCATTTTTTAAGATATAACGTTCGCGATACCGAAATTCTAGCCGGATTCGAATCTAAATTAAAATATATCCGATTAGCTAATGATATGATTCATACTAGTACTAATCAATTTACTCATATTTTCGGAACTGTTCGAATGGTTGATAATGCTATTATCAACTATTGTCATTACGAATTAAACAAGCGAGTTCCTGATAGATGGGATACTGCGGATGGCTCGATTCAAGGAGCTTACGTTTTATTTCCGCAACGAGGACTACATAGATGGATTGCATCAATTGATATTAATTCATTATATCCATCGGCTATTCGAGCTATCAATATTAGCCCGGAAACTATTCGCGGGCAATTCGTTAATAATATTAAAGATTGGGCTTGTATTGCTGAATATAAAGAATGCGAATTAACATTAAGATATGAAGATGGTTCGTATGAAACTAGATTAACTACGGAGTGGATTGATTTCTTTATAGAAAAGAAATGGTCGGTTAGTGGATACGGAACGGTTTATACTCAAGAATTTGAGGGTGTTATCCCGTCATTATTAGGTACTTGGTATACGCAGCGAAAAATATATCAAGCTAAAAAGAAAGAGTGTGAAAAATTAGCAGAACAATATAAAGGTAAGGATCAGGCGTTATATACAAAATACTTAGAAGAAGCTAAACATTATGATCGATTTCAATTTATCTTTAAAATTAAATTAAATTCAACTTATGGATGTCTAAGTAATTATAACTTTAGGTTCTTTAGGTTAGAATCTGGCGAATCCGTAACTGGTACTGGTCGAATGATTTTAAGACATCAATGTCGTAAAGTAAATGAATTAATCGAAGGTAATTATAATATTGATTTTCCATTATATGAAAATAACAAAGTTATCGATGAATTAAATAAGGAACATAGTAAAAAATACTTAGCTAATAATCCATTTGATGAAGAATATATGGCGAATTCTACTCATAATGATAGATCAAGTGTATTAGATTTATTAACTGCAGAACGTAAAGAATATTATCACCCGAATACATTAACTTATGATATTTCATTAACTGGTCCTATATTTAATGGTAAATTCCAATCAGAAACGGTTATTTACGGCGATACTGATAGTACATATTTCGTAGTTCCTACTAACGATAAAGACGAAGCGATTCAAATAGCTGATGCAGTAGCAGACCAAGTTAATAAATCATATCAACCATTTATGAAACAAGCTTTTTTATGTCAACCAGTATTTGATGAAATGATTAAATGCGGGCGTGAAATTGTCGGCGATAGTAGTATATTTGTTGAGAAAAAACGTTATACTATACATGTAGTTGATAATGAAGGTAAAGCTAGCGATAAAATGAAAACGATGGGTTTAGATATTAAAAAAACTACGTTACCTAAACCAGTAGCTGCAAAATTAACTAGTTTTATTAAACGTTTATTGTTGGGTGAAGATTGGAATGATATTGCAAAAGATATTGTCGCATACAAAGAAGAGTTAAATGATTTTAAAAATTTATTAGAAATGGGATTACCAAAAGGCGTTAATAAAGTAGAGGAGTATACTGAATTATACGAAAACTTAGGTAGTAAGGCTAATATTCCTGGTGGCGCAGCAGCAAGTATATTTTTTAATATTAATTTAGTTCAGTATGGGGATACGGAAAATCAACCGATTGGTTCTGGATCTAAAATTAAAGTTTATTATTTAAAACGAGCAATAGGTAAATTTAAATCGATTGCGATACCGACTGATTTAGAACATTTACCACAATGGTTTATTGATGATTTTATTCCTAAAATAGATAAAGATCAGCAAATTAATAGATTAGTAGATAAACCATTAGATAATATTTTAAAAGCAATCAATTTAAAAACACCGACTATGCAGATATTACAAGCAGAAGATTTATTTAATTTTTAAGGAATTGAGATGGTACTAGACGAAAATACAGTAAATATAATATTAAATGCAGTTCATGTCGCTAAATTATTTAGTATCGAATCATTTATTATAGAGCCTAATATTATTAGAGGGATCAATGAAGATCGCACTGCCGCTATATTAACAGAATGCGATATTAATATCGGATGTAAATCGATTGGTATTAATAGAATGGATGTTTTATTAAGTAGATTAAATTTAGTTTCGAATGATGCTATTATTGAATGTCATACTAAATCAGAGGATATGGATGCAGATAAGATATCTATCACGACTGATAGATTAAATTTAGAATATAGTTGCGCTAATACATTAGCAATTAAAGCACCGACTAGTGCAAAAGTAAATGATTTATTTGAAGTTTCTATAGAAGAAAGTTTAGTAAATATCCTTAAAAAAGGACGAAATGCAATGAAAACTGACGTTATTATGATTATGTGTGATAATAATTCGGTTCAATATAAATTACAGGACGAAAATAATGATAAATTACTGTATAATGAAGGCTTCGCATATAATTTAGTTGATAATTCAGATATTAATTTTGTTTATAAGTACCCAATTAAATCTATATTATCAGCATTTACCGATTGCGATGCTAAGAAATTTTATATTACCGAACGAGGGATGATTAAAATTAATACTAAAGGTATCGATCTTTATATCCCTCAAAAATCATAATAGGGTATTTCAATGAATATATTTAAAAGATTATTTAAAAATAAGGCTGAATCTGAAGTTAATGAATCGATAAAACAGAAAAAAGAAAATCATTTTAGCATAGTTAGTGATAAAATTGATCCAGTTAGAGGAATTGAATTAAAATTAGATTGGGACGATGATTTTATTCGGTATCTAAGAGCAAATGGATATCATGGCGCGAGTGATGAAATAGTTGTTCAAAAATGGTTGCATGCGACTAGTTTGTCGCTAGAAGAGCGACTTAAATTAGAATCTGATTTTACGAGTGATTTTGAATGAATACGATAGATAAACAGCATTTATTAGTTTTTGATATGTCAACTATTTTATATAAGGCGTTTTATGTAAATAGTAGAGAATTGGATAAAGATTTATTAATGAAATTAGCGTTCAATACCGGTTTCGGTATGACTAATAAGTATTATCGAACATATAAACCACATAAGATGATATTCGTTTTCGATAGAACTCCTTGGCGTAAAGAATATACTCAATCTGAAGATGCGTATATGAAAAAACTATATAAAGGTCATCGCAGACAATCAATGACACCTACTCAAATCGAATTATATCAAATGTATAAATCATTTATTACTACATTTGAACAGATAATTCAAGATTGTACATCTATTGTTTGTTTAGCCGCGGATGGTTTAGAAGCTGATGATCTTATTGCCGGCATTTGTAGAAAATATGGCGGTGATGATACCGCGAGTGATAATAGAAGCACTGAAACTACATTATATGATAATCATTGTGTTACCGTAATTAGTACCGATAAAGATATGTTACAATTACTAAGATATAAAAACGTTCAATTAATCGATCCAGCTACTGGGAATAATAGATACGTTGAAGATTGTGGTTTTGATTCAGTTGATTATTACTTATATGAAAAAGCTATGACTGGAGATTCTGGAGATAATGTTCCGTCGGCTTATCCTAGATATAGAAAAAAGAAGATCAAAGAAGCATTTTACGATCCATATTTGCATACGAATTTGATGAATTCTGAATGGACTGATGCTGATGGTAGAACTATTACGGTTGGAACTGCAGTTAATGAAAATAAATTATTAACTAATTTAACTCATCAGCCGGAAGATATCCAACAAATTATGTGGGATACTATCGAAGCTGGATTTAATAACATCGGTAAGTACGATCATTTTAAATTTTTAAAAGTATTGGGTAAATACGAATTAAAAAATATTAGTAAAGCTATTGATTCGTATATACCGATGTTATCGTTGAAATAAGCTATTTGTCGTTATTTAAAGATGAATCTACCGTATATCCAGTAGTTAATCCGATATAAAGCAACGAGTAGATACTCATATCAGGCGTTATCAAACCATTTGATAACGCCCCTAATATAGCCATAAATGCGGCACTAATTGAACTAATAGTTCCATATAAACCGACACTACCGAACCACTCAGAAAGTTTAACCTCAGTTTCTTCTTTAATTTTCTTTTTAGCGTAATGCCCAATCATACCTATAATAACACCATACGAAAAAATAGCTTGGTACGAAACTAATATTTTTAGTATTAATAAATTTATTTCATCCATATAAGTTCACCGTTAATTGTAATATTCTATTTATTTTTCACCCAAAAAATACCGTTATAAATAATGACATTATTATTTTATATGGAGTTTTACATGAATCCTCAATCACCATATCCATTCGTTGAATGGTTAGATCTAGACGCAAACGGTATGTTAACTGAATGTGCAATTATGAACCGCGCACCATCGGGCGACGTTTATTATTTCCCATTAAATGCATTAGATCGTATTGATAAATCAAGATTGCGCAAAATTTTAAAAAATAGAAATACGCAATTGCATGATCAATTATGGAAAGTTTTAGAACAGCATACTTTAGGTAATGGTGCTAATGCTCTAGAATTTTTTAATCAATTAGTAAAACATAAAACTACAAATGGTCATATTTTACCATTCGGTAGTAATCAGCAGGCCGCATATACACCCCAACAAGCATCAACACAAGCACCATTTCAAGCACCAGAAGTTGCGCCCGAAGTCGCCCCTAGTTTCGATGCAGTAGCAAAACCAACAAAAACTAAATAATTGTTAAACTAATTTTGCTACGCCTATTTGTGGCGTAGCAAAAATTAATACGATAGAATCAACAGATGGATATGATGTTTGATATGTCGTATATAAAATATCATTAATAAAAACATTAATTTTTGGATAATATCCTAAATTATGATTTATAGTCCATCTATTAGAACTAGTTACTGCATGAAATATAAACGGACTGGTGACTCGATAATCATCTGGTATCGTATAATCATCTGAAACCGGATCTGTTCTATCAACTAGAATATCAATACAATAAGTAAGATAATAATTACTTAATGCTGGTTTTCTAACTGGATTAAACGTCATATGAGTTAATAAACGAGGTGCTTCTTTTAATGGATTGCTTATATTATTTTTATCGGTTTGTTCGAGTTCTAATTCCGCAATATTATTATTAGTAACTGATTTTAAACCAAATCCATTAAAACTAGATATATTAAATAACCAGTTTTTATCATTAGATTGAACTATTTCTATTATACTACTCGGACTATAAAAAGTAATAGAACCAGCTAATTTATTAAAAGATACTTGAATTAAAAAAGTCGGATCATAAACTGCATTAGTTAATGATTCAATTAAATCTAAATATGTGCATCTATAATTGATGCCAGTCCCGTATTTTAGTGTTGTTATCGTATATTGGCGAATAACACCATTTATTTTGATATCTAATATATAATCATGATTATTAATTAGATTCGGATGTTCCGAATCCTCAGTTAAATTTAATAATATTATATGAGAACTAGAATTTTTATAATTCGATAATCCGGAATATAAAGCTAATTCATCAAATACATAAACCCCACCATCTTGCTGATGAAATGGTTCATCCGAATCTAATAATAGGTTAATTTCTAAACTCGAATTATTAGCATTGATACTACCAGCATTAAATAATGGATCTGTAAGTGGTAATCCGAAATTTGAATTAGCCGATTCTATACTTCTAATAGTTAAATTAGTATTATCGATATATTTAGTATAAGTTTGATTATATAATGAGGATCTCCAACCATTATAATCCGGCTCTAACCCATCATTAGCGCTTCGGTGTATAATACCATCGTTAGTTGGATAAGAACCCATATCGCCCAGTTTTAAGCTACTAATCCAGTGATTTTGTTCGCCGGCGAGACCGCGAGATATTATTCTAGCCATATTAGCTGGATGTATATCGTTTTTTTGGTCTAATATTACATTGTTATTGTCGTCTAATATTTTACAATGACCCAGTATATTAACATTATAACTCATATTATCACCAATACTTGTTTATCTTTATTTTCTGATTTTTTAGTATGTATAGTTAAAGTATATCGTATATTAAAAGTTCGACTGTTTGATTTTAAGACTGGTGAAAAGATAATATGAGTTAATAATCGTTCACTTTCTTTTGCTGGATCTAATGGATGGTTTCTCATCCCCGCCGATTTACCATTTATTGGTTTATTTAATTCGGAATAATGTTTTAATGAGCCAAATAACCAATTATTAACCGGATGTATTTTTTTAATATTTACTTTTGAATATTTACTAACATTATTACTCTGAATTTTAATATAACTGTTTATAATACTACCATCGTTATAGCAGATTATCGAGGCAGTTGCATTATATTTAGCTAAATCAATATTCAGCAAATCAATTAATTCTAAATAAGTTATTGATTTTAAAATATTTAATGATATTAACCGCGGTTCTCCATCATCTATTACGATAATATATTCATAATTACCGGCATCAATACATATATTATCTAAACTATCAGTCGATAATCGAACGGTCTGATATCCATGAGTAGGTTTTAATGGTAAACCCCCACTAAATAAACCAATTTCATTAAAAACAAAAGGTTCATTTAATTTTAATGGAATATAATCATTAATATTTCTAATCAATTGAGTCGGTAAATTAAAGTTATCTAATTTAAATTCAATTATAACTTGAGATAATCTATCATTATCCACACTATACATATTAAAATTAGTAATAGATAATGTTTCATTATATAAGGTTGAATTCCACCCCATATCAGCCGGTGGTAATCCATCTCGAACGTGTTTATATTTTAATGTCGTTGATTTCGATATCGTATCATAATAAGTTCCCCCGTTACCTAAACCAATTCGAGCAACAGAACTATTACCTTCCCTCGATAATATTCTTGCAATAATTTGCGACATATTAGGAGAATGAATAGCATTAGATTGGTTTAAATGGACATTATCTAAATCATCAGTAATTAAGCAATGTCCAGTAATAGTAACGGGTAAATTATTTTTCATATTATTTACCTCGAATTCTAATATTTAGTATATACTTAATTATAAAAATACGATCTGCTGATTTTTTAATTGGTCTATCTAAAATTAAATGAGTTAGCATTCTAGATAATTCTTGAGATGGATTATTTCTATTATTCGCTACGCTAGCAACCGTACCAGCAACCGGCTCATTTATACTAGTCATTAACGGGATATTATTAAATAACCAATTAAGATTATCATGATCTTCGACTATAGATATGGTTGATAATAATGAATTAGTACTTACCGTTTTACCTTTAAATACCAAATAACCGAATAGTGCAGTAGCTGCAGTATCACTCATATCAATCGAAATACCTTTTATGTATTGTCTTAATATAACAACCATTTCAGCAAAATTAATATTATTATCAGCTTTTAATGGGCCAGTATAAATGCTATATTGCTTTATCGCCCCATTGATATTTAAAGATAAATCATAACTTTTATTGCGTTTTAATCCGGAATTTACAAATAAATTAGGAGTGCTTATAGTGATTGATTGATATCCACTAGTCGCCATTTCAGAATCGGCACCACCAACAAATAATGCAATTTCATCAAATTCAAACGTAGTATTAGACGAATCATTTGAAATCTGGGTTAGATATTGACCACTAGGCTCATTTTTATTAATAACGCAAGTTAATATTACTTGAGAATATGGCGGTTCCTCATCATATAATTCATTACTTATAACACCAGAACCATTAGTCGGATCACTAGCTGCGTAAGTACCTAACCCAGCACCCAAATCTTCATTGGCTGATATAATTTCCGAATATATTTCATTATATAATCTAGATTTATATCCAGCCAAATCAGGCGATAGACCATTATTTGGTTTATTTTTAATAGTATTATATGCGGCGTCTAAATAAGTTCCGCCATTTCCAAACGCTATTCTATGAATATGAGCATTATTTTCATAAGCCAATCCTCGAGTCAAAGCTCTAGATAAATTTTGGCAATGTAATGAATTTGTTTTATTTAGATGTATAATCCCTAAATCGTCGGAAATAATACATCTACCTTCAATATCTACTGTTATATTATTTGGTTGCATATAATCATTAATAGTTCTGTAATTAATACGCTACGCGAGCTAAACCAGTCATTGGCGTAGTAAAGGTAACCAATGTTGTATTCGCATTAAGTGATTTAATATCAGTTGGTAATATGGTTTCCCAAGCACTATTATAAAAAACAACAACATCAATATTAACAAAATGACTGTTAAAGTTATGTTGAACTTGCCATTCAGTAGCTGGAGTATCAAAGAAAAAAGATTGTACGGCCATTTTAAATCCCTATTAATATATTTTTGCGGTGCCTAATAAAGGACTCGAAAAGGAAATATGTACTGTATTGTTATCTACCACTCGAGTTTCTAACGGAATTATCGCAGTATATTCTTCCACCGCCGGGTTCAATTTAACCCAGCAATCTATTGCTGGAACTGAGGTATCTAAACCATGATCTATAATCCAAACTGCTTCTGGAATATCTGGATTGTATTGTTTACTTATTGGATTCCAAGCCATATTATCTCCTAAAAATTAAATGGATGCTTGCGTGCTAATATTTATATAAATCGAACTTTACCGACCGTCGGTTTATTAAATTTAATAATAGTCTGTTTAGACGACTTATTATGTATGATTCGCAATGGATGAATCACAATATAAGTTCCTAAATTCGCTAAATCCTCAATAAACACTCTAGTAATAGGAATTTCACTAATACCATGATTAATAATCCAATTATTCGACGGTGTTTGTTGCGAATATTCATAAACCGGAGTATCAACACTAATAACATCAACCGCCCCAGGTTTTAAGAATAACACAACTTGAGCTGTACCACTAGTCGGTTCATTAAATATTACTTTAATATTATTTGCATCGGCGACGATAATATGTTCTGGAACAATATATGAACCATCAGTATCGTAAACTTGAACAAATACTTTAGTTGTCGCTAAATTATGACCTAACGTCCAAACATCTAAAGCTGTTTTTTGAATATAGGTATAACCTGCAAATTGCATCGTATTTGCAGTGCTATCAGGAGCCGGAACCGGAGCATTAACTCCATTAACCATAATATTTGGTTCGGCAGTGACTGTCGGTAATGTTTGGTTATTTGGATACGATGTATATAATTTACCAGATACCGTATCGATTGCGACCGGTATTGAAAAATTAATATGATCTGCTGTATTGTAGATAATCTGAGATTCAATATTTAATAAAATAGTATCTGCAGAAACGACGGTTCCGATTTTTTGAACAAAACCTGATTTCGGAGGTAATAATTGTAATGTACCGTGTTGGCCTAAATATAATGGCGTCGATACAGGAACTCCACTCCAATCCCAAGCTACGTTAGTAATATAGCCATCAGAAACAATCGCAGTTGTTTGATCTTTAAAAGTTTCATTTTTAATTAAACCAGCGGCTGGTCTATGATATTGATCCGTATAACTAGCTAACATAATAGAATCATCATCATAATAAGCAACTGCTTTATATTCTGGAATATTTTCAGCAGCCTTTACATAAACTGTAGTCGTATCAAATTTTACTGGACTTGTATTTGATTTAGTCGTATAAAATTGAGTTTCAGTTGTTAAAAAATGATTAGAATTTGTTTTTTTGATTGGTAAATTTTCATCGTCGAATAAAATAAAGCCGGCGTAAATATTTCCAGTTAAATTAACTTGTGATTCTAATTTATAAGGCGTAATTTTATTTCCGCTGTATATACCGGCAAATAAACGAATAGTTTCAGTCCAACCTAACCCATTCCAAACATACATAATATTATCAGCTTTATTAAACCAATGTTGGTCGGTTTCTGGATAAACTGGAGCTACGTTTGAAATAATAGGAACTAATGTTGTATGGCCAAAAGTACGAATACCAGTTTCAATATTTAAATCCCAATATAACCAATATGATGCTTTTAATGGAGGTGTAAATGGACCCCAAGCATGTTCAATTGTATTAGATTCTTCAAATAAGTAATTCGCATTACCGTGAGCAAAAGTAACAATAGTAGATGATGCATTAACGTATAATTTAATATAATTAGTTAAATCATCTTTTATTAAAAACGCTGGTATTTGTTCGCCATTAACTGCAGTTAATTGACTTTTAATGATACCTTGTCTATAAGATATTTTCATGTGGTAGACCTTATTTTACAAATTTATTAAAATAAAAATAACTGGGCGATACCAGAGACTTTTTTGCTGAACGTAATGACGATGGTATGACTAGCCGGAACGTCACGATTAATTTTTGGAATCGTATTATTATCAGTAATAGAAATAATTTTAGTTGTATGCTGAATATTTTCGGGTAAAATTACTGCCCCCATATCATCATAAACTTGAACTAAAAAGTTAGGTAATTTCGAATCATGAACTAAAATCCATACATTATTTGGTTTTCGTTGTCTATAAGAATTTCCGTAAACTAAATATGAAATGAAACTAGATTGATGAGTATCATTTATAAACGAAGTATATAATTTACCATTTATCGTATCAAAACTTAATGGTACGACGCTGCTACCTAACGCAACATCATTATAAACTACTTGAAATGTAGTATCAATATAAACAGTATCTAACGAAACTATGGTGCCGACTCGTTGAGTAAAACCAGTTACTGGCGGAGTGGTCGAAATTTGACCATCTAACCCCAAATAAATCGGTTCGTTTAATAAACCAACCCAATTCCAAGCCGGATTTTTTACGTAAATATGATTATAAACCAATCCAGTTTCATTTACGCCCAAATTAAGCTGAGTAATACCAATAGCTGCATTATATTCAGTATCATCCCACGACGCTAATTTAATATTACTATTTGTTGTTAGTGCGACTAAACTATATCTCGGTATAATTTCGGTTGCTTTATTAAATTTTATAATTGGTTGCAAACTTACTGAATCAGTCATCAAACCTGATTCGTAGAATGGAGTATCCGATGTTAAAAACTTATAAGTCCCATCATCTCTAGCTCTATGTCTAGGTGTATTATTATCATTAAAAATAATAAAACCCGCATCACAATCATTAAATATACCAACTTGTGATGATAAGGCATATGTCGTGATAGCCATATTATGATAAGTTCCGGCAAATAATCGAATTTTATTAATCCAATGTTCGCCATCCCAAACATACATGCCAGTTCTAGTTAAATCGAACCAATGAGTATCAATATCAATTAATGCGGCATTACCATATTCTGATATTTTTTTAACAGCCGGCGGAGTTGAACCAATTACTGGTTCAATAGCGGTACTACCAAATGAGCGAAATCCAGTTTTTACATCGATATCCCAATACATCCAATATTTTATATTGTTAGCAAACGGACCCCATGCATTCGCAATATTGGTTGTTTCCTCATATAAGTAATTAACATCATTATGTGCAAATGCAATTAAAACATTGTTAATTTTTGCAGTTAATGAAATATAATTACTGCGGTTATCTGTATAAAGGAAGGTCGGTGTTTTATTATTATCCACCGTATATTTAACGATACCTTGTCTAAATGGTAGCTTCATTTGTATACTCGCAAATTTAATTCGGGATTTATCTAGTGTTTTGATAAATATGTAATATATCTAATGTATTATTATATTTATACATACATCAATTGCGATATCATAACGATATACACTTTAAATTAATTTTTTCACATAAAAGGATATTAGGTGATGAAAGTGATTGCCATATTATTGTTGGTAATGTCTCTCAATGTATGGGGTGATGTTATTATTATCAATAATCCAGCCATTCCACAAAAAAAATTATACCGGTACGAAGTTCAATCTATATTTATGTTGAAAACACAGTACTGGAATAATGGTATTCCTATTACTCCCGTATTTATATCATTCGAAGATCCGTTACATTTATTATTTGTATCTTCGATATTGAGAATAACGCCATATAATTTTAATGTGGTTGTTAATGATAAAATATTACAAGGTGACGCTAAACATGTTATAGTAGTAAAATCTATGGCTGAAGCCATAGATATTGTTAAACATATTAGTGGTGCGATCACGTACATACTTTCAACCGATACGATGAAGAATAGCAATGAAGTACAAATTATTAATATTACTGATTAGTTTATCAGTTAATAGTTATGGTATAACCTATAACTATAAAGATTATCTTATTAATATGTCCGGTTTTGTTAATTACGGCTATGCTACTAGCGATATCAATCCTAGCAATAATGATTTTAGTGTAGTAATAAACGGAGATATTTCAAATAATTCGTGGATTTTATCATCCCAAGTTTCTAATAATCCATATAATCCGTTGCGACGATTAATGATATCGACGGCGATATATACGACCGATACCAATCAATTCGAATTAAATTTTGGACGCATGACTATTCCAGTCGGATTTATTAATACTTCGACAACTAATTCATTTATAAATGGCTCTATTTTATTACCATTAAGCACTTACGATCCTAGACGATATTTAAATTTACCAGATATAGTAGACGGGTTAGCAATAAATGATAATATTCAGGTTAATGATAGATTGCATTTAAAATTAAAAGCGTACGTCGGTAAACCAGTAATAGATAACCCATTAATTGATGTTTATGATCCCGGTTTTTCATTTATAGTAAAAGGTAATATAGCATTCGGATTTAATGCTAAAATATGTTACGATGATACTGTTATACGATATTCATATACCGATTCGGAAGGTACAGTAAATAATATCAACCCTCCATTTTTTAAACAAATTATTGATTTAAATACCTATCAACATATGCATTTTTTTGGTATTCAGCAAATAATTGACGATTTTAAAATTCAGAGTGAAGTTACGTATAGACAACTAAATGCATCAACTAATGTAGTAGGCCAATATTCGACCGTATCTTATAATTTTATAGATAAATGGAAAACTTATATTGGTGAATCATATGGATATCGAGAAAACGATACTACTAAATTATTCGATGCATTTGTGGGTGTAGCTGATACTTTTAATAATATAACTGTAGCAATAGAATATCATCGAACGATAACTAACAATTGGAATTTTAATTATACCGATCCTATACATCGAGATATAAATACTATACTTACATCAATTACATATATGTTTTAAGGAGGATGATGTGATGTTCGATGGAATCGATAGACGAAAAATCAATAATTCTAACGAAGTTAGTTTGACTAAACAGCAGTATGAAGATACAGAAGATTTAGTCGAAGAAATTATTGAAAAACATAACGAAAAACAAAAAACAAATAAATCGTGGTCGCTTGAATCATTGCATATTAGCCCAGCATTACTATTTCAGATTGTTAGTGTAGTCGTTGCTATAATAACTCAATATAATATGCTAGAAAATAGAATAATTGCATTAGAAAGTCAATTAAAATCAAGTGATGATAAAATTACCCAATTAACTGAAATCCAACATGATATTGAGCGTTTAAAATCGCAAGATGCCATTTATAGTGAAATGATTAATTCTATTCAAATTAAAATGGCATCTAGTCAAAATCGCAAATAATTATTCGTTAAACAATACTCTAATAAAATCAGTATCGAACGTACTATCATTTAATGTTAGTACGTCCGTTATTACTCGATCAAAATCACCATCATCAAATGCTACTTGATCAATCAATCCAGTATAAGTAGAAACTATATTTCCAAACTCACCATCATCGAATAACTCACTTAAAATTAAAGTATCACTCGCTGTTAATAATACTGGTTCCATTGCTGAATCAAATTCATTAAATGCGAATGCTGAGAATGCAGCTACTACAGGAGTCGGAATTACTAATGGTTCGAACATATCCGCAAAAGGATCCGATTCATCTGGTAATATTAATACCGGAGTTGGTTTGACTGCCGGTAATGTTCCTAAATTAATCGAATCAAATAGATCAGTATCCGAAGCTTCAATATCAAAACCATCTTGTATTGTTCTAGAAGTATCGATAATCAATTGCTCTTTAAAGCTTGTTTTAATAGTAGTTGGTGAACTAGGAACATAATCTTCAACTCGAACCAATCCATCGAAATGATCCGCACTAAAACCCCATTCCTCATAACCAGAAGCAACATTTGGTATTTTTGCAGAGGTATTATCATCATAATCTACGTAAACGAATCGTTCTTCAGCATACCCAGCTTCGGGATCTAAATGATAATCCATAATAAAATCAACGACTGAATTACAAGTCTCTGATGCATATGCATATGCATGTTCTACGAACGTAAATGTACATACAATATCAGCTAATTTAGTTCTAAATGGTTTAATATCGTTAATATAATCTACTAAATGATCTAATTCATCAGTCGGTATTTTATACTTCGGATTCATTTTTGATATCATTATACAAACCCCATTGTCATTTCGCAATCTAATACAATCATTGATGTTTTTAATAAACCATTTAAATTATTAGAACAAGTTAAAGTATCTTTAATTAAATGAAAGAATATTTCATTTACTAATTTTGCATCGAAATTATCATAAATGTGATTCATAGTAGTAATAATATTCAATTGATTATTAAAATTATAATTTTCAAAAAATGAATCTCGATTTGCAATATCAAAATTAGCGTCATATAATAAATCAGTTATCGATTTAATTAGTAATTTTGAATTACCTAAAGTTTGACCGTCATTTAATCCAAATCTAGTATTTGTTCCGTTCGTATTATCGAATATAATTTTACTATATAATGGAACGGTTGCTGTGCTATTTAATTTGCGTTCAATCATAGATTCAATTAATTTTACCCATAATGTTTTTGGAATTTTTTCTATACTATAAGTTCTAAGTAATTGCCATTCACTATAATTATTATGAGTATTTTCAATGTATGGATTTAATGAATTTAATGCATAATTTTTTATAATCTGTAATGAAAAATTATCATATTTAATTATGTTATTTAATCCGGCTAATACCCATTTATTAGTATCTACATAAAATCTATACGCGTTATTATTGTGTAGGAATAATTTTTCAATATCCGTTGTTGATATATCATTAGATAATCTACTAATTTGATTAGTTACCCAAAAATAATACTTATAAGTTGCATTTTCTCCAACATCATCATACGATTTAACGACATTAAATTTATATCCGTGAATATAATCAAATAATCCAGTCGGATTAGCCTGATTAATTTCATCAGCAGTCGGCGTATCAGCAAATCTAATTAATTTGACGGTATCCTTATCACTTAAACCATGAACTGTAATAGATGTTAATTTATTATCAATTGCGAATACTTCATACTTATCATATTTAATTTCATTAACATAAACATAATAATTATCAATCGCTGAATTAATATCTAAGGTTACTTTGAATGTAAGTGAACCATTATTAGAAGTAATAGTAGACCAATAATCGTAAGCATTGATTATCTGATAAGTATTTCTTTCTATATACCAATCACTCCAACTATCAATTTCCGAAGCTCTAGTTCTTTTATATAATACAGTTAATGGTTTGCCTACAAATTTTAAATCATTTTCAGTATTAATACTAGTTCCTAATTGAACATACGTATCCCACTCCGATGGTATAATTGGTGATTCAACCCATTCATAACAAGTTATATGACTCCATTCAGTCGTCAAACCCCATAATGCAATCCGATCGTTAATATTTGGATAAACTGCAGGATCATTATAACAATAATATCCCACGTCAGATGTATCAACCCATTTCATTCCAACTTCTGGTTTATTCCAAAATGAATCAGTATAATTTGCAGGATCCGTATTTGCAATATAATCTACCGACGATATTTTTTGATTATAAACACCTAATACTGGATTAAAATAAGGTAATGATGTAACTATAATATTTTGTTTAGTATCTACTATATTCGCACTATAATTTAAATGATTAATATTATATAAATGAACATCTAATAAATCACAATGATTATTTAACGCCGCCGGCATACTATACATGTTACTTGTATTAGTAAATGATAAAAATCTAATTAAATTTGTTCGTAGTTGAGTATAATGTAAATCTTTTACTAATTTTCCTCGACCGTAAATAATCGATATTTTTTTAGCATCAGTAATAGTAGGAATAATAATTTTATTAGAAATAAATGTTCCGTTATTTAATATTTCTGTTACTTGTTGCTTTATACCGTCGACTAATACTGTTATCATATTAGTACCATAAACATAATCTGGAATAATTATTTCACCCGATGAATAATTTAAGGTCGTTAAATTATCGTAATTTAATTCTACGTATAATTCACAATACTCACAATGATTTTTTAGTGGTAAGTAATAAACATTATTGGTTAAATCGTCATATTTAGAAATACTAACCGGTTCTGATTGCTTAGCTCTAGGATTAAATAGGTATCTAGTCGCATTAGTTAAAACACAATCCATAATACCATTACTATTCGTAGTAACTTCGTTCCATCTAGTTATATCTGTTGTTTTTATCTGAGTAAAATTATCAGTAGAGCTAGTATATGAATCATCAAATAGATATCTAATTTTATTTTTATAAACATCGGATTCGAAAATATTAATATATTGTTCGATTGGTTGTTTACTACCGTAATTGCTGGTTTTATACGACCAAATTTCATCAATATCTACTCGATTCATATTACTCATTTGAGCATATGTATAAACACTACTATTAGATCCCTTATTGTGTATTAGGCCTTTCCAGAATAAAAATTTAGATTTAGAATCCAATTTATTTAGATAATCTATATTATTATATCCTAACACCGCCCGAGCATCTTTAATATGCTTTTTAGTTTCTGTATTTGCATACGAATCGTAAAATGAGGCTACGTTAGTTATACTAGATTCTAAATTATCTACCATAATATCATTACTTAAAAAACACCCACCCAAATTCGGTCTTTTAGTTGTTTCGTAATGTTTAAATAACGATATATTAATTCGCTCGGTATTTAATCCCAAAAATGAATCATACAGTAAATTTAAATTAGTAGTATAATCATTAAAGGTAATAATATGTTCGTAATAATCTATGAATATTTTAGCCCCACCAATATAATTAGTTTCTATTACTGGGTGAGTAATTGCAGTTAATTTATCAGTTCGTAAAATACTTAAATTATCTGACGTTGCTATAGCATTACCATGATTATCATAAATTAATGGGGTAAGATGAATATCTTTATACGAGCCAGTTAAAATATTTGAAATAATACCTTTTGGTGTATTAACCCAAAAACCATATTTAAATGGATTAACATCGATATAATCGTATATTTCATTAAATTCGAATATATTATTAATTTTAGAAGCGGTAGTATTGTAATCAGTATTAAATCCAATCCATACTTTATCTATAAACTTTTCAATTTCTAACTGCCAACCAATTACTCGATCGGTATAGGTCGGATCAAATCTTGGCCGTTCATAATCATTAAATATAAAACCATAATCATTTAACATCGCAGCATACCCATCAATAAAATTAATGACGTTTTGGACGCCAGTAATAGTAATTGGTGCAATGATATGTTTAATCGTTTTCTTATCGATTGATATATGTTTCCATAATAACGGACTATGAACTGAATTTAATGCATAAAATTCATCACGGCGTTCTTCTATTGTAGAACCATTAGGTACTTCTAATCTAATAACTAAATTATTAATAATTAAATTCGGTGATAATGTAATTTTATTAGTATCGACGGTATATAATGATGGATTAACTAATTGATTATTATTAATTAAAATAATATTAACATTTGTTGCTGGTATAATAAATTGATTAGTAGTCGATGAGTAAGAAACCCAAACATCAGACATTAATCTATACTGCATTATTTTACCAGTCGCGGCATTATATTTTAAATCATAATCGTTTGGTTGTATAGTTCCAGTATTTAATTGAGCTTCAGTATAACAAACTAACTGATCAAATAAATTAACTGGTCCGTAAGTATTTAACTCTGTATTTAATTCCGATAAGTAATATCTATCCGTATTATTATACTTAAATACATGATATGCTTGATCTGATTTAATAGAAGCAGAATCATAATTAATATTTACCGTATCCGTATTAATCCAAGGTAAATTTATTTCTGGAACTGGCGTTAAAATACCATCATCATTATATTTCGCAATTTTAAATGTCGATCTAGGGTTAGTATCTTGTGGATTATTATATGTAATTATATCGATCATATAATATTTGCGAACATCATAATAGGCTATAGGCCCACTATCCATAACTAACGTATCTAATCGGAATTCCCAATCAGCACCATCCGCTACTGGCGATTTTAATTTATTATATGCATTTATATTATATTCGCCCGGTTTATTTAATGAAAAAACCAATGAATGTAACCAATGATTTATAGCATTTGGTGATTTTTTTAAATGGATATTATAATCCGGTTTCGTAATATAAAAATATTCGTTATCGGTTGATAGTGAATTAACATTAATTACTGAATCAGTTTGGTAAGTTAATTTAGCTTCCCAATTAGTCCAAGTATCAATAAATTGAGGGATAATATTAGTATTAGAATCCATTCTTAATGCATGAATAAACCATTGATTCACATTATTACTAATATATTTAACTCCGTTTAATACCGTACCATGAAATAAAACATCTTTATGCGATAAAACTTTATTAGTTCTAGTATCGATATTTAAACCATTTACATTAATCGTTTTATCATTGAAAAATCTATTTAATATTTTTAATGGTTGTAATTGGAATAAGGTATATAATAAATCGTAATTGTAATCTATTGATTCGCGCCAAATTCTTTCTTGTAATGGTTGTTGGCCGAATACAAATAATGACTCGCGTTTAATTGGAGGCGTATTACCGGATATTAATGAATTATGTGATAAACCTAGTGTTGTAATATAAGGTGGTAATAAAGCATTTATCGGATACTGACCAATAGTACGCCCAGTATCATTTACACTGATAACTGAATATGTTTTATATGTAATATTTGCTGGTTTAATGATACTAGCATTAATATTACCACTTTTAATATCAGCCCACATAGTAGTAGTCCATTGACCATTTACTTTATAAACTGAATCCCAATTACTAGGTTTCCGGTCAAAAGATTGTAATTTCCAGGGCTCTAAATGAGGATATGCAGTTCCGTATTGCAATTCATATATTTCATACCATCTAGCAGCCCAACTCTGCGGTTGAGTTTGATATCTAATCGTCTGAGTATCAGTATAATGATAATTCCAAGTAAATGCATCGCTTGCGACATAATCATAAACGGTAGTTAAATTCTGTAATGTTTTAACATACTCTAAATATTTAATTTTTAATTGCGGGAAAAATAAAGTATAATCATCACTACCAAAAATAGTAGAAATATCAAGTTTTGTATTAGTAATCAACGAAACTTCATATAATTGATTTTCTATGGTTAAAGTAACTTGATTAATAATATGTAGAATATCAAAAACTTCCCAAACATTTTCCACACAACGTTTTAAAATATTATCTGAAGTTAACCATAAGGTTCCTGGTGATTTAAGTGGTTCAGTATCACTAACGGTAATTAAATTATCCAATGAACTATTTGTTTGTATATTATATCTAATCGTCGTTAAATCATCAGATGTTAATATAGTTGTTGAATAATGACCATCATGATGACGTATTTTATTAATATTTAATATTGGGTCGACTAATAATATAGGAGTGGTTGGTTTTTTAAACCCAAGAACTGGTAGAGTTGCGACCCATGATTTAACACCCTTACCGACGGTAATTCCATTTTCTAATATTTCTTTATATGAAGTAGAATCACCAAATATCTTAGTTAAATCGGCATTAAACGTCGAGTATTTAATAATCATCGAAATGATAAGATCATAAACCTCACTATTATTTAAAGGCCGGTTTTTGGCCAATATTGACCACATATCTTCAGCTGGGTGATTTTTTAATGTCGTAAGTTTTATATTTTTTAAATTATTAGCATATTGTGTTTTAACTCTAGTTAAAACCGTTTTAAAGCTAATAATATCGGTATGCATCATTGATAATAAAACTGCATATTGATTATTAAATATTTTTATATTACCACCATCATACAAATACTTATTAGGTAATGTAATAATATTAGATGCGGTCGAAATATTTTTTAAATTATTATCGGAACCGGTTTGTAATGATAAAATATTATTAAAGTGCGGTCTTAAATTTTGATAAGATATATCGTTGCGACATTCATTGTAAATATTCAAACGCATTGGTTCGGGTAATTCCCAAACTCCATTAAAGTCAGCTTGTCTATATGCGTTTACTTTTTTTGGAATATAATCAGTTAAGCATTTTTGCCAAACCGTATTTAATACCCCATTATTATTATAACAATATAATGCATTATCTTTAGCTAATAAATTTTCGAATGCATAATTATTACTATGAATTTCGGTTCGAACTTCCAATGTCTCATTGATCTTCGATATTAAATCTTCTTTGTATTTAAAGATATTATTTGCAGATTTATCCGTCGTACCATCTGGTTTATAAATGTCAAAATTTAAATATTGATTCGGCTTTATTTTAACTTGTTCGTGGATTCGATATTCAATTAAATTACGTAATCTAATAACAGGAGTATCGCCTAATGCTTTTTCATTATAAACTCGAACATAATTACCATGGCGATTAATATCACTATTAACTGCAGGACCGACTTTAACTAATATAGTATCATCTTTATATAGCGGTATAATAATATCAATACAATTAGTTAATATCGAAAATGGTTCATCCGGCGCATCAAAATGATCTACGTCTAATTTAGGTATATCAAAATGACTAGTATTGGTCGAAACCGATTCTATGTAAGTTCCATATTGTCGAATACCATTGATATAGACTTGAATGTCATCAGTATCTAAAATATAATTAATTGGTGCAGTAAATCTAGCAACGCCATCATATCCATAATCCATACCATCTTCATTATCATAAACTATACCGTATCCGAAATCAGGAATTACGTATTTGTAAGATAATTGGGTAATTGGTTCTTGGTGATTGATCGGGACTGGTAATTCTTTAGAAACCCACATCCAATGAGTATATAATCCTTCCCATTTATCACCTAAACTAGTTGTGGCCGGTGATATAATACCGTAATATTGACCAACTACTCCAAAAAATTCGGTTTTACTATAAAAATCTAATAACGACGGTAAACTAATATTTAAATAAGCTTCTACGGTAATGATAGTTGTATTGGCAGTAAATGAACTACTAATTACTTTAAAAACACCAGAATTAACCGACTCAGAAACCGTAAATTGATAACCAGCTACAAAAACATTAGTATGATTACCCTCTACAGTAAAAGTAGTATTATCATTTCCTATAATAGGAAATCTAATAGATAATTCATTATCAGTCGGGCCTTGATCTACGGTGATCCAGGGCGCAGTTGAATCCGAGCGATACATCCAATTATGTTTGGTATAAGTCCATTCATTAATTTCCAAATCATCAAAATATTCAATAATTGGTAATTTTGCTTTGTATGCATATATCTCGCCTTCCAAATCAGATTTATGCTTCCATTTATTTTCATCAATCCATTGATATTTAGGAATAATAATTTTACTATCCCATGATGCTGGCCTAACAATAGACTCAATTTCAGTTATTATTTTATTTCTAGCAGTTATTAACAAATCAGCTTCTGCATCTAATGATGTATCAGACGGGTTCTTAGATTTAAATAGATAGATTTTATTAATTTTCGATTGAATTCTAGTTAATTTATTATTAATGGTAATATAATTTGGTTCAGTATCAGTATCCCCAGTCCAGTAATAATCAGCAAAATTAACAAATTTATCAATATCAATTGGTGGTGCGAAAGTAAATTGTTCGCATTTACCCCATTTATCAAAACGATCAATATCAATACCTAGTATATCTAGTTTGCGCCAAATATCTTCAATCGACGTAATATGATTTTCAGTAGCCGATTCTGAATATAATAATGGCTGCAATTGAAATGCATCTCTAAACGTATCAGTTTCTGTAATTTTATTCTGTTCGGTTTTATTCGGTAGTCCAATAAAACCAAATAATGTATTATCTGCAGTTAACTGTAAATCATTAGCAATCGTAATAACGGTACGGTCAGTTTCTTTTATATAAGAACTAGATACTACAGTATAATTACCACTATTGATAGAATTATAGATATTAAAATTAAAGCCTGTAATAAAAATATCAGTGTAATCTAAGGATATAAAAATTTGATTAATTGTATTTCCTATAATATGATATTGCGTACCATATTTACGTCCGATAATTCCAGAAACGGTTTTCCCGTCTTCTTTTGTTAAAAATCTATTGATACCATTATTAAAACTCGAAGTAATAATATCCGTTTGGACATTAATTGGTAACAGCTCATCAACTTTTAAATAATCAATTCTATAATCGAAATTCTCAGACATTAACAGAAACCCAAATGAATACAAATAAGATATTTATCACCCCCTAATACGTATTGATAATATCAAAATGATCAGCTAACTCGTCTAGTAAATCATATAAATCAGTTACGACATATTGGTTCGAATCACCTCGATCATATTTCGAACAATATTTGTCTACTATTCGTTTAAGAGTATGTGTATCACTATTTAATTTATACATAGAATATAGATACTGATCTTTTTTTTGAATTACATTTAATGCATTATACATCCCGTTTTTATCGACTGATATACAAATTATATTTCTATGTATTTCATTATTATATCTAGAGACGTAACAAACACTATCATCACTATTAGTTAATTTAGTAATAGTTGATTTGCCAAAAAAATCATTTATATCGAAATGTTCTTGTTTTTTATATCTATATAAATTTTTTGGAATATAGGTCGGTTTTTCTTTATCCCACCATAACTGAAATTCAGCTAATGTATTAAATTTTAATGATTTAATAAATTGTTTTGCTTCATCATACGATAAAATTTTAGTTTTGGTATGATGCAAACCTAAAAAATATTTCCAATCTACCCACTCTCCAGTTACCCAATTAGAACTAGATGGTGATATAACATCCACATATATCGGTAGGTTATTTGTTTTCGCAAATGATCGCCATTCGGTTGCATATTTAATTTTATTTTGTTTTGCAATATCGGATAATTCAGATAATAGATAATTTTTCTTTTCTTCAGTTCCTAAAAAATCATGCCATGAAACCCATTCATTCGATTCACTATAATGTTTTTGGACATTAACCGGAATAGTAATCGGTTTTCGAATACATAAGTCTCCAGTATAATTATAATAAAATTTTGATTTTGGACAATCTGTATATAACTTCCATTCATATTGATGTTTTAATCCTAATGTTCTAGTAAAAGCTTTTGCATCATCATAAGATAAGTAATATCTAGCTTGGGGATTTGGTTCTATTATTATTATAGAACTATTCGGTATATTTAAAAAATCACCCCATGATGTCCAATCATTAGTTAATTTATAATATAACTCTGGTCTTTCCGGTAATAATATGGGTTTAATGTTAGATAATCTAGCATCCATAATAAACATTAACCAATCAGTATACGATGATAAATTTAATGATCTAGCAAATTGTCTTGATTGATCAAACGGCCAATATTTAATGGAATCTAATTTATTTTTCCCAAAATCTGATTCTTTAATATGTGATTTATATTCTAATAATGGTAAATTTGGTATATCGTTTGATTTCGCTGCAATATGCTTACCTTTAAAGGTAATATAATAAGATCCATTTAATAAAACATGAATCATAAATTTATATTCGTCATATCCTAATAAATCAATTTCTTTTAAGTATAATTTAAAATCATCAATTGAAATATATTGACTTGATAATCTATTAGTTAAAAAATCATTCCAATCAATCCATTCATTAGTTAATGTATAATATTTTAGTGGGTCTTTTGGTATATTTTTAGGAATAGGTGGGTATGATATTTGCTTAGAATTAATAAAATTAGTAGATGATATGTATCGATTCCAATCATCTATATTAGTTAATTCTAATTTTGATACGAATTCTTTTGCTATCGAATATGATACAAATCCCATAATTACCTCATAAAAACGGATATTTATACCAATAAAAAACCCACTATATTAATTAATATAGTGGGTTATAAACTATTATCTACGTCTACGAGTTGTAGTTGTTGGTTTTGATTCAGTAACTACTTCAATTGATTCAGTAGCAACTACTACTTCGACCGCAGATGTATTTTCAACTTTCGGTTCAATTGATAAATCAACTACTGGATCTACAGATTCTTTGGTTTTGGGTTTAACTTTACCTTGAGTCGAATCTGTCCAATGTTGACCTTTCTCATTATTATATCCGCCAGCATACAGCGCCGCATTTTTAGATTCAATAAAACAAATTTGACCGACGCATGTTCCTTGTTCTATAAAGGTTTCACCTACACCATTATGTAAAGCGAAACCAATATGTCCTTTATATCCGGAATCGTATAATCCTGAGGTTAATCTAATCGCATTTCTATTTAACGTAGATCTAACAATTAAGAATGCAGCCATACCTTCAGGAACTTCGACGTAAACTTCACTGGTTCCATCGTACGACGTATTAGGACTTAATAACCAACCACTTATATTTTCATCTTCGGTTGATGATAAAAAATAATTTTTGCGAACAGAATTTGCATTTAATAATGGGAGTTTAACTCTGCCTTGATGTTCGATTTGAGTTTTATCATTAGAAATGTAACTAATTTGATTGTCTATACCAAATAATGAATCTAATGTAAAATCTATAGCATTAGTTTGTATTTTGAATGAGCCAGAGATAATACCGCGCTGGACTATTTCTTCGGGGTTAAATAACATCAGTTTTCCTCAATATAATTAACGTATGTAATATGAATTATATATTATTTTATTATATAGTTCCAGCCGATATATTGACTATTTGCTATAATTATGTTATAATACTATCGTACTATAGAAATTGAGGAAAATATGTCCGCCGATATTGATATTGATGTAGTAAGTTCATTCGATCCGAAATCATTATTTGATGTCGCTTACGCATCAAGAATTCAAAATAATGAATTATTAAAACATCCAGTAGGAGTTTATTTCCAAAATATACCAACCGATCCAATTACGAAATTAGCAGCAATACCATTTAATGTAGCATCTGATTTTAATTATTTTAAAATTGATATGTTGCATTTATCAGCCCTTGATATTTTCGAAGATAAAACTCAAATTAAAGCTTTAATTAAAAAGGAGCCGGATTGGAATATATTATTAGTAAAAGAAAACGTCTCTAAATTATTTCAATTGGGTAATAGTTTCGATATCGTTTATAAAATAAAACCAAGATCAATAATGGAAATTGCTGATTGTATCGCATTAATTAGACCAGGAAAGCGGATTTTATTAAATAAATACATAGCGGATAAAATTAATACTCGGGCTGAAATATATAAAAAAGCAAATGCATCTGATTATAAAAAATCGCATGCGGTAGCTTATGCTCATATAGTAGTATTACAAATGCATTTAATAAGTGCACAAATCTTATAAGGATTATAATGAATATTTTCGAAACGATACACCAAGAATTGCACGATATTGAATTAACTGAATATCAAAAAAAATTATTGGCTTTGTCAGTAGAAGCCGGCGCAGTTAATGAACCGAGTCACGTATCATTAACTGACGAGAAATTAATTGCGGCAAGAGATTTATTAGATGAATTAGAAATTATCGAATATTCACATAAAGATAATACTATTCATATAACAGATAAAGGCGAAGAATTATTACAGTCGCACGGCGTTACTACCGAAACTGGTGAATTAACTCAAGATGCAAAAGCATTAATTGATCCAAATTCCGATAGAAATAGTAATGCATTTGAACATCAATCATTTATGGATTATATTAGAGGCAATTCTAATCTTCTTAACTGATTTTGGTTTCTGATTAAATGAATAAACTGGGCCGGTAATTGATTTAATATTTTTCATATTAAAATGATTTAAAATATTTGAAATATAAGGTTTCATACCCTGCTGTTCGAAGAATATAGAGACTGGTATAATTGATCCGTCGGTATGCCATTTATCGATTATTGAACATAGATTTTTTTCATCTATATGATAGGTACTTAATTGCGATAAGTTGTATGCAGCAATCCATTTTGGGTAAACATTATCTATAAGGCATGTATAATTTAATCCGTTATTAAAAATAATGCGTGATAAATATGGATAATGATCCGAAATGGGTTTTTCATCAATAATGATATCATCTATTGTATGAGTCATATTTTATTTTTTCCTTTTCCAAAGATGCGGCGCCATGAAATTAAGATTCGAACAATATTTATCTGAAGCAAAATTCAAGTTGATTGATTTTAGTAAACAAAATAATGACGAAGATCAATCGGATGATTCAGACGAAGATAAATCTCAAAATATTAACAATGACCTAAATAAACAATCAGATGATTCATATAATGATTCAGATGATCAGAATCAATCAGAAGATAATGACGATGAAGAAGATGAGGGAGATCCTGATAGACAGGGAGTCATTAGAACAATTAAAGATGCTCATTTAATATACAAAAGAAAAGATGGCGACGGTACCTTTACTGAATTATGGGAATATGATATTTCAAAAGGCACAAAAGACGAATTTCGAATTAGATCGGCTATTTTAAATGGAACTGATATTGATCATAAAACGAGTACAAGCCCGGATAATAAACAACAATATACATTATGGACTAGTAATACTAGACAAATGATGCAAATTTCTGGTTTACCAAATTAAATATCTGCTTGTATTTTATGTAAATATCGGTTATAATTTTACTTTTAAATGGAGAATTTTTACATGAAAAAAGATGAAGCCTTAGGTCAAAAAGTACATCAGCATTTATTATCATTAGGTATTGAAACACCTACTACCGAACGTATATTAACTGAAAATGAGCAATTAGAGCAAATTGAAGGTTATGTTGCTAAAATTTTAAAAGCATTACATGTCGATTTAACCGATGATAGTTTACAAGAAACACCTCATCGTGTAGCTAAGATGTACGTTAAGGAAATTTTTTCTGGGTTAAATTATGATAATTTCCCAAAATGTACTGTTATTGAAAATAAAATGAGTTGTCCTGAAGAATTTGTATTAGTAAAAGATATTACATTGCATTCATCTTGCGAACATCATTTATTACCGATTATGTCATTAACTGGCGGTGGATGTCATGTTGCATATATTCCGAACAAAACAGTTATTGGATTAAGTAAAATTAATCGAATCGTTGAATTTTTTGCGAAAAGACCGCAAGTTCAAGAAAGATTAACTCATCAAATTATGGAAGCATTAAAATGTATTTTAGAAACTGATGATGTCGGCGTAGTTATTAATGCAAATCATATGTGTGTTATGACTCGTGGTGTTCGAGATACCAGTAGCATCACTTCAACAGCCGCAATGTCTGGACTGTTTAAAAGTGATGCTCAGATAAGAAGTGAATTTTTTAGATCTATTAGTTAAATTTTATTTCTAATATTTTTATAGTCGCTTTTTAATTCGGCTATAACTGAACTTAATGTTGATGGATTGTTTTCTAATAATTCAATATAATGTTTTTTTAGTGATAATCCATTTTCATTATGTTCTGATTTTAATTTACCCAATGCTTCTAACCAAATAGCTTGACTTTCATCTAAACCATCAGTTGATTCATCTAATTTCATATAACTTCTAATAGAAGAAGATTCAGTAACAATATTTGAATAATCTTGCGGCTTTTTAAATAACGATAATACTGAAAGTGCACTCATTTTACTTGCAATTTCAGATTCAGTTAATTTTTGTTCGCCTATATCGTTAGATAATTTAGTTAAAAAATTAATTGCAGTTTCGCAGAGATCTGCACCATCATAATTTAAAAACAAACAATTTTCATTAAAAGCAATAACTGCTTCGTTTAATTCTAGAACTGATTGTTCTACTTCATCATTTAATTCGCGAATAAGATCCATTGGTTTTTACCCTTTATTGTTAGTATCCATACTGTTGATTGTAATTGGTTTCACTACCAATTTATTTTTAACCATATTTAATTTATCTTTAATTGAATTACCTTTATGGTAATCTACAGCTAGGAACTTCCAAACTGATTGAGGTATGCAACATTTATAAACATTACTAACTGAAGTTAAATAGATAGATGCATTTGTTACTGAGTTTTCATTTGCTTTAGTTAAGTAGTTTAATAATGTATTTAATATTTCGCGAGTGTATTGATGACGCTGAAATTCATCCGCCGCTCCAGATAGATGAGAAATATATTCATAATTATTACCATCATCTAATTCTTTAATTGCGGTTTTAATATCAGCAATAATTTCACTCGGTACATCTACTGGGCAGCAATCGTCATCTGCTTCATTTGCCATTATAGTCACCGTTATTTGATTATTAGTATCACAGTTGAAAAATGATGATAATACATCATCTGATGATATTATATTTTGTTTAATACGATTATCTAATTGATTAAATAATTGTTTCGCATTATCAATATCATTTGAGTTTAAGCGGCCGATAATATTATCTAATTTAGTTACTATATCTAAATATAATCGTTTCGCATTTGGGGTTTGCTGATTTTCACTTTCGTGATTATATCGCTCGATAAAATCTAATAATGCATATTTTACACCATCACAGCAAGAATCTTCTTTTTGGTCGGCGGTATATTCAGGGCTCATCGAACAATGAGGTTCTGGTTGATCAGTCTGCGCTACGCCAGCCAATCTTAAAATATCTTGAGGTGTCATTTTAAATCCGATTATTTATTTTTTTTACTATAACGTTTTTTAGCTTTTTTACCACTTTTTGATTTTATATAATCATCGTGATAAACTGTAGCTTTCGTCTGTTTACTAACTGCGGCTTTTGTCGAACCGTTGTATTTTTCATATAATTCTAGCAATAATTCCATATTAAATCCCCGGAATAGTATTTAAAAATATATATTTATTGGACATTAAAAAAGAGTTGGTTAATAAAACCAACTCTCCTCGGAAAACGGGAACTGCAAGATATTGTTTATTTGTAATAATATTCTAGATCGTCATGCGCTAGAAGTTTTAGTAGATCTATAAAAGACCATATTGTCTAATTTAATTGTGCGTTTAGTTCGTCTAAACGGGTTCTTTGTTAATGAGTCGTCGTGAAAAAATGTAGCTCCGTCTGTTACATCTTCAACACTTTCATCCATGACTGCTTTTGCTAAATTATACAACTCCATGTATTGTCGTTTACACTTTTTAGCCAATTTAATCCGTCGATGGCTAAACTGTGATTTTTCATTAACTATAGTACAGTACGATTTATGTCTTTGTTTGACTCGATTATGAATCACATACAAAACTCCAATTTTAGCAGGTTTCGATTGATTTTCTGCTTCAGCTTGAGCTGTACGTACCATACATTGAATATCTGAGTCAACTTTACTTACCGAGGTTTTTGCAAATCCTACCGGCGTAAATAACATATAACCCAACCATATTAAACCTATTTTTTTTACCATATCTTAATATCTCCTTTCTATTAGTTACCTAAAATACAACTGAGTAACTAACATGAGGTGGATAGCGTTTTTTGGTATATTTCGGAATTTCACCGCTTATAAAACACTATTCATTTAACGTAAATGCGATATAAAATAACGACTTATATCGCGATTGAATCGTTTTCCTTACTTCTGTTTTACAAATCTATCAAACAATATCTTTTTACTTCTTCACTAATATTTATTCCAGATAAATTCACCGGTTATTATCTACCCTTATCGTCCGACCAAATATACGTATGATTTCTTGTCGCAATTTTATATCCTTTTGCTTGATATTTTTCTACAATAGGTGCAATCTGTAATTGATCGTCACGTGTAGTTCCTAGCGGCATTACCCATAATTTATCCGTTAATAATGATTTTGTACACATCGATGATAATTTATTAACTACGTAATCCAATTCTTCTTCGCACTCAGCTGTAGCATCACAAACAAATTTCAATTGAACTGAATATTCAGACATTATATGAATAATATTTTCATAATTAATTGCATTTTTTTCGCCGCTAACTGTTTCTAATTTCGGACTAAATGAAAATAAAACATCAAAATACGGATCATTTATACCGTATGGTTGATTCATAAATTCTTCGAACTCAGTAGATAATGATTGAGTTCCGTTAGATTCGATCGTCGCATAAAATGGTTGCTCTTTATTATAACGATCTGCTAATTCACGATAAACTTCAACAAACATGCGTTGATATTTAGGTAATAATGGTTCACCTCCAGTAATTACCATATGCATAATATTTCGAGTGATCGGATGTATTAAATCACCAGCTGGATTTTCTTTGGTTTTAAGCATTTCAACCCAATTATCGACTATTTGTGATGCAGTAACTAATGACGCATCATCTTTATAATCACCATTCCAACTATATTCAGTATCGCATGGAAATTTAGGACATTTAAGATTACAACCAAATACACGAGCCCATAATGATGGCGAGCCCGCATATTGACCTTCGCCCTGTATTGAAAAGAACTGCTCAGATAATCTATATTGATTTGCCATATTATATACTCTTTATATTAAAAAAGTATATTATAACTCATACTACTTAAATATTCAATACTTCGTATTATTTGGTTGTTTTTAAAAACGGACTAGAATCTTTAGTTATTTTCCATCTATCGTCTCTGACGCCATCCATCGTTGCTTTTTGTAATTGTTTAACTGCGAATATATTGTTCGCATTAAAATTATCGTATTCTGGATCACTTAATAATGTCGGGATGGGTAAACCCAATTCATTATAAACTTTATGAACTAAACCAACCGCACTATCAATAATCATATATGGATCTTTTGCATATTTTTTAATAGCTTTTTTAATTAATTGATCGTGTTCGTAATGGCTAGGATTCCCCATTAATTCTTGTAATAACATGTAACACTCCTAAAATTGATATTTATTATGTTAAATCCCTGTTTAATTTTGGCTTTATAGCCAATTTTAATTAATCTTATATATTACCATTGATTTTAATTTATCTTGGAAATATAGGCCTATTATGCCCGGATTTTGATGTCTATTTAAATGTATTGATATTTTATTTAAAAAGTAGTATAATATTATTTTTTAATTAATATTGAGATTGATATGACTGAATTAGAAAATGTTTATTTCCCAGATACTAAAAAAGTAGCTTTATCATTATCTGGCGGGTTGGATAGTACGACTTTACTTTATATGTTAAAACATAAGTACGGAGCTGAAAATGTTCATGCTATTAGTTTTTATTATCAACAAAAGCAAAGTTACGAATTAGAAGTAGCTAAAAAATCTTGCGATAAATTAGGAGTTAATCATCAATTAGTTGATGTTTCATTCTTAGGTGATATTAGTAAAGGAGTTTCTTCTAATATTCAAGGATCTGATATTAAAGTTCCTACTATTATCGAAGCATTAGGTAATCCGCAAGTGGTTTCTTATATTCCATTTCGTAATTTATTATTTTCATCTATGTTATTATCATTTGCTGAAGCAAATAATTGTGGGGCGATTGCATTAGGATTAAATTCTAATGATCAATATAACTATTGGGATACTACTCCTGAATTTGTAGAATCATTGCAAAATGTAGCGAATTTAAATAGATTGAATAAAATTGAAATTTTTACTCCGCTTGTTTCGTTAAATAAGACCGAGGAATTAAAAATTGGGTTAGCATTAGATTGTGATTATAGTTTATCATTAACTTGTTATGATGCTGATGAAAATGGTGTATCGTGTGGTATTTGTGCATCTTGTGCTGAAAGGATTATGGCATTTAAAAATTTAAATTTAGTTGACCCGGTTCCTTATTCAAAAGAAATTTCGTGGTAATTTAATTAATTCAGCCTAAGGTATAATTATGTGTAGTATTATCGGTAGTTACAATAAAGATAAATTCATTGAGTTATTAGAGTTAAATCGATATCGGGGAGCTTTTAGTCATTCGTTAACTTTATATCGGCCAGAAGGAACTACTTTAACTTTTAAGGGATTCGGGGATTTTAATCTTAAATTATTAGATAATGTTCAAACTGATGATTATATCTTAGGACATTGTCAAGCACCTACTGGTGGGTTAGTAAAATCATTCGATCGCATACATCCATATGTAAATAATACCATTAAATTACTGCATAATGGTATTATTAAAACACAAGAAGTACAACGAATAAATGAGATTATAAATAGTAAACATCAATGGGATACGCAATTATTAGGCGAATACATATCAGAAGATTTTAATAAATTATCCGATATCGAAGGATCATTTGCTTGCGTATGCATTAAAAATAATAAATTGTATATGTTTAGAAATGCAATATCTCCATTATATCAGGATATATACTGCAATATCAGCTCTACTAAATTCGATGATTCGGAGATGATAGATAATAACGTAATATATCAATTAAGGGAGATACATTATTTTAGAGTGGATTCATTTAATAATACGCATAACCCATATTATTTTTAAAAGGAATTAATATGAATAATGAGGTAATGGATGAATGCGATATTGCATCGGCAGTGGAAGAAGCCGAACGTAATTTTGCGATTCAAAAAATATTAGGTAATCGATCACCGAAAGGTAATATCGAATTACGATTAGACCCAAATAAAGAATGTGACAGCTGTGGTGATATAATTCCACTAGCGAGACAGCGAATAGTTCTATCGATACATAAAAATTGTGATTTATGTGTTGATTGCCAATCCGATCATGATTGGCAAGAACGGATTTACTTATAAAATAAATGCCCTCATATGAGGGCATTTTTATGGAGATTATATGACTTGTAAAAAATGTCAAAATCAATTAATTACTGTTTTTACAAAATGTGATGATAATATTGAAGTTCGGGGAGCTTGGCCTAAAGCACCAGCTGATATATTAGGATTTAAATACGATGGTTCTATTTTTAGTATATCGTATTGTATATGGTGTGGTACAGTTGATGGAACTTTTCCGATTATTAATTATGCAGAAGCAGAAGTCGAACAATCATTACCGCCAGTCGTTTATTTAGGCGATATGGTTGATCAGTTTTATGAACTTGTATTAAAATCCGAATTTCAAGCGGCGGATTCGATTATGCGCAAATTAAGCGTCCGTATATCGCCGATAGATGGTAATGCGTTATATAATGCTTGGACTACATACGAAAGTATTAGACAAATACATCCAGTATATCCGGAATTTGCTGAATTAGTTAAAGATATTATAAAACGATATAAAACAGTTCGATACGTTTAAAATGTAATTATAATACATCATTATAATTATAATGATGTATTATATAATTTTATATTATCTTAATTCGAACCACGAATGGATTGAACCGGCACTAGAGCCAGTATGAGTTATTTTATAATCCGTATTATTTGGAATTATAATCTGGACGCAAAAAGTTGCTGATCCAGAAGCGATATCATAATCTACTGCCGGGATAATAACAAGACCACCAACTATTACTTCAACAGTCGACCTACCCATAGTATCAGCAAGAGTAACTATTATTTGTATCGGTTTTCCAGTATTATTAGTATATGTAGTTCCTGATACTCTCGATGCCTTCATATCTTGCCAAGTTTGACCTACACCAATCATACCAGCTAATGAATTTCTCAATGTAGCTATCGAATCAGTTATGGTTTGTAATGAACTTGCTATAGCGGTTTGAACTGCATCTACGAAGAATACATTACCTTTAAGTTTTCCAGCTACGTAATTTGGGGTCGTTCTATCATAAACATATTTTTTAGTAGCTGCTTGATATGCTTTAGCTGGGTCGATGGTATTAGCACCATTAACTAAACTAGTTAATGGATCATCAATATTCGAACCATCTTCTACTAATTGAATAGTACTATTATTCAATAATGTAAGTGAACCATCTAATTTTAATCCACCAGTTAATGTAGATCGTTTAGCATCGGACGGAACTTTCAATTGCAAATAAATTGAACTAGCTGGATCCGTACTGTTGTTATTAATATTACTACCTAAACCACCACCCGTCGATGCAGGAGGTGCAGCTGGGTTCGTCATATCAATACCGATACCCCATTCCTCGACATCATAACCAAGCAATTCAGTGTTTTTAACTACGTCTAAACCAGTACCGAATAAACTACCTTCAAACCCAATATTTAATGCAGTAGCTGGTGGCATCAATAAACGAGATAATGCATCATCAAAATCAGCTTTAGTTAAATAATTATCTTTTAAGAATTTATAATAAATCGCTTGATAATCATCTAAGGTTTCATCTACTGGTAAAATTAAGTTACCGGTTAATGTGCCGCCCGTTATTGGTAAATATCCACCATCTAAAAATAAATGTAATCCGCGGGTAAAATCATTAACGCCGAATAATTTATCTGGGGTGCTGATATTGCCTAATTCAGTTAATAAATCGCCAGTTTTTAAATAAAGTGATAAACTATTTTTAATACTTTTAGTATCACATAATGCAACCCAATCTTTAGTCTCATTGTGCGAAGTATCATCGATAAAATTTTTATAAACATGTAATACGTCTGCTGCACTATCATACCATATTTGACCGACGGTCGGTTGGGGTGGTTTATCTGGACCGCAGAAATGTTCGAGCATATGAACCAAATTAGTCCATAATCCTTCACCGTAATTAGAATAACCTCTTCCATACAGTGTTAATGAGGTATGGGTAGTATCGCCGCCAGGACCATCCGTAGTATTAGGATCGATAGTAAATGAAGTTTTACCTACGTCAGATGCGTGATCAGTAAATTTTATTGTATATGCCATATGTCGAATTCACTTAAAAATAAAATATCAAATATTTATCATGGTCTAGATAATCCAAATCCTAAGCCGCATAACCAATAACTGTAAAATCAATTTCGCAATTTACTGGTAAAGAAGTATCTACACCAATAGTAAATTCATTAATTGTTTTATTACTTATAAAAAAATGATGACCTAATGGTGCATTAGTTGGAATTAAACCATTTGGTGTTGTTGTCGATGGAGATAATATTACCGAATAATTATCATCTTTCATAACAATAGGTAATGTAACTTTGTATGCACCAGTTGATAACTTACTTTGTGGTATATTACCATTAATGGTTGCATAATTACAAAAACTTAATATATTATATTGATATTTTGAATTATCTGATTTTAATTTAACTACACAGTTCGCATCTACATACGATTTCGTAGCCGGGTCATTTTCTGCTACTATATCATTAGTAATAAACAATTCATTATTTAATAGGCCGCCACTTAATTTTAAAACTCCGGTTGGTACCGTTTGTTCTTTAGTTCCGACATTAACCCAATCACCCTGACCTAATTGTCTAGAGATATTTACTTTTAATTGTTTATTTGAAGTATCATACCAAAATTGACCTTCGGTTGGTCTTAATGGCGGAACTTCATTAGCCCAATTTTCTAATATGCGTAAGACGTCAGTCCAAACTATTTCACCGTAATTTTCTACGTATCTTCCAACTAAATTGATTGATGTTAAATTATTATATTCATAATCTTTTACGTAAATTGGTGCTTTTGATCTGTTAGCAAATTCAATTTTTAATGTCATTTTGCGAATCCCATTACTATGCAAGATATAGTACCAGTAGTCGAATTACTAGCTACTGTAAAACCAGTCGTTGTTTTACTATGAGTATTTGTATGAATACCACCTTCGCCGTGTAAAGTAACCAATACTGAATAATTAGTATCTGCCATAACTTTAGGTAATGTAACGACTCGATTATTCGGATAAATCATTAAGTTTATAATCACATAATTATTATCGAATAAAACATAATCATTAGTTTCTTCTTTAAACGTGAATTTTTTTAATTCAATATATTCTCTAGTTACGACCGAATTATCAGTTGTCGGTATTACGGTTAACTCTAATGGACCAGTCATTTGCGAGTTATTAATAGTCGAATAACTAGACATATCCGTAGCTGGGCCGTTAATTGCATCCCAATTAGTTCCATTATAAACTTTAACTAATTTATTATAATTATCATACCATATTTGGCCAGTTATTGGTCTAGGTGGTGCATGCGGACTACTAAAATTTTCTAAAATATGAACGAAATTACCCCAAAATATTTGACCATAATCGGTATAACCTTGACCGATCATGGTAATCGAAGTTGCATCATTTAATGAATTGGCGTAGACTATTAAATTATCGCCATTTGCATGAGTTACTGTATAATTCATAATGTATATCCTACTAATAACCAATTATTTCCATTTGGGGTGAAGGTATCGGGCGCTTTATTAGTAATTGAATAATGCATAGTTTTATCAGTATTGGTACAGACTACTGCATAATCATTATCTTTCATAGTAAATGGTAACATTACTTTATAACCTGAACTAGTATTAACTCCATTCATAACAACGAACTTATTTGGATATAGTGTATAAGAGTAAGTTATATCGGAATCACTAAATGTAACGTTTTTAATACCACATGATTTATAATTATCTGCAAATTGTTTCGTTGCCGCATGATTACTATTTTTAGTTTCGCCGGAATAAACAGTATCACCCGATTCATCATCAGCTAATTTTAAATTAGTTACTGTATTTGATGTATAGGTAGAAATATAATTTGTGGTATCTATAATATTATCATTCGATAAATCAATCCATTCATTTGGTGCTTGGTAAATTAAAACGGAACTATCAGATGATCGATACCACATCTGTCCTATCAATGCATTACTAGGTGCTGTTTTGGAACTAAAATGTTCCATTATGCGTAAAATATTAGTCCAATATTCGTCGCCATACTCAGTAGTTTCGTATCCAATTAATTGCAGAGGGGTTGATGTATCGATAGTATTACTACTTACAGTAATACTATCTGCTTTACTTGGATCTGAAAAATTAATTGTATAATTCATTATTTCCAGCGCCCAATCGCGGTAAAATTACAAGAAACCATATTGCGAACATAATCCCACGCTAATGGGCGATAACTCCATCCACCGATATGGAAACTAGTTGTTGTTTTAGCGTGGGATTGATAAACTATTGGGAATACGTAGAATGATGGATTCATTGTTTTGCCGTTACCATTACCGTTAGTTGCATCGTGAGCATGTTTTGATACTGCCGCTCTTTGTGCTGAGGACCAAACATTACTAAGATCTTTAGATCCGGAGGTTGTTCTCGAATTATACCAAGCACCATTCCAATTCGGGTAACCTAAATATTTCGTATTTCCGCCCCAACAACCACCACGGAAACGCCAAAATGCCGATTTATATAAAACTCCAGCAACTGAAAAATCTTGATTATTATCTGTTAATTGAACCGCGAAATCGTTATTGATAAATGGGGGACATCCTGATATATTAGCCCAAGAAACAGGCTCACAAGTCATAATTTCAGTAATTTTATCGTCATAACTACCATAATCAAAATTTCGAACGGTTCCGTAAACCATTAACGTTCCGTCTTCCATTTTCGTATAAGAAACACTACTAAGTCCAGTTCCTGAAACCGTTGGTGGTGCGATAGCTCCAGCTAAACGCTCTTCTAGATATTCATGAGTAATAGCTTCATTTGCGACTAAAGTTTTACCTTTCTGATCTCTCAGTTGCAAAACCGCATCGGTATTCATTTTATCGCCCGATTTTTTAATAAATGGAGCGGTATCACCTTTAGCTAATTCGATTAATGCATCTAGTGTTTTTTGAGTCGATGATAATTTATCTAATGGATTTGAATTTGCAGATGATATAGCTGCAACGACGTATGATTTCGAGACTGCTTCATTATCCGAAACTGATTTAAGATCCGATTGGTCTCTTAAAAACAATTCATTACCTTTTTTCATTGTTCTTTTTGACGGATCTTTATTATCATTAAAGATAAAAGGTAACTCCGTCATATTTTTCAACGCCGCTAATATTGCAGATTGAGTTTGTGATAAATCAACAAGTTTTAATTGATTATCAATTTCAGTTTTTACTTTAAGATCGACGTATTTTTTTGGAGTGGCATATAAACCAAGATTTGGATCAGTATTGGTTGTTGATATAGAACCATCTTGATTATACCAAGTTGAATCATCTAATAATATAAGATTACCGGTCATAGTGAATGGCTGTGAATTACCAGCCGAATCGTTAAACCTACCCGATTTATGCAAATAATCTTTTAATGTATTAGTAAAAACTGCATTAGTAACATTAGCAGCAGCATCGTTTGGATCAACTGCTTGTATATTACCATCAAATCCAATAACTGGTGTTATAGCAGTCCATTTATAACCATTAGCCGAACCATCTGGTTTTGTTTTTTTAACGTATAATGATAATTGTTTATTTCTCGGGTTATACCACAACTGGCCTTCAGTTGCATGCGATGGATCTTGATAAGAACAAAAATTTTCTAATAATTTAACAAAGTTTTCAGTTAAACCCAAACCATAATCTTTAGCACCATATCCATATAGAGTAAGAGATGTATTTTCGTTATTAAACTCACCGTAGCGTATAGTAAACGGCGATTTACCTGTATTTGTGTCACTATAAGTAACGGTATATAAATGATCTGTTGCCATTCGTTAATATCCTTTATGCTTTAATTCCGGTGATTGTGTAAGTAACTGGGTATTGAATAATTGTTTCTGTCGTAACCGCGTCGACTATTTTAACATACGTTTTATAAACGAATCGAAGTGATAATGAATTTTTTGTCATATTAGTTGGTTGAACTACACCATCCACTTGCCACTGATCCCCTACGCCGTGATTGGTAACTTTATACCCACTACCCCAATCGCCTTGTAATGGGTCATAAGTTTGTTTTGCATACTTGTTAATTTCGGGGGAGGTATTAGTAATTACATCGGATTTAATAATATAATTCGGGTGTAGATCGAATGGTAATGATATATTCCATTTTCTAAAATATCGTTTCATACCCAATGCAGGAAGACCGGATTTTGCTCCCCATGAATTTTCTATAAATGTGGTAGAATCAGCTTCGGTTAATTCTCCGTAGATAGTAACCATTCCATTTGGATATTCTATATACCACTGACTAACATTTGGTGCTTTCGTAGCAGCTGTAGTTTTTGAAGCAATTGAATCGTCTACGTATTTGCGAGATGCTGCTTCTAATTCATTATCTTTACTACTTAACGGTAAACTATATGTCGGTAAAATTAATTGGTCGATCATTGTTCGATCAACTACGGCAGAGCTTCGTTTCTTAATAAATGGATTATTAGCTCCAGTTAATTTTGCTAAAGCTGCAGCTAAATCAGCTTCAGATAAACCCGTATTATTCGGCGTTGCAGCGGCCGGTTTTTTATCGACATAATTTTTTAATTCACTAACTTGATAATCAACATAAGCTCTAGATGATGCATTTAATCGATTAGCTCTACTAGTCGGCGTTAATAAATTACCACTACTATTAAATTCATCAACCAATATCAGAACATTACTCATAGTACGCTGATCATCAGCACTACCGGATGTTTTATATAAGAATGGGAGGTCAGTTAATAACAATAATTTATCTTTTAAATTATCTAATGTTATTATCGATGATTCTAATTTTGAAATTTTGCGATCGACGTATTTTCTAGAGGTTGCATGCGTTAATTGAGTCTGCGTCGTAATTAACGGTAAATCATTCTTATCGTAAGTTTCTAATTCTAAGATTAATGGGGCGACCATCGGAATAGTTCCATTATCTTTAATAAACCCTTTTATTAAATCCGGTGGGATTGTTATAGGTTTATTATCGTACGCTAATGCATCCCAAAAATAAGCATTATCTGAATTGCGAGTATAAATGCTTAATTGTTTAGTGCCGGCATTATACCATAATTGACCTTCAGTTGGATAAATTGGATCATCAGGAGAACAGAAGTTTTCCATAATTTTGATCATATTAGTCCATAAGTCAGATCCGTAATTAGGCGAACCTCTACCATGTAACCGCAATGATGTTGATGTCGTATCAACCGAATTTGGTGCTAATGGAATTGTTGCTTTTCTATCTAATGCGTTATTCGAAAAGTTTACGTATAATGTAGAACTGGTCATTTAAAAATCTCAAAAAGAAAAATATGAACCGCCCGTCGGAGCTCCTATTAGATTTATCGGATTTGTAATATGTATTGTAAAATCATCCACATTATATCGTGGAGCATAATAATTTGCTTGTTGATATACCGTTAAATTTAAATCAGCCCCCCATTCACTCAAAGGTGGGACTCCGCTAATTTCGCCTTTAACTTGGTCTATTTTCATCCAAGATATATCTTCTTTGTTATTACAAACCACATAATACTTATCCGTAGATCCTTTATTTATACTTAAAGTACTCTGATAACCTGCTTTCCATGACATATCTTTAATATCGACTAATAACTTAGTATCCACTATTAAATTTATATAATCAGTTACTGATAAATCTTTTAAAGTCCCAGTTACTGCAATTTTATAAACACCATCTTTCATTGGAGTTAACCCAATTCCTTTAGCCCAATCAGGTAAATTCGAAATGGATACCGTAACTTGATCTTCTTTATATCCAGAAATAATAATTCCGTTTTTACTCGGATAAAATAAAGTCATTTGACCTAATGATGTAATATGTTGGCCTGGACCGAATACTTTATCTGGGACTGGTGATACAGTTATATCCCCATTTTTTCCCGGTATGGTATAATTAATATTTGGTGTATCGGTCATTACAACTTTAGGTTGAACTACGGTTTTTGTTATAACTGGTGTTTTAGTTAAACTGCCATTATATGAATATATAAACACTCGATTACTAGGTGAATTATAGATATCCTCAGAACTAAATAAATGAGGTTCTGCTATTTTAATATAATTACTATCGATAATGTTATTTTTAGTAATAACGTTATCGATTACCATAGCATTAGGCCCTTTACCGGAAACGCAAATAGCCCCACCCCCATAATCATTAGTATTACTCATAAAAATAATATCACCTGGGCTAATTAATGATTTCCAATCACCAACCGGTTTAATACCATTATATTTTAAAATCCATTTATCGTTACTTTCCGGCGTTGTAGTATATCCAATACTACTAATTGGTAATGATGATCCGTATAATGATGCGATAGTATTTAATAAAGTCCAATAACCACCCATACTCCAGACTTTACCGACGAATGATTTAGCGATATCGATTAATGAACTAGCATTAGTTACATTCGATTGATTGATGATAGAAGCAGTTACTTCAGTTCCTCGTATATCATTTAAATAAACACTAGGCATATCGACTAATGAAGTAAATGTCGGATCTATATAATTTACTGCGCTTAATGAGACGACTGCGACGTTATTATTGGTTGTGGTGTTAGCTATTTTAATATCGGTTAATTTCCCGTATTTACTATTAGTATAAATTCCATTTTTATACGTAAAAATAACACTAGTACTTTCAGTTCCGGGATAAAAATACGAGGGTTTTATAGTAGAAGAACCAGCTATAATTTCAGCCCCAGATTTAACCGTATTAAAATAATTCATATCATTATATAAATTTAAAACTATATATTTCGATGAATCTTTACTAATATCAAAGAGTTCAGTTATATTAATAATTCCACTACTTGCATTTACCGCTGATTTTTTAATTTGCATGATAATACCCCATAGTAAATGGGGTATTATACTATAATACTAAAGTATTATCGATGATTTTCGTACCAACTCCAAACGTCCATTTCACTATCACCGGAACTAGTTACTATTGGTGTAGGTTCGATATAATTTGTATCATCATTAAATTCATTGATGAAGTCGGATTCATACATTAGTGCATATGCATCATCTTCATATCGAACTAATTCATCTAACATGCGCATTAATATAAGATGAGCTGATATTGTATCATCAGTAGACCCAGACCTAGCGGAATATGATCCATTTTTACGAACAAAGTTTTTCATCTCGTTTATTGTATTTTTAGATTTGATTTTAATGCGACCGGATTCGAACATCTGTTTAAAAGTGATACATAAAGTAAGTTTATTTTTACCGGTATTAAATCCTAATCTCCGTTTTCCTTTATCTGAAAGTAATTCGCCGATTTCGACTGGATTTTCATCAATTGATTGTAGACTTAACATCCCTTCACCTACGCCATTATTTTCTAAGCTCCAGTAAACATTTTCAACTCCTTTTGATTGTAATAATTTAAGCATATACTTAATAATATTATAAGCAAGGGGTGATGACATTACATTGCTTCTAAACTCGGCAATTTGCTGTAGATCTGGGAAGTTATATAAAACAATGACTGTATAATCACTACCGCTACCGGTTGCTGGATCTACGGCGATTAAATAAGTTTTATTACTGTCTATAGTATCGAACCAAACAACACCTCTAGCATCAGGTTCTGGTAATGGATCGGTTTTATATGTAATTACGTATCTAGAACTAAATAGTAATGGATCATTTGAAATAAACTCACATTCATATTCCTGGGCAAATTTTTCAGGTCCGATAATCGCGATTTCTTTTTTTCTAAATTCGTCATCTCTACCGGGAACTGAATCCCAAGGAACAAATAATGCATTAAATGCGTTAGTTCCAGCTGACGCACCGCGCCATAATTCGGCATATAAATTATCATCGCCATTTGGTGTACTAGCTATAATCGATTTACCGCCAGTTGATAATGTGGGGCGTATACTAGTCCAAAATTCTTCTGCTATAGTTGGATTTATGAAAGCAAATTCATCACAAAATAATAATGATATAGACATACCACGACCACTATTCGTAGTCGTACTTTCTGATACTATTCTACTACCATTTTCAAATGAAATTTCTAATTTATTCCAATTTGTTGGATTAATAGCTGGTTTTATCCAATTGGGTAAATTTTCATACATAAACACAATACGATTAACCATATCTTTAGCATTCTTTGCTTTATTAGATACAATTAATATTTCTTTGTTTTTATGAAAGATAGCATACCATAAAAGGAACGCACATGATGTTTGTGATTTACCTACTTGTCGACTAGCACAAACAATAGTATTATGATTAAAAGCGAATGACTCCACCATCTCTCGCTGGAACTCATATAATTCAAAAGGAACGATACCTCTTGCCGGGTGGGTAATTTTACAAAAATTTAATATGAAAAATATTGGGTCCGTTGCGCATTGAATTAAATTTTGAACCGATTCCGCAGAATATTCACTTAACTCACCCGGCATTTTAAGCTGGGTTCTTCTCATTTTAGTGTTCCATTTTGAATCATATCTAAGATATCCTTTCTATCCATGATTAAATTATTATTAGTTATATTTTTAGAACTAACGACTCTATTTTTTTCTTTCTTATGTTTTAAGTCAGCTTTTTCTTTAACTGCATTTAATGCAGTAGTTAAAAATTGATTAGCAACTTCCATATTTCTAGGGGTATGCCCTGGATCAGCGCCTCGTTCTACAGCCATACATTGATTAGTAAATGCAGCAAAAGCCGCATTGTAAATTGTTTCGTATTGCTGCTCTATTTCAATATCTTTATCGTCGAATAGATCAAAATTAGTTAATTTTACTTCTTCTTCTACTAATTCAGGCAATACAGTAGTTCCAGATTCTATATCGAATAAGTCTTCAAATGGGTGTTCTATTAAATTGTCCATGTCTTAAATAAAAAATATTTATATACCTATATTTTAGGCGTATATAAAAGGACATGAAATACGTCAAAATTAAAGGGTTATATATTATATTATTGTATAATTTTGATTTTATTTTGGGATAACTCGTTGATTAGACTCGAAACATTTGTTTTTCGGTAATAATCTTAAATTCGATGTTATTCATATCGCAAAAATGTTTGCATGCATGCCATTTTGCTTGATTTACGGCATATTGAATATCTTCGTATAACTTATTTTTTGGTTTTTTAGCTCTGGATACTTTAGTTTGTGCGTGGGGTTTAACTTCGATAATACATCTTTTTAATTGATTTTGAGTATTAATATATTCAACGTAATAATCTGGAAAATATCTATGAATTTTTTGATCGGTTGGTTTAATATATTTAATAGCGATAGTTTCCGAACTCCATCTTACTATTTTGGTATTATTATCTAAAAATTTATGCATAGATAATTCCCAAGAAGACATAAATCTAATTTTTTCAATATCACCTATATATTTTTCGGGATTATTCGGCGTATATAAACCCTGAGTAAACCTTGCCATAATTAAACTAAGTATGATTGGAAGTTTGGTGTTATTCGCTGAGCCCCAGCACTAGTATTTTGATCATAACCAGTAATTGAATTTGGAGTTTTTAATGGTTCTTTATTTAATGAATTAATTGCACTAGCTACATTAAGTTTAGGAGTTTTTGTATCTTGACTTATTTGATTTAATTGTAATGAATTAGCAAATTTAGGATTTTCTAAACCTAAATTAATTTGTTCAGGTAATTTACTCGGTATAGGATTAATAATGGAATCACCATTTTTAGCTTTAGATAAAGTAGCCGGATCATCATTAGTTTTAGATGATGGATCTCCCGCATCATTCAATAAGTTAGTTAAATCATCAGTTAATTCAGCACCTTTCGATGTTAGAACTTCGGTCCGTGGATTTGGTGCTAATTCTGAAACTGATATTACATTAGTTGGTACTTCTGGTGCAATTCCCGTATTTAAGAAATAATTATCATAAACAAATTCTAATACGATATTGCTACCATTAGTACCATCAGCCATATCAAAATCACCTAAATTAATTTCTTGAATTTTAGGATTATTGAAAACGTGGATATCCATAGTTCTATTAGCATTATATAGATGATAAACTTTAATACTTTCTATAATATTAACATTATTTTGTTGAGTTACTAATGAATACGATGCTGTTGACTTTGAAAAATCTAAACCATTAGTTTCAAATAATTTAGAACTCTCATGATTAAATATTGGGCTTACTCTTCGCAAGTAAGAAACCAAAAAGTTTAATGATTCATTTCTAATATCATCATGTATATCTAAAGATACTGGAGAGTATGTAATATTTTTAGGTATATGCGATTTAAAATTATAAAAATTAACTTCTTCGTGGTTAATTGTTATTTTTGGTTTATCGAATTTTTTAATTAAAAAAGTAAACGAATCTTCTAATGATGGTTGGTATTCTTGATAAAAAGTAAAATGAACTAAGTAAGTATATTTCGCTTTAGGATAAAAATTAACTATATCGAATGCATAATAATCATCACCAGTAAGTGTACTGATATTATTATGTTCTTCATATGGACTTCTCGTTAAACTAGGAATACCATCTGCATTAGCGATAGTCCCGGTAGCTCTTTCATTTAAAATAAGTTGCGAGATTGAACTATCGAATAAACCGGGAGTTAAATATTCCCATCTATCCAATAATCCAGCCTGCATATCAGTTAAACCGTTAATATGGGACGCTAATAACCCGCTTTGCGACGATAAGTTGCGCCCCATAATTCCGTTACTACTATAACTATTATAATTACCATAATTATTAGAATTAAGGTAACCTGAATTGATCGCACCGATAATATGAATCGCCGAATTTAATCCTGCTGTTATCAAAGTATTAGCAACTGGGTCTTTAACCCCTAATAAAGGACGTCTAACACCAAGAGCGGCTAATAAATTTTGACCATCTCGGGGTATACTACGATGTATAACTTTACCAATCGCAGCATTAGTTACACCAACGATAGCCCCTTGAATAAAAGAATTAAATACGTTATATGCGCTCATAATTATTCGGTATTTCCTGCACCACCCAAAGCATGACCATATTCGACATTTGGGAATCTTTGAACTGCATGATCAAAACGCATAGTAACTTCAATAGTTACTTTTTCACCGTCAGAATAAGCCAAATCACCCCAGTTAACTGATTTAAACCAGCAACCTTGCAAATGCCATCTTTCTAATTCATTAACACCACCATCTAACATCGCAACAGTACATGCGAATTTATATTCAGATGCAGTTGCTGCAGTGCCTAATAAATTAGCAGTTCCTAAACCAGCACCTAAAATATTCATTTGGCCTGAATCACCAATTAAATATTGTTGACGTTCTAATTGTTCGCGTAATTTTCTAGCTGCTTTACTGGTAACGTCATCTTCTAACGTCATAGTACATTCATTCCATGAATGTTTTGAACCCACATATGCAACTGAGTTATATCTGTGTAATTCTACTTCTTGGAACTGCAATGACGGTCTTTGAAAATTAGTACATTGCATTGTAATTGCATTGGGTTCAGACGATAACATTTCTAATGCATTAGATAAAATCGACTCATACCCAATAGCAGTGCTTCTAGGACCACCTAGATTTAAAAACACCGCTTTCCATCTATTTTTAAGCTTCGGCTGATACATACCAATATTGGTAGGATCAATACCGATATCCATAATTGTTGCCATTTATGACTCCTAAGTGTGCTGTATACATATTTGATATTTATGTCCTACTAATAAATATCAAAATACTAAATTACATATTTTGGGAGTTAAAACATGGCATTACTTAACCCTGGGGTACAAGTAACTGTTAGTGATGAGTCCATTTACTTACCATCAACGGCATCTACAGTACCACTTTTTTTTATCGCCACCAAATACGGAAAACTTTTACCAAACACTAACTCGGTTGCCTACGGAACAATCGAAGCTGGCGTCCCACGGTTAATTACTTCATTACGTGAAAGTATTGAGGCATACGGATTTCCGATTTTTAAACGCGATGTTTACGATCAACCTTTGCACGGCGATTGCAGAAATGAATATGGGTTGTTCGCATTAAACCAATTTTTAAAATTGGGAAATCGCGCTTACGTTATCCGCGCAGATATCGATTTAGATGATGATACAGAAACAGCATCTAATATCTGGGAATCAAAAACAACACCTAATGTAGTTTCTAATGCAAAATTAGCTGCTACCATTTATTTAAATGCAGTTCAAAATTATAGAACAGCAAATAGAAATACTCAATTATTGGGTGGATCTATTCAAATTCCAGTTGATTTATTGGATGATGCTGGTAATATTTTACCGATTCCAACAAATGCATCTCAAGCTTTAATTGATAAGTATAGCGCTTATTATAAAGAATTGAATGAAATGCAAGCTGAAAATGCACAATTAGAAAAAATTATTAATAATGCGATGGTCGAGTTAGCTAAAACAACTAGCACCTTTGCAGACAAATATAGAGATAGTGCATATCTAAGATTTAACATTTCTAATATTTTAAGTGGTAATTTTTATAACGTAGAAAATACAACTTTAGATGCAAATGGACATTTACAGTATAGTTATTCCCAATATCTACCAGTAGCTACTAATAAAAACACAAACGGATTAATTTTAAGCACAAACCAATACACTGAATCTACTAAAGAAACAAATTTATTAAGTGCCGCCGCTCGTTTAGTTTACGCATCACCTTATGATCCAGTAACTAGCCAACCACCAGTAGCATCAACTCACTTTACTGGTATTCTTGGTCGCCTTAGAGAAATGATTCGCCCAACCGATATCGGTTCAATGCGTAATTCATTTAATAATGGTTCAGTGTTTATTCCTGCTATTGCAGCTAACCCAGCAGCAACGCCACCAATAACAGGTCGTGCACAACAAACATTCTTTACTGACGGTTCTGGTTCAGTTATTAAAGGTAAATTACGTCTACATGGAGCTACAATTGCAGGAACAGTTAATTTAACAACTGGTGAATGTAATTTAACTGCTTCTTATGGTAGTTACACTTTAAATATAGGTAATTCAACCACTACATCATTAACACCAACACAAATTAATGCTATTCGTGCAGATGCAGTATCAGACGCAGCGAAATTATTAGATTTAGATATTATTAATATCACTAATAAAGTTCCAGCGAATGTTGATATTGAACTTTACGTTGATACTGTTGGTAGATTAACTGGTTCGATTCCTCAATTTGTAGTTCAAAATTATCCAAACAATCACACAGTAAACGAATTACCATCATCTTCGGCTTCGGCTTCAAAATCGATTACTATTAGACCAATCGTGATTAATGGTTTAGTTGATATTGATTTCAGACCATCAGTTAATATTTTAGCATCAGATGGATTTACTGTTGATGCCGGTGGTTCATTAGTTGACGGAATCTATACGGGTACTGCATCTAATGTTGGTAGAAGCACTGTTTTAACTATTTTATCTAAAACATCATCTGGTACTGTTGCTTTATTAACTGGAGCTACATTTACTGGCGATGTTAGTATGGTATTAAATAACCGTAAAGTAAATGGTATATCTGTTGAACAATTCGGAAATTTAGTAAAAACTGTTTGTTTACAATACGAACGCACTCAAAGTTGGTTCTTCTCAAAAGAATTATCAGCTCATAATGGTTCGGATAATTTAATTGGTAGTGATGATGCATCACGTCGATTAGCAGTCGTAAATAAATTTGTTCAAGTTATTCGCGATAACTCAAGTGTTAATATGGAAGTTGAACCTTTGATGGGTAGTGATATTACATCTGAGGGTTATGAATTTAACTTAGTATTATGTCCTGGTTTCCCAGAATTAGCTGACGAAATGTTAAGTTTAGTTGAACAAGTAAAATACGAAGCATTAGTATTAGCTGATACTCCAATGAATATGACACCTCGTGATGTTATTAGTTGGGGCCAATCAATTGATCAATCAACTATTATATCAATATCTAATAATATTAGATCAGATAATCGTGGTTTGATTGCTTATTATTATCCACATGGATATGCATCAAACTTAGATGGATATGATGTAATGTGTGCCGCCTCTGGTATCGCGTTAGCTGCATTAACTAATAGTGATAATACAAGTTATGTTTGGATGGCACCAGCTGGTCCAAATAGAGGCTTAGTATCAGGAACAATTGGTGTAAATGCGGTTGGTTACGTTGAAGGTTTATTAGGTACGCCAGATGCTATGTTTAAACGAGTTCGTTTAAATGAAGGTTTACGCGATAGTTTATATTCATTATGTAATATTAACCCAATACATGATTCATTGCAACATGGTGTTATGGTATGGGGTCAAAAAACTCGCGTTAACTTAGGATTTAATTCGGCATTAGATCGTATTAACGTTGCGCGTTTGATAATGTTTATTAGACGTGGTGTAAGAAAAGCATTATATCGCTTCTTAATGGAACCAAATGATGATATTACACGTAAAAACGTAACATCATTGGTTAATTCGTATTTACATGACATTAAAATCAAACGTGGTTTGTATGACTTCGCGGTATTATGCGATACTAGCAATAATACAGCAGACACGATTGATCGTAATGAATTATATGTTCATATTGCATTAAAACCAACAAAAGCGATCGAGTTTATCTACGTACCAATTACGTTAGTAAAAACCGGCGATTCAGTAACCGCATAAAGTTACATAGAAAAAGCCGTAATTGTTATGATTACGGCTTTTCTTTTGCCGTATAAAACGGCTTAAATAATAAATTTATGTAATGATATTGATTTAATTTAAATCGGCATATACCCCAATTATGCCAAGGTATCTAAAACCGATAAATCAAACGCACTTTTATTCGGATCTAACCTATCATCTAAAACAATATTATCAAAATCCATAGTATCATTTACACTAGCTATTCGTAACTTAATAGTTCTAATTCTATCGTTTTTAATTTCAGCCGGCGCAGACAAATAAACTATAAATTCAAAATTTAAAGTATGAATAATAGTTCTGCGTTCACCCATTACTGGGAAGTTTTCTTCATTGCTAATACTAGTTAATTCAACTGTGGTAATTTTGCCGCCATCGAATAATGCATCTGAAGTTTGAATTTGCAAACTGGGATTAAATAAAATTAAAACTTGCTCTAATATTTGTAATTGGGAATCCAAATTACTACTATATATTTTTAACTCCATTGATAATTTAAATGGAGTAGGCATAACTTGACTAATCGTTTTAGTATCTTCGGGAAAAACACCGCCAACTGGAGTATACGACATTGTTTTTATAGTATCGACACCTTTAAATCGATCTGATGCCATAGTAATATCTCTAAGATAAGCTGATACTACGGGTAATCTTAATGGTTGATTTTGAGTATTACCTGAGGCAATAGCAGCAGAAACTCTATCCATACTACCATACATAACAGGAACATCGATAGATTTGATAGTTCCATCTTTAGTTCGACCAGTCTTTACTTCAAACCCCCTAAAGATTTCCATAAATTGGACTATATGTTTTTTAATCTGATTATTATAATAATAATTCATTTTAACGGCCTATTTTAGTAATATCGACACCATTATCTTCATAATTTGATATCGTTGGTTTTTTTGAATTAGATCTCATACGTTTATCTTCTTCCATAAAGATCCATCTTTGTTTTGCTGATGAATATCTATATAATCTAGGTGGAATCGGATCTTCTAAAGTCGAATAAGTTAATCGATGATAATCTTTATTCTTCGGATTTTTAGGATAATCATCACCTTCAGTATAAGGCAACCCATTTGGTGGCATAGCATCTTCTTGAAAATATTCGTATGGATTAGATGAACTATAATTGGCTCCGAATCTAGCACCTTTGCGAATAGTCTCAGCATCGATTTGTTTAGCATCATTAAAGCTACCACCAACTTCAGGAACTAATGTATTAGCTTCCGCTTTAATTTTTTTAGATGATTTTAATGCAGTAGTATTAAATGACTCACCGATACTATCAAAGAAGTCATTATTTAAATCACCCATTAAGTCCATAGTTTCTTGACTTGCGATCATTGGTTGAGCTGTAATAGAATATAAGGTTGGTTGCCACCCAGGAGTAAAACCACCACTATCCCAAGTTACATCAGTAACCTCTAAATATTTTTTAACTGGAGTTAAATTTGTATCATATTGAACTTCGCATAAAACATCAATAATATCACCAATAACAATAGGTCGTTTTAAACGCTGAACGACCATATTAAAACCCATTTTAAAATTATATTGGTTATTTAAATTTAAACCCATCGCACTAAATTCTGTCATTACATCAACTTGATTATAAAATGCTTTGATAACTATAGGATCAATTGAATAACTTCTATCTCTATTTTCTAAGAAAGCCATATCATCTTGGATATTGCTTATATGAGTTTTCGTATATTCGGAGAATGATAATTTTTTGATAATCCATAAATCATCTTCAGTTCCCACATATTGGATAGGAACTATACGCCAAAATCTAGCAGGATAACTTTGTTTAATATCTAACCAATGAGCATCAGCATCATTTGGTATAGTTAAAAGAGCAATACCTTTCCAATTAATACCATTTTCTGAATTTTCAACTCGAGCTTTAATTATACGATTTTTAGGTAATTCGCCTTGCTGTATATAAACTGAAGTAACATGATATTTTACTTCAGTATGAATCGCATACTTATTAATATCTGTATCTTTAATTTTTATCGGCCCAAAATCATAACCAATATAAGTATTTGGATCTCGCTTACCGCATTTTTTAATAGAACGCCATTCGCAAGGATCATCTTGAAAAACATTACTAGCCGGAAATTCGGGGTATTCACCGTTAGCAATTACAGTTCCATCTAACGGTAATAAATCTTTTTGTTCATGTATACCTAATAATTTATAAATGAGGACATTAGTACCACCGATCATAAGACCTTCGGTTACATATTCATTCATTAACTTATCGGATAATGGTTCATTAAATAATTGAAATGAACCATTCTGCTGAATCATTGGCGGGATGATTCTATTCGGATTATAAGTAGCCATATATTACCCCAATACCATAGTACTTTCCATACCAAATTTTTCTGGTTCACTAGCGAGGTAAGTATTGATTTCCATTCTGCATTTATCAAACATCTCATCCGCTCTAGCTTGTAAATCACTAGAATTTAAACTAACTGATCCACCAGCCCCAGGAACTGAACCATATTTACCTCTGATATTAGCTAACATTACACAAGCTTCACCTAAAGCCCATTGTAATATCCATTTACTAGAAATACGATCCATAATTAATTCTTGCTCCGTTCTTTCGAC